ATCCGCTGTTGGAGGAAGTGTTACTACTTATATTTGCGATTACCATTACTGCAACGCAAGCAGCACAGCGCTTCGCACGCTGCGGGTGGGCGGCCGCGCGACTGATGGCGGCTATGCGGGTCTCGGCTCTTTCGATTCTTGCGGTGACGTCGGCGGTGCCTTTTCCGATGTCGGGTTCAGGACTCTGAATAGAGTATCTTAAGATATACAATATAAAAATCGATTTAGATGATAAATCGTAGGATATTACTTCTAAAAACCGTTGATTGGCAAAAAAGTACTGCTAGTAGGCAGCAACGCGAATAATGGCAGCAATGCAGGTCTCAGCTATTTCAATTCTAACAATGACGTCAGCAATGCCAATTCCAATGTCGAGTTATTATATATTTAGAAACATTTTATTATTTTTTTTTAGTTTGCTAAGTAATATCCTTGCCTCTAGGCAAAAGATAACGTAGTGTTGAATGAAGGGTGTTAGTAGGTTAATTCTCGAACGCTTCCGATGAAATATATAAAAAATTGAAACGTGTAGGATATTTGCACGAGAAAGTATACGCTGAAGATAACATCGAACTAGCTGACGATAAAGCTAGAAGAAATAAGTCTATTAGATGTGGAATCAAGCAGCATGATAAGAATAGATTAAAAGAAAATAAGGAATTATCCGATAAGTTAAGGGATTTGATTTATCAAACCTCTGAATATAGTACCTTTATAATATACGAACCTAAAGAAAGATTAATCTTTAGACTTCCATACTATCCAGATAGAATAACTCACCATGCTATAATGAATATTATGGAGCCTATTTGGACTAGTATATTTATAGACCAAACATATTCCTCTATACGAAATAGAGGTATTCATAAAGTAGAGTATGATTTGTTTAAGGTGTTATAGAAACATCCAGAAGAAACAAAGTATTGCTTGAAAATGGATATAAAAAAATTCTATCCTTCTATAACTCACGACATTTTATACGAAATGTTATAGAGAAAGATAAAGGATAAAAAACTATTAAAACTGTTGAAAGAAATAATTTATTCAGCGAAGGGAGTTCCTATTGGAAATTATCTATTACAATTCTTTGCAAATTTATATCTGACATATTTTGACCACTGGGTAAAAGAGGAGTTAAAATGTAAGTACTACTTTCGATATGCTGACGATATTGTGATTCTTGGTAATGACAAGAATTATTTGAGAAATGTATTAGTATCTATAAAACTATATTTGAAACAGGTTCTTAACCTAGAGTTGAAGCCTAATTATCAAATATTCCCTGTAGAAAGCAGAGGTATTGATTTCGTAGGCTATAAATTCTATCATACTCATGTTCTACTGAGAAAATCTATAAAAATGAGGATGTTTAGGCTTATAAATCTATATAAATAGAATAAGATTGATAAAGATGAATTGAATAGAAGAATGAGGTCTTATTTTGGATGGATGAAATTTTGCAACTCTAAGAACTTGCTGAGAAAGGTAGAGGAGTTAACTGGATTGAAATTCTCTAACTGGAATGGAAAAGAAGTTAACATATCTAAGTTTTATAATAAATATATTCACATTGTAGAGGTTGTTGATTATGACAATCATTTTCGAGTACATTTCATGTATAACAATAAACCCTACTATTTTAAAAGTAAGAATAGGAGATTACACTATTCTTTGCTTAGATACAAATTTCCTATAAATTTTAAAATAACACCTTATGTTAGAGCCGAATAGAATACAAATGGACGTTTATCCTTAGACAATCCAAAAACTTGGGAACGGTACTTATTACTATAACTATGATATAAAAGAAATTAGTGTTGAAGTACTTGATTTAGACAATACCATAAAAGAAAAAACTTACTATAGTTTTATCTAGGTATTATTAAATGGGCAGCCTAATTACAAAGATTGTGTAAAAGCTATAGTTAGAAGATTCCTTACAGTTGATGAAGAATTTGATTTAATCAATTCATATAATAGCTATTCAGAAAATCTTACTTCTGATTCTGAAGTTATTAATGAATATAAGGAATATCTTAACATATTAAAATAGATAAAAGCTAAAGTCAAGGAAGATTTTGCTAAATTATGATATATAGAAATGGTAAGTTAATATTACAGGTCCAAAAAGATATTCTAGAACTTGTAGAACAAGTTTAGCAAAGAGTACAAAAGAACATTGGAGCTATATATAAAGGGTCGTAGTTAGTCTGGCTTACCGTATACGATGCTGTTAGAAGCTGTTTTGGTAGCGGAACTTGGCTACAAGACAGACCTTGGTTAAAAGATGATTCATGGAAAAATAATTGATTTGTAAAAATGGCAAAATTTGAAAATTTACCTAATCAGATTACAGATTTACTGACAGAGTGGGATGGTCACTCTGGAATGGAGGTCGAGGATTTTATTTGCCGAAAAATAGAAAAAGTAGAAGGATAGGACATAACTGATATGTCTTATGACTCAGCTACTAGTATGCTTACTCTTCTAAAGAGTAATGGAGAGAAGGTAGAAACTGAAGTATCAGTTATTCCTCCTACTTATTCTTATGGTATAATGGTATATGGGGTGATGTTGGACAATAAGTCTGATAAGATATATACCGAGGCAAATGGCTCTTTGTTAATGCAGTACAATTCAGACAGAAATGTTAAGGTAGGTATTGCTATGTATGCTGTTGCTACAACTTCTGTAACAACAGATAGAATTGGACCTTTTAATGTCAAGATTAGTTATGGAACTTAGTCAGGAACATTTAGAGTAAATAATATTAAGTATAGCTAGTGTATTATAGATCCATCTACAGGTGCTATAACAGGAGTTAACATACCATCAGAGAATTTAATAAATACCTTAGCTTGGATTGATATAACTAGCTTGTTTACTAAAACTTAGTCTGCTAAGAAGATTACAGCCCAAGTTGTAGATGACCTAGATGTGGAAGATACACTAGACTTACCAATCACTACAGAGGTAATTACGTTAAATTATAATGGTGAAATTGTATTAGGTAACAACCTAGTTAATTTCTCACTTACTGGTGGAACTACTAGCAATTATCACCTAGAAGGTTTCAACAATGGAACGCTTTTCTCTACTAGTGGTGGAGTTTTAAATTATTCTAGTCTAACATCTGGACTTAATCAATTAGCTGTTAGAGCAGTTCATAATACTGAAAGTTCAATCTACACTGATTACTTATACGTAGATATTATTTATACATATAACTGCTAGGATACTATAGTAGCTATCAATGGTGTAAGTAATGGTATAGCTAATAATGGTGTTGCTACTCTATATGAATTAACAGTATTTAGTCCAGATAATAGTTCGATGGCTATTACTACATATCTGGAAAATGAAATGCCAGATTCTGGAAGTATGAACCCCACTGAAATTATGAAGTATGAAATCATAGGAGCTTCTTCATATGACGAGTAGGGAGTATATGATACTTCATATAAGAAATATATAGAAATAAACAGTAGTGATTCTGAGAAATATCTAGTTATTAAGGTAGATGATACATATTACAAATTCTATACTGTGTTCACTAACAGTTTAGGACAGACTACTGCATATACTAGTAATTTCAAAACTATGAAAGTGGAAGCAGTAAATCCAGAGTTTATATATTCTCAGGATGTTGCTCCATCTAAAAACTTTGACTAGATTGCAGGTTATCTAAATGATATTTTCGTCACAGATGAGTATGCAACTCCATCTAATCCAGCTACAGTGATTTCTACTCTAGAATCATCTGACGGATGGTAGGAAGAAGACGGTCGCACTATATTTAAAGTATCTGCTCAAGGTACTCCTATTCTTAAATCTCCTATAAGTCTAGGACTTGGAAATAACTTTACCATAGAGTTAGGATTTAAGACATATAATATTAGTGATGAAAGTAAGCCTATTGCTACTTTAGGAAATTTCCAATTAAGACCTACGTAGTTCTGTTGGAATACTGAAGATAATGATTTATTCAATGCTAGAAACGCACAGTTCCAAGAAGGTGTAGAAACTCATGTGATAGTAACTGTATAGAAAGGATTTGTAATATCTAAAAGCGATATTTACTATCCTAATTTCTTAGCCAGTTTCTAGGATGCTTTTGACCAAGCTGCTCCTACAACAAGCATAAATTTAGTTAGAATTTTTGTCAACGGAGTAATAGATAGAGAAATTTCTCTAACTGATTCTGAGCTTAATACATTTACTTCTGCTGCTTTGTAGATAAATCCTACTACTGCTGATATAGATTTTTATCTATTTAGAGTATATAATAGTGTAGCTCTTACCTTTAATTAGGTTCAGAAAAATTATCTTTCTTTCTTAAAGGAAAAAACTTCTAAGGAAGACTTTTATGATAAGAATGATATTCTAGGAACTGATGGAGAAATATCATTTGTAAAAGCTAATGAGAAATATAATACACTTGTTTATGTGTTCCCATAGGGAGCTAAGTTCCCAAATAGAGCATGGGGAGGAGAGGATAATGAAACTCCACCGCAAGAAGGTGCCCAAAAGAAGTCTCCAGTAACATTGTTTGTTAATTATGTAAATCAGGCAGTTAATAATCAATATGGAGGTAGACTTACTTATGGACAGGTTAAAGGACAAGGTTCTTCTGCAATGAGATATTTGATTTGGAATGTAACATATGCTCTTAATAAGTTAAAAACTCCAGGAGGAGAAAAAATAAAGAGTCCGTTTATTCCATATTCTCAGCTCGATCCAGAGACTAATACATTTAGAGAAGATGCGTCTTCTACTAGTGGTTATTATGTAATGCCTCCGTATGATGGACAGCAAGACACTACTGCTTATAAGATTACTAAGTTAGTCGGAAAGGTTAACTTTGCTTCTTCTATGCAATCTCATAAGATTGGTTCTTGTAAGCTATTTGATGATGCTTATAAAGAATCTAGAGGTAATCTAATATCTGGAGGATAGAAGGCTGTTCATGAAGAGCCATTCTTATATTTCTATTGGGAAACAGATATGGAAGATGTTTCTAATATCCAGTTAGCCGATTTAATAGACAATGACGAGTCTATTAAATTTATGGGATTTCAAACTTGGGGTGCTGGTAAGGGAGACGATGCTTCTAGCGGATATGATGAAAATAAAACTCCAGAATATTTGATGCTTGAGGGTGGTGAGAATACTGACCCATCTGTCAACTTTAGACGTCCTTGGCAAGCTTTACAAAGAGCTACTGGAGTTCTCGGAGAGGATACTTATAGACTAACTAATCAACCCACAATTACTTATGCCAATTCTCTTCTTCGTCCTTGGGACAATCTTTTGATTGAAGATGAATCTGTAGTCTATGACTAGAGAGGAGCATGGGACATTGATTATGGTTGTGAAGAAGTGGAAAATGATAGTGGAAAGACTTACTTCCAATTTGCAGAATCAGTTCATGAATCTTTAAAAAAGTTTAGAGAATTTTATGATTTTGTATATGGACACGATTACAATATGACACAAACTAGTGCAACCAGTCCTTCGGGATGGGATGTTACTAGAAAGTACATTGTAACTGCAAGTAGCTGTACAATAAACCCAACTGGTCACAAGTCTGGAGACATTTATCGTTATGATGATATTAACGGGACTTGGGTATGCGCTGGAGTAAGTTATGAATCAGCTACTGGATGGGCTAGAGCAAACGTATATGAATTAGCTGGAACAGGTAGTACATTAGGTATTCCAGCAGCCCTTGATTCAATCAAGGCAAACTTTATTACTGGAATAAAGAAATATGTAGACGTAAATGATATTGCTTTTCACTAGGCTTTTATAAAGTTTGTATCTGGAACTGATAACAGAGCAAAAAATACATACTTCCAAATTATTGGAAAACTGAAAGAAGATAATGGAGAAGGATAGTTTGTAGAAAATGGAAAAGGGGACTATTTAGTTAGACTTATTGGAGACGACTTAGATACTATTCTAGTAACTGATAACAACGGTCTTCAATCTAAACCTTATAATCTACTAGAAACTTCATATAGAGAATCTGACTCAGTTTACTGGGGAGATGCTAATAACATATTCTTCTATATGTTTGACCAATGCTTCGAGTCTGAGATTAAAACATATTTAGCAAGTGTTATAAATACCGCATTTAAGAATAGTAATAGTATGGAGGATAAATCTAACTATTTCTATAAAGTATTCTTTAATGTTTAGGAGACATTCCCTGCAGTAGCATATAATCATACTGCTAAGATATATTATGAAAACGCTCAAGCTATTAAGAACTCAAAAGTTCTTTCTTACTATAGTAATAATGAAATCGAACCAATAGAACAAAGTCACGGTTCTTGCTTAGCCTGTGAAAAACAATTCATGACTAAGAGATTCGCTTTCTTATCCACATATGCTCAAACATCATTGGGAGCTATTGCATTAAGAACTGCAAATTCTGCTGGTAGTGGTGATACTTTGAGATTAAGAATGGAGTTTGAACCATATCAAGATTGTTATCCTGTATATCATTACAATGGAAAGAATCTATATCTGTCAGACTTCTAGACTTCTAACTTTGATGCAATTAAGAATCTGGCATAGGCTGGAAATGAATATGTTGCTTAGATTAATCAGGGAGACCCTGCAATCAACCAAGGTATCTATTTAACTACTCTGTATAAGAAATTAAATATCCTTGGTCTAAAGATGTCTACTATTGACGCAGACTTCTCAAGAGCTACTGAGTTCCAAATTGATAATGCTTAGCTAGATGACTATTCTAGTCTATTCCCAAGCGATTATCCAGATTTAGCAATCAGCTTGTTCACACCTTCATTCCCAGTATTGGAGAGTTTAACTCTTAGAAATATGACACTTCCTACAGAAATGGACTTGTCTAAATTCTTAAAGTTGGAAACTATAGACTTCTCTAAGACTACTACTAAGAGTGTAGTATTCCCACAGACTGGTAGATTAAAGAATGTAATTCTTCCAGATACTATAGAAACATTTAGAATCTATGATAATCCAGGATTGACTGATATTACATTTGAGGGATTAAATAATCTATCTACAGTTTACGTTGACTGTGATAATGTTGGAAGCTTCGACGTAGCTAACTTCTGTGAATAGTTGATAAATTGTAACGCACTATAGTCAGTGACTATTAGAAATGCAAATTTATATATAACAGAAGATGCTTTAAGAAAGATGATTCTTACAAATACTTGTAACTTAACTGGAGATATTTACATTGTAAATACTGCAGGAAGTACAACTCTTAAAGCAATTAGCTTTGCTACTAAATAGTTACTTGTTAACACATTTGGTGACATTTCTGACCCTGAATCTAAGATTAGAATACACTTCCAAAGTGCAGAAATTTTGGATTTCAGTTGCGCTGGAGAAGTTTCTGTATACTACCAAGCTGGAGAATCTGGAACGATTGTTCGTCAAAATCTATTTGATATTACCGTAGCATCTGGTAATGATGTTGAAATTAAATAGGGAACTAACCCATATAATCCATCTGTAAATGGATACTTAGATATTACATACTCTATGTCAGGAGTATCTACTGATGTAGCTACAATTGATTAGACTGGTGCTATTACTTTAAAGAAAGAATCTAGTAGTACAGCCACTGTGACTATCAGTATGAAAGTTGCTAATAGTGGAACTGCTATTAAGAAAGCTGTTAGGGTAAGCTTTACTTGGAAAGCCCCACAACTTGGAGATTTCGCTTATGCAGATGGCACATTTACAAGTTCGTTTGACGCAACTAAAACTCTTGTAGGGTTAGTCTACGCTAAGGATGAAACGAATAGCACTTCTGGAGTAGTTTATATAATTGGTAAAGAGTATACAGATGATGAAAAATCCTACTATCTGGGATATAGTAATGATGGAAACCAAGGTTCTCAGGAATAGATACTATAGCAATTATATTAGGTACAAGCCTATTTGAATAGTGTATCAGTATAGAATTATGAAACTGTCTCTGGTACTGCATCTGCAAATTTGATTAATAATATCAATGTATCTACTTATAATATTCAAGTGAATACAGCATTTGCTGGAGAAGCAGATACAGCCTTATATATTAACCATGTGAATAGCAAGTTGCTTCCTATACTATACAACAATTCAACTTGTAAGCCCTATATAAGTAGAAGATAGGTATCCTCTGGAGAAGGAACTAACTGGGAATATTATATTGAATCTAAGGCTAATCTTAATAACTTATGTGAAGCTATTCGAACTGTCTGGACAAACGCTTCTGGAACAGATATTATGAGTTGCTTGTTATATCCATACTTCTATAGTATGCACGTGTATGAACCATAGGTTCAAGAAGATGAAACACTGAATGCTGCATACTAGAAAGGAAAATGGTACGCTCCTTCTGTAGCCGAATTCTCAAGAATTATTTACTACAGAGGATATAGTGTATCAGGAAGTAATTTCAATACTGGAGATACAGTAAGATAGCCAATTAGCACTTCAGTTTCTAATGGAGGAGGAGTATTAACTACTCCTATATTCTCTATTGCTTATTCTAGAGCTACTAATTAGTTCCCATCTGTATGGTCTAATATTGTGGGCTCTGGAGATAATGCTGGAGTTAATAACATAACTACTTCTATTAACTCATCTGCTGCTAATAACTATTCTTATCAAAGGACTTAGCAATATAGTGGAAGCGAATATACTTACCAAAATGAATGGGTTACTGGTAGTTATAATGACCCATCTTACTGGAATACTGTTCAATATAACAATGCTTGGAGATTAACTAAACATCAAGGAGTACCGTTTACTAAATTTAATTATTCTAAGAATGGCTAATAATTTCATGCAAATAAGTCATAATGATCGTTATTATGTAATTAATAAGGATGACTCTTTGAAAACCTTACTCACTCAAGAGGAACTTCTAAAGCTTCCTCTAAGTGTTTGGAAGGAACTGTTTGAGTTAAAAGATGGAGTATGTTATTTTAGACTTATGCTTCAAGTATTAGAAGCTGTAATAAAAGCCTATGATAAATCTTCAAATGTTAATTCTTTTACTTATAATAGAGAAGAGTATTGGTTAGATAAGGCTACTAGAGTAGGACTAAGAAATTTAGTTGATTCTAATCCAGAAGAAATGTCCATAGTTCTTGGGGATAAAATTATTGAGATGCCTGTTGATAATGCTAAAGATTTTCTATCTCAATTAGAAGTATATGCTGGAAAGTGTTTCGTTACAACTACAAAACATCTATAGGCGATAAAAGAACTTAGGACAGTTGAAGATGTTGTAAACTATGATTATACATCTGGATACCCAGATAAGATTACATTAAATGAATGAAAATTTAGAAAAGGATAAAATATAGCTAGGGGGCGAAAAACCCTAGCTACTTCCTTCTAAATCATTACTTAATACTATAAAACTTGGCTACAATGTTAAGCCAGTCCCTCCACCTCCTGCGAATCATATTGATTTCATAGAAGGGGATTCTGTGATGACTACTATAAGTACGGGATTTGAACATAACGATAAGCCAGTCCCTCCACCTCCTGAAATAAATCTAGGTTGTAAGATTCCTAAGAAAAAGAATCCAGATTCGGTCATAGGAAGTATAGATACAGGATTTGGTTGTGATAATTAGATCGTTATAGATTGTCCCAAACCGAAATATAAAACTCATTTATGTAAAGAAAATTATCTAGGAGAGTTTAAAACAGAATCTGAGAAAACATTAGCTAGAAATAATCTAGGAGTTTATAGTAAAGAAGAAATAGATAAGATTGTTGGTTAGATTGTAGAAAATAACAACAACAATTTTATTACTAGAAAGGAAGTTCAGAATATGATAGCCAACTTAGATTTTGTAGACTCTACACTTAAATCTTATGCAGACTACCAAATACCTAATAATTTATTTAAATTATGAGTACAACACAAATTAAAAGATTATTTCAATCAAAAACCGAATTTGTACCTATTACTCTAGCGGAAGCAGTAGTTGTAAATACTTCTAATCTCCCTGGGCTTTCATCATTAGGGATAACAACTCTCGATAAAGTATTGAGAACTACTATGGGAGTAGTTGGAACTAATGCTGCAGATATTACTAAATTAAAAACTGCAGTCCAAGAAATTAATACTGCTCTAGAAGGAAAATAGGACAAACTTACTGCTGGTGTAGGTATTACTATATCTCCAGATGGAGTTATTAGTACTACTAATAGCATAGAACTATACAAGATAGTTACTTAGCTACCAACAGCATCAAAAGACTGTTTAAATTCTATATATTTAGTTCCTGCAACATCTGGTACAGCAGGAAACATTTTTGTTGAGTATATTTGTGTCTATGAAAACACATAGGCTAAGTATATTTGGGAAAAAATTGGGGAAGTTCAAACAGATGTAGATTTATCTGGATATGTAACTACAGAAACCTTTAACTAGACTATCAACACAATTAATGGTTAGCTAGCTAATGCTATAACAGCATAGGATGTTACGACATCAGATGGTAGTGCTAAGGTTGTAGTTAATTATACTATTCCTAGAGATTTATATGACAGTATGGTCGAAACAGATTCCTCAGACCAAGTAATAGGAGGATAATCATGGAACTAACTATTAAACAACTTAAGCAACATGGTTAGATATTCGTTCCTTAGACTACTGCTGAAGCTGTTTTAGTTAAAGATGGTGAGGAAGTTATTACTCTTGATAATATGCTAGAAAGAAAGATTGAGCAGATTATTACTCCTGCTGGGTCTGGCTTGTAGGCATTTAAACAAGGGTCTAATATAATTCTTGCTCACTCCAATTCCATAACTGCAAATGAATCTCCTTCTTCAGTAAAGGTAAAATATGATAGCCGAGGACATATAGTTGAAGTAGCCCCAACAAGTAAAATGACTGTAGTTGTAGACCAAGAAGGCTATTTTTAGTATAATGGTTCAGAAGACCGAAATCTACTTCTAGGGAATGATTTTGGAATAGATGAAGATAATAAAATTATATTAAAATGGAATTATTTATAATATGGCACTATTAAATTTTGCTAATACTTATGCTGAAATATCTGGCAATCTTTCTTTGCCGGAATCTACTTCTGGGGAATACGTAAAGCTATTCTTTTCTAAAGACGGTCACATTATATCTCATGGAAAGGATTTTACTCCCACATTTACTCCTACAGTAAGAGGTTTAGTTCCTATTTCTAGCGGTAAATCCACTGAAATATTTAGAGGAAATGCTACCTGGGCTGAGATAACAACTACAGACTTACCAATGGCTGAAAATACCTCTGTAAATAACACAACAACCCTATTTACTACTTAGTAGGTTCATTAGATAATTAATGCTAGCTTTGCTGCTAACGATGCAATGCGGTATAAGGGTACTATTACTTATAGTGATGGAAGCTATACAACACATACTGTTGCTGGAGTAGAGGTTTAGGGATTCCCTACTAAATGTGAGGTTGGGGATACCTATAGAGTGACTTCTCAGGGAACTTATGCTGGATAGACGTGTTCAGCTGGCGACTTACTAATATGTATACAAGACGGAACAGGAAGCGGATTAAACACTGCAGCTTATTGGACAGCTGTAGAAGCAAATATTAACGGATAGGTTAAACACACTGTCAACGGTACTTCTATATATGTTTATAGTAATAGTACTAATACATTTACTATTTATGCTCCAACAACTGGTGGTACTTAGGGTTAGGTACTACTTAGTAATGGTAGTGCTGCTCCTACTTGGGCTGCACAATCTACTTTAGTAGTAGGAGAAGCTAAGAAGGTTAGTAATGCATTGTCACTTGGTGTAGGCTTAACTTTTGGAACTACTGGAGTTACTTATAATGGTAGTGCAGCTAGAACAATATCTCTAGTAGCCGCAACTACTACTACTATAGGAGGAGTAATTGTAGACAAAGACTCTAAGAATAAAACGATTTCTGTTACTAGCGCTGGAAGCATTTATTTAACTAAACAGAATATTATTAACGCTTTAGGTTACGACCCAGCTACAAAGGATTCATGGAGACCTATTACTATTGGAGGTGTATCAATCGGAGACAAGACGTTAAACTTCGTACCATCTGGAGATGTTTATTTAAAAGCAGACTCTAACGGGGACGATATACAAGATATTAGTTTTGGAATAAGCTGGTATAATATCAGTACTAAAAAATACGAAACAGCATAATCTATGAAGATAGCATACAATCCTACTACGGCAGCAGCTTTAACGACTGCTCCCAATAATAATGATATAACCTTTGACTTAAAGGGCTTAAATATCTTTACTAGAGGGATAAAGTTTAAAGGGACAGATACTACTTACTCAGTATTTAAAAAACATACTTCTAGTGGAAGTGGAGGTTATAACGGATTGGTGCCTGTCCCTTCATATACTGCAACAAATGTTAGATTTTTAAGGGAAGATGGCACCTGGTCCATACCTGCGGCTGCGGCATTCATTTATACCCAATTAACTAATCAAGATCTAGATGATTACTTAGACGAAGGGAGATGGTACTATGCTGGCGGTGGTAATACCACAACGAACAAACCTAGTGGAGTAGATGCATATGAATTATATGTTGGTCGAAATGCTAGTGGTTATCGTTATTAGAAGTTAATTACTTCTAATGGTCTGATATGGTTTAGGTACCATGATTCTTCTGCTTGGAAAACTTGGGTTAGATGGTATACAGACATGAATACTGATTAGAAAGTATTGTAGTCTGCTACCACTACCTCAAATTATAGACCTCTTGCTTTAGGTTATACTAACACAAGTACCACTGCTGATTTAGGTGCTAGTGTTACTTAGCAAGTTTATGTAACTACAACAATATATGCTCAGCCTAGTACAGGTAGTCTATGGGCTAATAAATTGTACTCAGGTGGAAAACCAGTTCTTACAGAACATCAATCATTAGCTAATTACGTTACATTAAATACTGCACAAACTATAACTGGGGCTAAGACATTCACAGTTAATGTTACAGCAGCAGGTTATAAAAAGACTAATTCTTCTGACTCTTATGTATTGTTGGGTGGAGGAGGACATAAAGCTGTATCCGACTTTATGTTAAAAACAGAAGAATTATCTAACAATCTCACAACCATTACTAAATCGTTAAATGTTACACAAGCATGGATGGATACGGGAATAACATCTACTAACCTTCCTGCTAATGGAACTTATATAGTATAGGTACAAGTTAGTGCTAACGATAATACAGGAGCTATGTGGCATTGCTATAATTCTGGTGTAATGAGTTGGTATAGAGATGGTACTAATGATACAGACACCGATGAAATTATCCTTCACCGTTCTGGTCATGCTTATGGAAAAACAATTTACTTAAGAACTGTTATGCAAAGTTCTGGAGTTTTAAAATTATAGATAGGTGCAAGTGCTGGCATAGGCGCTGCTTACACTTATACATTTAAATTTAAGAGGATAATATGATAAAAGTTAAAGATGGATATGCAAAACTTATAGGAACCACATATCAAGGAAGCGCTACACAAGTCCTTCTTAGCAACGGAGGAGACTTAGAGTACTCTGCTTCAAGCAAAGCCAGCACCCTAGTTCAACGAAACGCCAGCTAGCATATTTACGCTACTTATTTTAACTCAGCTATTTCTGATGAAGCGTTAACAGATATTGGTTCCGTATATGTAAGAAATACTTCTGATACCTTTATTAGAAGAGTGAGTAAGACTTAGTTTTATTCAATTTTAGATAATAAGTTTGTAACTCTTGACACTACTCAAAGTATTACAGGAGCAAAGACTTTTTCTACTAGTGTTAGATTTGTTAGTAATGCTAGTATTATATAGAACTAGAATGATACTAGTAACTATACTACTATACTGAAATGGTATAAAAATGGTGCATCTAGGAATACCTACGACCCTTCTATAGGACAGCATAATACTGGAGGAGATGGAAATGGCTCTATCTGCATACTTCCGTATCCTACAGCAACTAGTCCTTGGGGTGGAACGGTAGGTCTGTTTATAAGTAAAGGGGTTTTAAAATTAGATGGTAAATCAGTCGCACTAGCTGAGAATTACTATACTAAAACTGAATCCGATGAGAGATATGTGAATGTAACTGGAGATACTATGACTGGACCTCTAATAGTAAAAGCTGCTATAACAGGAACTCAGTTAATATCTACTATTGCTACAGGTACCTCTCCATTAAAGGTAACTAGCACAACTGTGGTTACTAACCTTAATTCAGACTTATTAGACGGGTTACATGAAACTTCATTCTTTAGAGCTAGAGGAGATTAGTCCATAGCAAGTTCTGTTCCTACAACTACCGAATTAGCAAATAATAATAATTTATGTGGTAGCTGGAATGTAAAGTATACAGGAGCTTCTGGACACCTAGTATAGTTTAATACTGGAAGTGGAAGTACCAGATATATGTAGTTCTACTCTATGTATTCTGGAAGTTTGTATTGGAGAAATAGTACAGACTCAACTTTGAATACAAAATCATGGAAAACTATTGTAGATAGTGCTAACTATACTGGAATAGTTTTAAAGATTGGAACGGCTACAAAAGGTTCTGCAACTCTTCCTATATACCTAAATGCAGGTACACCAACAGCTTGTAGTACAACTCTTGGAGTTTCTATTACTGGTAATGCTGCTACAGCTACAACTGCATAGTATTTGGCATCTAATAGTAGAATGGATTATGGATGGAATGGATTAAACTATTTCAACATAGATGGAACTGCTGGAACTGCTGTTAAAGCCAATAATACTCCCACAACTGCTTGGTGGCATATTCTACGATTTAATCATGCAAATAGCTCTGGATATTATACTGATTTAGCTGTCCCATTTAATGCTAACAGCTTATATTATAAAAGAGTAGCTGCTGGAGCCTTGGCAAATGGAAAGTGGGTTAGAATACTAGACGAGTTGAATTATACTTCTTATGTAAATCCAGCTAATTTCGTAACATCTCTTGGAACTAATGGAAACTATGTAACCTGGACTAAAAATGGTACTACTAATAACTTAACAGTTCCCTTTGCTACTACTTCTAACGTATTAAATAACCTAGGAAATAGAACAGCTATATCTGGAACTACTGTTGGATAGAGTGGGCTTAGGTTGTACGAAGTTTATAATAATGGTTATCCAGTAAACTTCGGTAATGTTTTAAATATTGGTGGGCAAGGTTATGGAGAACTTTTGTTTTAGTGGACTGTGGATAGTAATCCTGGACATTTGTACTACAGAAGTAAAAGAGATGTGGCTTCATAGGCTTGGAGTAATTGGGTTACTATACTAGATAATAATAACTATTCTTCTACTCTAGATGGTAGATATGTAACTCTTGCTACAAACTAGACAGTTAGTGGAATTAAAACTTTTAGTACATAGTAGAAATTTACAGTAGCGACTGGAACATCTCCCTTCACAGTATCTTCTACTACTGTTGTTTCTAACCTAAATGCTGATATGCTAGATGGATGGCATCTAAATTATATACTAAAAGATGGTTATGTTACTAGTGCTACGGACGGACTTTCCTCTTACTGGAGAAAGGTATGGGATATAACATTAAATAATTAGTATAATGATGTTGATATTAATCTTCTTGTACATTCAGCCTATAATTAGTAGTGGGGAATAATATCTTTTGAGTTAAGATAGAATGGAACTGGGACTGCTAAAAATATAAGTGCTTACTTGGCTGAAGTAGTCGGAAATATTCCTACAGATAGGTTTAGATTATATTACAATAATAGTAGTGGTCTATGTCAGTTATGGTGTAACCCAAGTAGCTAGTATAGTGTTTATAATTACAGAGTTTTAGCTAAGACATGGAGAGTTGGTACTGAGGCTACTACTCTAGGAACATTTTATACTGGTAATACTACTACAGCACAGTCTCTTCCTTCTGATAGTTATGTTTCTATGACTGGAATAACTATTGTAAATACTGCTGCTAAAGTTGCAAACACTTTAACATTTGCTGCAGGAGCGTTTGCCGCAAAAACATATAATGGTAGTGCTGCTGTTACAGTAAATATACCGACTCATACTAGCCATCTAACTAATAATAGTGGATTCTGGACAGGAACTAGATATTGGGCTAATATAGCTGTATCGACAGCTTCTAGTACGTCGACTTAGCCTACCTTTAATACTTGCTATACTTCAAACTGGTTCAGAAGTACTGGAAGTACAGGATGGTATAGCTAGACATATGGTGGAGGCTGGTATATGACTGATAGTACATGGATAAGAACCTATGGAAGCAAGTCGGTTTATCAAAATACTGGATAGATAAGAACAGATGGATATTTAGTTACTAATGGGGGAATTACTGTAGGAGCTACTTCTCCGAATAATGATACTTATAAATCACATGTTACTGGAAACTCATGGTCTTCTGGATATATTAGAGCAGGTGCTGGTTTTTATCATAATTCAGTAAATAGTAATAGCTATGTATTGTTAGCTGGAGGCTCCTACAAATCATTAGCGGACTTCGCCAAGGGTAATGCTGGTGCCTCAAATAGAGGAGTATATGTAACTAATGGAACTGTTACTGCTATGACATATTACTTAAATGCTACAGTTAACTCTGGAGCATCTGGCAAACTAGCTTATTATAGCGGTACTAACTCTATTGACGACTATACTAATACTATAGGATCTTCATCGACTCCTATATATATTAATAATGGAATTCCTAATGCAGCCAACAGTTATAAAGTTGTGAAGAGTGGTCATTATTTTAGCGCTTTTGGTATAAGCGGATATATTTATGTAATTAGATATGGTTAGGTGGTATGTGTATCTATAAATATGTCTTCAGGTGGGAACGGGTCTACGGGAACAACTACCCTTTTAACTAATCTCCCATCAGCTGTTTATACAACTGGATAGTCTGCTTCTAAAGGTGGTGGGTCAGCCCTTAGATATGCCACTTTTTATGTTTCTGGAACAACGTTATATGTTTATTCTTACCAAGCAGATTAGTTACCAAATAAAGTGTCTTTTACATACATAACTAATACTCTAGAATAATTAATAAATTTTAACTTTTAAAATAGTTTATATTTATTTAGTTTAGTATAAACCAAAAATTAATGATTTATGACGTTAAATGATGTATTGACAAAACAAAATGTAATCACCAAGATTATTCTTAAAGATGGTGACAAAGAACTCCCAAAAGAGTTAAAAGTAAAGATTATGCGTATCAGAATGGCTTATAATAAGATTAAGAAGCAATTCGATGATGATACTCAAGAATTTACAAATCAGATTATATCTGATGAACTTAGAGAATTGGCTAATAAGTCCGAAAGGACTCCGGAAGAAGAAGCAAGATTCAACGAACTCAATGATAAAACTAATTCTGAATACCAAGAATATCTTATTCAGAAGGGCTTCGAGGAAGTTAAAGATACACCAGATGATGTAATCACTATGGAAGAGTATTCAGATATTCTAGATGTTAATTCCGGAAATGATGTAGAAATTAATGGAAATTCTGTTAAAGCTGCAGACTTGATGGAAATTGTATTTGACTTATTTGTAAAATAATAATTTATGGAAATTGTAAAAACAAATGAAACGTATCAAATCTCTGATACAAAAGTGGAAAAAGGCTGGGAAATGACAGGAACAGCTACTAAGGATACTATCGGTTCCATTGGGATAAGTTTTTCTGTAATGAAACCAGGAGAATTAGTAGAAGAAATAGGAAGTGGAAACTACAATTTAGAACCTAATTCGGACAGAATTAATATTAATTATAGTACCTACGAATCTACAAAGGCAGACTTTGTAGAATATATGGAAGAAATAGTTAGTGCAGTTAAAACTCATTTCTCTGAATAATATGGGAAGAAAGAAACCTAATGTACCAAGAGCCGGAGTTAAACGTGGAGGAAAAATCAAACGCAAGTGTAAATAAGAGGCTGTATAAGCTACTTATTATAATATTGAGATACACTCCAGTAGTGCTGTCTATAAATGATATATTACATTCAATATTATCATACTATAACATCAATTGCTATATTTTGAGTTGCCTTGGAGGAGTATCTTTAGCATTTCTCGGAATTTTATACATCATATCTTATGTATTCAGATTTTGCTACTTGTATAGGATTCCTTTATACTTCGTTACCTTAACTAACCTCATAGCTCTATATGATTTATATGTTGGAATCAACATTGGAGATTTACAGATGCTTAGAGTATACTTAGTATTATTTGGAATAAGCATGATTTCGTTCATTTATCTTAAAGTTAAAAAGAAATGTTGAAGTCTATAATAAGAACTTTGTTACAGAAATTCATAGATGACATTGACTCTGATAATTGTAATATTACAATGGAACAGCAGAGTAAGATTATTTCTGTATTGTCGATATCGCTAATCCAGATTAGAGAATGAGTAAAATTTAGGCTTGTGATTATCTTGGTGTTAGTAGAGCTACGTTTGACAATTATGTTAGAGATGGATTCATTCCGAAAGGAATCAAATAGGAAGGTTTTAAAGAGCTAAGCTGGCAAAAGTCTGATTTAGACATATTCTTATCAACTAATGGATAGAAATAATTTAAATTATTTAGTATATGTACATACTAACAAAATAAATGGTAAAAAGTATGTAGGATAGAGTTCTAATATAGTAGAACGCTGGAGAAATGGAGGTAAGAACTATTTTAGCAGTATTAAGTTCTTTAGAGCCATTTAGAAATATGGCTGGGAAAATTTTACTCATGAAATTCTCTATGAGAATCTAAATAAGGAAGCTGCTAATAAAATAGAACGAGATTTAATAAGAAAATATGATTCTATAAACAATGGCTATAATATCTAGGAAGGAGGATATACCTCATTAACCCAGAATAGTCTTGATAAAATGAGCAAATCTCTAAAATAGGGATACTTAGATCATCCTGAGCGAAGACAGAAAATAAGCGAAAAACTTATTGGTAGAAAAAACTCAGAAGAAACTAAGAGAAAGAAAAGTCTAAATAGTGCCAAAGCTAAATTAATTACTATAGATGGAGAAATCGGAAGTATTAGATTTTGGGCACTTAAGATAGGAATGTCTCACACAACATTAAACTATAGACTTAAAACTCATGGAGAAGATAATTTGATTTAGTTTATAAAATCTAAATTAAAGTAAATTTTCTTGGAATAAAGCGGACTTAGATATATTTTTGTCCAGTAAGAATTAACTCAGCAACGAGTTAGAAATCGGGAGTCTTGAATAGTTTATATTATGATAACATAATGTAACTGTTTAAGATTCCCGATTTTGTTTTTAGCATCGTCCAATATCACTCTTAGAAATGTATATTATAGTGTAGTTCTAGAACAGATAAACATTAATTATTAACATTTAAATTGTAAACTATGAGTGATACAAGAACTTATATCGTACCTGATGGTTAGGAAAACAGTACTAACCAGATGCTGCCTTGGATGGCTATGATGAACGGTGGTATGGGAGGATTCGGAAACGGAATGTGGAACAACCCGTTTATGTACTTAGTTTGGATGTGGATGATGCGTTGGATGAACAGAGGTGAATGGGGAGACGGAGACAACTGTCAAAAATTACAGTCTGCTGAAATTCAAGGATAGTTAGCTGGTCTACGTGAGTAGATGAACACTAACTAGAATACTCAGTTGTTAATGGATGCAATCAAAGGTAATTCCGCTGCTCTTGGTCAACTTGCTACTAACTTAAATTGCGACTTTGGAGTATTGAAAGACTGCTGCTGCAATATCCAAAATGCAATTACTACTGTAGGTGGACAAGTAGGATACACTTCTGAAAGAGTTATCAATGCCGTAGAAAGAGGTAATTGCGATGTTATCCAAGCAATCAACAACTGCTGCTGCAACACACAAAAAGCTATTATCGAACAGGGCTACCAAAATCAACTAGCAAATGAAAGACAGACTTATCAGATTACTAATAGTGTAGATTCAGTAGGACGTGCAGTAGAAAGAGGATTCTGCGATTCTGCTTATGCAACTCAAACTCAGACTTGCGCTCTTCAAAATACTATTAGAGACACAGGTACTGCAAATACTAATCAAATTATAGCTAAGCTTGATGCTATGTAGAATCAGGCTCTATTAGATAAGATTGATGCTTTACGTGAAAAGAATAGTCAATAGGCTGTTGTTATTAATAATGCCCAGTAGACTGCCGCATTTGGACAAATGATAGGTCAAGCTACTTCTCCTATTGTTGCTGCTGTTAATGCTCTACAAAGTGATGTTAACGGAATTAAGTGTAAACTTCCTGAAACTGTAACATTACCATATAGCTGTGCTACTGCTGTACCTACTTAGGCTGTATTCAATGGATACGCTTTAGGAACTTACGCAGGATGGAATGGCTGTGGATGTAATAACTCTCTTTGGGGTTAAGAAAGGAGGTAACTATGTTATTACCTACTTATATTAACGTAAATAGAGGAGGAATACCAGCAATTAGTAGCTTATCTGTAACAGTTACGGCTAATGAAGTACAATTTGACTTTAATAATCACCGTAACATAGGTGCGCCTTTTAGAGGATTATTAATAGTAAGACTTAACTAGGCTATACCAGCAGGAACTACTACGACTTTACCTATTGTATTCACCAGTGGTGGAGGAGGTAACGCTCAGAAATTGACTGGTTATAACGGAGCAGATATAACTGTGTCTCAGATACCAGGAACAGGTATTTACTTATGCTGGTTTGAACACAGTACTAATACATTACAATTATTAACAGGGGTTGTATAATGGCATTTTAGAATTTAAGGAATAGTAATTAGCTATTTATCTTGCATAAAGATTCTGTCCCTACTCTGGAAATTGGTAAGGTTACTAACGTATCCATACCAGTTCCAAAGTATGGAAACCCAGGAATGTATAATCAGGAAATGATAGTGGATATTACGGCCGAAATAAACGGCACATCTGCTAGTTTCTAGAAATTACCTGCAATGGGAGACATTGCGGATTTCGGAAACAATATTGTGGTTTCCTGCAACAAAGAAGCAATGAATAGTGAAGTTTCTTCGATGAAGCAAAGAAGCCTGGATATAATTAATAGTATCGAAACACATTAGAGTATTATTAAAGGATGTGACGAAATTCTATCGCAATTAAATCCAGAAATAGTTGAGAAACAAAGACAAGAACAGGAGAATAAGGCTTTAAGGGAAGAAATAAACTCCCTTAAAGAAATGTTCAGAGAATTTATTAAAACATCTTTAAAATAGGAACAACATGGCAACAATAATTGAAATTCAGGAGTCAAAATTTGAGCATCTTTCAGATTGTGCTGAACAAATCGTTAAGCATGGAAAGAAATTGATGCATTGTTTATCAGAACTAGAAAGTAAATCTGGTGAACACTACATGGAAAGATACGGAAAACGTAGACGTGGAGGAATGAGAGATTCTGACTACGACGACGAGGACTACCCAAGATACTATTGATATGAGAGCAGCTTTGGATATGTATGACGATATGCCAAAGTATATGCGTAAGTACTTACAAAACTACGGTTGGCATTTCAATAAGGCTTTGTGTTCATACGCTATTTCTTTTATGAAGAAGGGAGGAAAATCCCTAGAGCCAGTATCCAAAGAATACATTGATAAGGTATTAACGTAGAATAACATTAAACTAGAAAATAATGTTGGCTATGATTATGTATTTGTTGGCAATATGTGTAAGGCTGATTATTACGGAAGTAGTATAACAGATGAAAGGCATTTTGCTCTTTACATTAAAGATACCATAGACGATGAAGACGCTGGAGATGGTACTACTATGAGAAGATGGTATGCTACTATGGTAGCTAACGGAACTATGGTAGACTGGGAGGATGTGATATGACACATTTCAGAGTATTGTTTGAGAAATACGATTGGGATATAGAAGTTTGCATAATTGTAGAAAATCCCAATGTTCAATACATTTTGAGTAGATTAGAGGATTTGGGATGTCCAGACGATGTTTTACATAGGGCAGCTTCTAGGATAGAGGATTACGAAAATTCAGGTTTTACGTTTACTAACCAAGAAGAACACAAAAGCATCATAGTTATAAATAGACCTGATTCCGCTGAGGAATTTATAGATACTTATAACCATGAAAAGAATCATGTTGAAATGCATATATGTAAAGAGTTTGGTATTGACCCATATTCCGAGAAAGCTGCTTATCTAAGTGGTCAATTAGCAAAAAAGTTATTTAAAGCATAGTTGAGAAACTGGATTAGATAACTATATATAATTAGTAGGAGGATTTCCCTAAGTTGGGAAGTTCTCCTATTTTTGTTTTGATAAATCACTAGTTATGACTATATATTACTGTAAACATATAAACATATAATCTTATGAAATTTTTTACTATCAAAGAACTAACAAAGAGCACTACTGCTTAGTAGAAGGGAATTAAAAATGTTCCGTCTAAAGAATAGGAACAAAATTTGATAGCTCTTATAGAAAATGTTCTAGACCCTCTTAGAGAGGCATATGGGAAGCCAATCGTTGTTACTAGTGGATATAGATGTCCAGCCCTAAACAAGGCTGTAGGAGGAGCTAGTAATAGTCAGCACATGACTGGATAGGCTGCCGATATACGTACAGTTTTAGATACTAAATCGGAAAATAAAAAGTTATTTGATTTAGCTCAAAAATTGAAATTACCATTCGATTAGTTAATAGATGAACATAACTTAGATTGGATTCACATAAGTTATTCTAATAGAAACAGAAGACAAGTACTGACTATAAAATAATATGGGAGAAGGTAAAACCAATATGTTCGGTAAAACCTATAATACTATTGGTTCTACCGATTCTAATTTTATTATAAAAACAAAAGGAGATTTAAAAGTTTAGTGGGGTGGCAAGTTTATTGATATTATAAAGAATGGTAAAATTGCCTCTTCTAGCACTAATATATTAAAAACTGCATCTAGTTCCGATGATATTTCAGATAATGGAATATACTTAATACCTACTGAAGAAGGCAACGAAGTATGGATTTCTATAGATGGAACTAAAATACCATTAAATAGCTCTGGAGAACAATATATTTCTTTTCTAGAAAAACAGATGTTAACTTCTGAATAGAAGGATCAGGCTCTAATAAACATAGGCTTTAATTATAACACTTTAGAGGACGCAAAAAATGCTAACATTACAACTGGTCTAGTATTTATTAAGGATTTAGGACAGTTATTTTTAATAAAAGACGGAACTATTTCCGAATTTAAGATATAGTCAAATAATGACTCTACAGATAAATTTACGAAACTCACTGTAGGAGAGATAGAATTGTTTGAGAGTATTATTCGTGCTGTTAATTCTTTAGATTTATAGGTTGGCAATACGTCTTATTTGGCTTTATAGGATGGTAAGATATAGGTAAACGGTGATTTAGTTATGAATTCTACATCTTTATATTCCTACGGAGCCACATCTAATACTGGATATAGATTATATAACTAGGATAATAAGTCTGTCTTAGAAGTAGATAAGATTATAGTAAGAGAAGATGCTTCTTTACCATCAAACTATATCAATATATCCGTTGAGGATTTTAGGAGTCTAGTACAAAGCGCTAAGATGGATGCTAACGTATAGTATAGACTTTATAATTTCAGAAATTTCTGGGAGTTAGCAGAGCCTGAAATTCTTCCAGAAGATGCAACAGAATCAAATCCCTCTAATGTCCATCCGCTCATAGTAACTGCAAAGAACAATTATGAATACTATTAGGATAAATGCATTTTGGAGGAAGACACAGATTATATTATTAGTTACGACATTTCTTATGATAAAACTTACACTATTGATGGAACCAACGTACAGGCGCTGGGGTTAATAACAAAAATGACAGATAAGTATGGTAATTCTTGTAATTATAACTTTAAACACCTAAAGTTCCTACGTGATGGGATTTGGAATTATACTTTCGGAGGGTCTGACAATACTAATTCTAATGTTTTCTATAATAATACTATTAACTTGTCTAATATAAGAGTAGAAATTAATCATAATGGAACAGTATTGACCTTAGAGGATTTACCTAACTATGCTATACTAGAAACACCTTGTTATGGTAATAGTTTCTACGATTAGAGGCATCCTCTATTTATTAATAGTACTTTCAATAATAATACTATGTTTGGAAGTTTTGATTAGGTTGTCTGTAGTGGGGTTATATAGGAATGCACATTTAAAGAAGATGTATCAAATACTACTTTTAATTCTATGTTGGATAACTGCACATTCAATTATGTAGTAAATAATGCCTCTCTATTCTAGGATTCCTCTTTAACATTTAAAAATTGCCAATTTTAGTCTACAATGACTGGAGAGATTCAGACTCCTGACGAAATTATTAGAAGTTTGTTAGCTTCAGATGAGACTACATAGGTTAACGTATATAGTGAAGCAGGAGTGAGAAAATTAAGGGTAATGTCTAACTCTTCTCTTCTCATTCCTTCTGGAGTTATTTTAATGTGGAGTGGGACAGAAATTCCTTACGGATGGGCAATATGTGACGGAACTAACGGAACTCCCAATTTAGTGGGAAAATTTATTAAAGCAGTTGCCTCAGCAGATGAAGTCGGAGACAATGACTCCATACTTGACGAAAATAATGAATTAATTCTTTCATAGGATTACTTACCAAAACATAGTCATCCTCATAAAGCCCATACTCACAGCTTAAGTGGGGATTTATCTGGAACTACGGGAAGTTCTGGAGATCTATCTGTATCTTTGGAATATTCTGATTATAACTGGGGTATAGAATCAGTTTCTAAGACTTTTGTTACTTCCGTAACCGGAGAAGGTATCACTACTGAAACTGGGACAGTAGATGGAGTATCTAATATAAAGACGTAGGGAGGTACTGCTACGGGTGGAAGCCATACCCATTCTATATCTTTGGGGACAGATGAAGGGACTTCATTATCTTCTGCTACTAGCGAAGAGTAGACCTTGTCAGATTCTGAATGGCCTAATAAACCCTTGAAAATAGAACCACGTTCTTATTCTTTGGTATTTATTATGAAACTATAATTTTTTATTATTAAAATTTAACAATTAGTTAGGTTTTAATTGCTGTATAATTAATCAATGCTTATATATTGTATGATTAATTAAAAAATGAATATGAATATGGAAAATTTTGATGATGTAATTTTTGAAGACGACGAGTTTGGGGACATTGACCTTGGACAGCAAAAACCAGAAGGTAATGAAGGTGATTAGCCTGCAGGCTAGCAAAAGCCTTCTGCATAGCCAGATGAAGATTTAACAACTGAAGTACTACGTCTTAAAGGTATTACTGATCCAGGAAAAATTAAATTCGAAGACGAAACTGGTGCTATTGTAGAAAGAGCTTGGGACTCTCTAAGCAGAGAAGAATAGATTAATATCTTGATTGACCAAGAAGTAGAACAGTAGGACTTTGACGACTCCGAATTGTAGCTTATTAATACAATTAGAGAGAGTGGAATGACTCCTGACGAGTATATTCAATCTCTGTTGCCAGAAACAGAACCAACTAAACGATATAAAGTCGACGATCTTTCTGACGACGAAGTTTATGCATTGGATTTATTACATAAAGTCGGGTCGGATATTTCTGATGAGGAAATTAATCAAGCACTTGAATTAGCTAAACAAAATGAAGGTCTATTCAAGAAAACAGTAGAAGGACTCCGCAAAGAGTACATAAGACTTTAGGAAGATGAAGAGGCTCAGATAGCTAACGAGAAAGCCGCAAGAGAGGAAGCTGCTTATAATAGATTTGCTGACTCTATTAAAGGACAGATTAAAGAACTTGATTCCTTTGCTGGACAACCGCTGCAACTATCTGACGACGATATAGAAGATTTATCCTCATTTATGCTAGAAATAGATGACCAAGGATTAAGTGCATTTGGTAGAGCTATGAATGACCCTGCCCTATTTACTAAAGCTGCATTCTGGATTCTTAATGAGGATAAAATAGTAGAAGAATTAAATAAATAGATTCAGGATAACTATAGAAGAGGTTATGAGCAAGCCAAGGCGGATTTATAGGGAAAACCTAAGCCTAAATTGGTGTTCAACAAACCCGCTTCACAAAAGAAAACCACAGACGATGTGTTTATAGATGATGAAGATTGGTATTAAGATTTATTAACATTTAAAAAGAATAATTATGCTTGTAGCGAGTTTTGTAACTAATCGCCCTACGATGGGTGACACTAGAACTTATGAAGATTTTAGTAAATTCTTAGGAGAAAGACCTCACCGTTTAGGCGTTGTATCTCGTCTTTATCCAGAATTAACTGCAACTTTCTTGACAGAGGCTCTAAGAAATATTTTCTATGGAGATACCAAGAAAGCAACTGGATTCCAGAATATTGATTCTACTTATTTTGAATGGGAAGTAGAAACTAATTATATTAAGAGAATCCCCTTCGCAGCTGTGCCTGTTGAAGATGGAGCTGATGGCTCTGAAATTGAAATGATTTTCCCCGAAAACTATTATCAATTACACGAAATTTTCAAAATTGAGAAGACTGGACAGCAATGTTTTGTTGTATCTCGTCCTACTAGAAAGGCTGACAATATGTGGTCTGTAATGGTAAGACTCATCGACGATGACTATTCATCAATCCTAGACAAAGATGGATGTTAGGTAGGTGATACAACTCGTTTCATTGGTAATGCTAAACCAGAATTGCATGATACTGGCTTCGTTAAGTATCAATCTAACGTTGAAAAGATGAGAAACTATATGACAACTATTCGTGTTGACGATAGCTACTCTTCTAAATATGCATTAATGGAAGATACTTTCATTAAGGTTGGTAAAGGCGAAAATCAAGGATGCTTAACTGAAAAGATTTACAAACTTGAGCCTATGAAGAAGAACTTAATTGAAAACTTCTTATATGCTCGTGAAAATATGATTCTATTAGCTAAAGGAAACATCGGAGTAGACGGTAAAGCTACTATCTCTGATAGAGGTACTGGACGTCCAATTCCTATTGGTGACGGTATGATTCCTCAAATCGAAAGATTTGCTTCTAAGTATGCTGCTAATAGAGTAACTATTAACACATTCCACACAATTATCTCTACTATGGTAGAAAAGGCTGAGAAACCTACTGGTAATCACTTTGTATTCATAGTAAACGAAAGAATGTGGGGAATTGTACAGAGAGTTCTTGGAGATTATCTATCTACTCGTAAGACTGATGGTGCTTACTTGTGGTCTAGAGGTGGAGAAGGAAAATACATCAAAGTAGGTGCTACATTTGACGCTTACGAATGGGGTGGAAATGTTGTATCATTTAAAGTTGATAGAACATTAAGTAGAGAGTTCTTAGAACCATACGCTCTATGTATTGACCTTACAACTGGTAAGACTTCTACTCAACCTCCTGTAGCTATGTATTCTCTGAAAGGAAAAGACTACATCTTTAACGAAGTACTTGGTGTAGGTGGTCGCTCAGGTGGTGACAGTGGTGTTGTTTCAACTCCTGTTGCTGGAGGTATGATGACTATCCACGGATACGCTGGTATTGCAGTGTTCAACCCATACCGTTCATTTATTCTTCGTTGTAAAGAGTAATTTTAAATAAGATAAGATTAAACAAAAATTAGATAAGGTAGGGAACGAGGTGCTTCCCTACCTAATTCTTTAAAATATGAAAATGAATTATGGCAAAAAAGGTTAATGAAGTACAAGACGGTGATTTAAAGAGTAACATCGTTGTATTAAGAAGTGTGTTTGGTAAAGTAGGACAGAAATATTATATTCAACCTCAAAAAGATTCTCGTGGTAGATATGCAGATTGTGTTAGAAGAGTTAACTCCCAAGGAGATATTATTTTAACACCAGAAGAAATTGAAAAAGAGTCAAAAGGGTTAGCTGCTTATATTCCAGAGACAGAGTTGTTTGTAATAGAGGATGGTAAAACTTTTAATTTGGATGATGTCTATGAGAACGCTGTTTGGGAAGCAATTAAAAATTGTGACCTCATCGCTCCAGACAGGTTTGCAAAGAATGATAAAGGAGACTATCTAATTGACGGAACTGTAGACCCGCGGTCTAAAAGACCTAGATATGGAACTGCAGAGCTTTATGTAGATAGACCTGGATTTGAAGCTCAACGTAGAGTTACTAGACGTAAACTCATTGTAGAGGCTTCTAATTATATCATGAATGATGAGCGTGGATATGAAGGAAGATTGCTAGTTGCCAAGGTATTAGGTAGAGATATGAAAAATCAGCCAAATGCTGATGTTGAAGACTATCTATTGTCTATAGCCGAGAAAACTCCAGAGAAAATTATTAATTGCTACACTGGAGGAGATATTCAACTTCGTATGCTGTTTATAGAAGCTCGTGAAAAGGGAGTTATTCTTAAAAAGGATGGACTCTTTGTTTATGGGGAAGATGGTAAAGTAGCATTAGGAGCTACAGATAATGCAGTTGTAGAATGGATGAAATTATCTAGAAACGCCAAAACCTTAGCCTTAATTAGAAAAGACACATATCCTGATATGTTTGAAGATTAATTATCAATATTTTAATATAATGCGAAATGACCGCAAGACAGGTTTTTGAAGCTACGCTAATAGAACTTAGTAAAATTCAAGCACCTTCACTAAAGCTTTATGAGTTTAATTACTTATTCAATAAGGCTATAAACTAGTACATTAATAAAGTATACAATGTATACGATATTAACTAGCAAACTACTGATGACCTGAGAGTCTTGAAAGCTACAACTTTCTTGACTCCTCACAAGGTAGAACTTGCAGGTAGAGCATCTGGAGCTGCAAAAGATAGTGCCATTCAAAACACTAAAGCAGCTACTGGAAATCAAGATTCTCCAGAAGGAGGATATACTGGTTAGGCTTCTTCTTATTTAAGTAAAGCACATCGCTCAATCCAATCTCTGCATGGAGCTACTTATGAAGTATATATGCCTATTGATTACTTGCATATGTTGAATTGTGTTTGCATTTATTATGTTGCTAAACAAAAAGATTGCTGGGATGCAGGCTCATATATTGAAATCCCTGCAACAAGATTAACTGCTGATTCTTGGAGTCAAATCATTACTGATATTTATAATAGACCTTCGCCCATGCGTCCGTACTATTATATTCATAATCTTAACCAACAATAGGTATTACCTACAGACCCTCGTACAAAGGTTACTACTGGAACAGGTCTTGAAGAAGTTGGTATTGATATGAATGGAATTTATCAGGTTACTTCTGCTTCTGGAGGAGAATGGGAAGATAATGATATTGATGCAGGAACTGCCGGTGGGACAGATGTAGAAGCCCAGAACTCTAACTTTTAGAGAACATTTAAGCTAAAGACTACGAAAGGAGAATAGCAAGTATCGTTGGTAGAAAAACCAATTGCCCTTAGAGCTGGAAATACTTCCAATGTTCGTTGTGAAATTAGATATGGTAAGGACGACAGTTTGTTCCAATTAGTAGAAGTGTAGATTGATTATGTTAAGTGTCCATAGTTTATCCGCTTGACTCAAGAACAGATAGACTTAACAGAAGACACTTCTCAAATCATGGAGTTCCCAGATTATGTAAACCAAGAGATTATAAACGAGTTGGTACACTTAGTAATGGAACGTGTAAACGATCCTAGACTAGGCAATAATATTTAGATGACTCAATCTATTGCTAGACCAACTGGGCAATAGCAACCAGCCCCTCAACAAGGCTAATTAAAATTTAATTAATTATGGCAACAGGTTTAAATTTTCAAACTTAGACGATTATTAATTCGAATCTGGATCCAGATTCAAGTAAACTAAATGGAAAAGGTACTGATAATACTTACCTTTTCAAGAGTGGCAAAACAAACATCGACGGTGTAGAAGTTGATGCTCTCAAGATTAAAAGAGACTTTGTATTTGTAAAGGATTGTGTAAAAGCAATCAGAAAGAGAGCTGGATATAATGCTGTAATGTGTAAAGCTACTATAGACTTTGCAGATTCTGCTCTTTTAGCTGCTTTAAAAACAGGTGGAGCAAAAACATATTGCAGACTCGATATTTATTTGGGTGTTGAAGGTGCAGAACCTTATATTTATTCAACTCCCTGGGTTCAAAAAGGTATGCCATTCTGGATTGAGTTTACTGTAAAAGAAGCTGATGAAGCTGCTACTATTGCTAAAAACGTAGCAGATATGCTTAAGAAAAATCACGTATTCCTATGTGATAAAGATTTGATTAACGTATCTGTATCTGGTAGTAAATTAATCCTAGAAGGAGCTACTGAATATCAGAGATTCCGCAAAATCGAAATTAGCACATTTGATGCTTATGATGATTATGCAGATAAAGTTGCAGAATTAGACCCAACTAAAACTGCTGCTACAGACATCAAGTTGGATGAAAGAGGTAAGAATAGCTTCGGTACATATTCTCAAATCATTAAAGATTTAAGATTACCTACCGCTGCAAACTATCAATGGACTCATATCCGTCAGGTGGAAACTCCTATAGTAGGCGCTATCTACAATCAATATATTGTAGAATATGAAGCACCAGCTACAAATGATGGTCTTCACGCAGTTGGGCAGAGAATGACTTCTCATACTGTTCATGTGTTCTGGGTTAAGAATGATTCTGATTTGATTTCAGCTTGGGAAACTGCACTTGGTACAGTAGGTACTGTAGTTGACGTTGATGCCACTTCTGATGGTGACGAAGATGATAGCGAATTAAGCTCTTAAATAAACTAAAGGCGGGACTACCCTGTTCCGCCTTTCTTTTTAATAAGGTATGGAACAGTCTATTTTAGAATGGGCCTTAGCAGTAATAGGCAGTGGTGGTATTGGCGCAGTTATCACCTACATTTGTACATTTAAAAGCAAGAAGAAATAGGTGGAAGCTGAAGCAGAATCTTCAATGGTCGATGTTGAGCACAAGAAAACAGACCTCAAACAAGACCAATATGATTATTTATAGAAAACGTGCGATAAGTACATAAAAGATTATCATGAACTTGAAGGCGATTTTAGAAAGCAAATTTCAGAATTGAGAGAACAGATGGATAGAATTATGCTAGAGAAATCTCAGGCTATAGCTGCAAAATGTAATGAAATCGCTACTCTGAAATCTAAGGTTACTTATTTGAAGGGTATTAGATGTTATAACTTTACTTGCAAACATAGGATAATGACTAATCCTGATAAAACAGAAGAATAATGTATATAGAGAAACTTGCATCCCAAATTCGTAATGATGTTGTATCTGGACTAAGAGGTTATCACTAGAACTTATCTATGAATATGGATTAGCTAGAGGATGAAATAGTCGCCTGTAGATTATCTATATTACATTAGTATTTCCTTAGAGGAATATTCCCTATCAAAGACCTATTGATAGCAATCAACTGCATAGATGTAGATTGTGAATCTCTTGAAAGATGTAGATGTGGGATGAGAAGTGAGGATGATACTGTAACAGCTCATTTTGAGATTCCACAGGTTATTACACAATATGGAAAGCAAGCTATTGAATATATAGGTTCTACTGATAGACAAAATAAGTTTACAATAGTAACATCATTATCGGAATTTAATAATAGAAAATACAGAAAAAGAAGTCAGAAGAAACCATACGTTTGGATTGACTTTGCACCAAATGCAAATGGAATGTTAGACTGCTTCTTGTTTAATGCCCCATTTTTGCAACAAGTTTCAGTAGTTGCTGTGTTCAAAGATCCTAGATAGCTTAAATAGTACAGTTGCTGTAATACTGAAGAGCTTAATGGCCCAGATGTAAACACCAGTTTTATTGATTAGTTAGTTAAAGAGAAATTAACTAAAGAGAAACTATACTACTATAGATAGGTGACTGCACAACCTCTTCCAAATGATTAGCAATATGTAACAGGAGGATAATATGGGACGGAATAATTTTCATTATGCTATAAGTTTAGCTCAAACGCTATACGATATTGAAGGAGATGACGATGACCTAGAAGAAATCGGTCTAGTGGCATATAACTTTATTGGAAACAAAAATACTAGATTATATAGGGCATCATTAGATATAAATTGTTAGGATGGGTCAGTTTAGCTGCCTTGTAATGTTGACATTATAGAAGCAGTAACTTATTGTGGTCCTGAGGATTGGGGATATACGAGTAATACAAAAGAGTTTGGAGATATACAGTCTTTGTATACTGAAAACTATATAGAAAGTAGAAAAGCTTTCCTAGATCCTTTTTATGTTAGCGGAAAATTCGTTAAATATAAAAGAGTGGGAGATACGCTTTATGTAAATAAAGGACTTGGAAGAATAAATATTCTCTATCATGGAATATTACTTGATGAAGAAGGTCTTCCAGAGATAAACGATAAGGAAGCTATAGCAATAGCAGAATATATTGCCTATACTTATAAATACAAGGAAGCAATACGTACTAACAACTAGAATGTGTTGAAAATGGCTTAGGAATTAAAAAGATAGTGGCTCCTACATTGCTAGGCTGCTAGAGTTCCAGAATATGTATCACAAGAAGAAATGGATAAAATACTAAATGTATAGGCTTCTTGGGGACGCAAATTCTATAATAAGAGCTATAAACCAACTATGTAAAATATGTAGGGAGGCAATTTGTCTCCCTATTTTTGTTTATGATTATGAGTGATAAGAATTATGCAATGGGTCATGCTTTTTCTCTGCATGATACCTTTATGAATTTTCCAGTAGAAAAACTAAAAATGACAACAGAATAGTGCAAAGAGACATATTCTGATGGAAGTAAAAGAGATTTAGCCGCTTCTATCTTTGCAAGAAGCGTATAGATGGTAGTTGACGATATTATAGATAATAATGTTCATTTTAAACTACCTGGAATGGGGAGAACCTAGGCATATTTATATATGAAAAGAACAGAAGGTAAAAAGTTTAAAAAGGCATTTAAGAATGGAAAATGGAATGATGTAGATTTTATTATGTCCAACTTTAGCGGTTACTAGTTGACTCTAGAGATGTAGAGTGAGAAAAGACTCCCTAGGGAGAAACCTATCTATCTTTCCGGAAAGGATAAGTAGAGAATTATAGATAACACTAATATGGGTAAATAGTATTAATTATTATGGTACAAAAAACTATATAGGATTACTATGACCAAATTTGTGAAGAGTATCCAAATATTCCTAGGTAGGATATTAAAAGAATTTTGCAATACGGATGGAAATCATTATACTTACATAATAGTTACGGAGGTGACACTTTAATCAATAGATAGGGGTTCTGGTTTTATTGTGGCTAGCTTATGAATGATTCTTTGAAATACTTTGAGTACTACAAAAAGAAAATGAGAATTAAATTACGCATAATGTATAAAAGAAAGCGAATACCATGGGACGGATACTACTACTTTGCATTAACTTAGAACTAGTATAACGAATATTTAGAATAGAAAAATAAAAGAGGACGACCAAAGAAAAGATTTACCTTTTCTAAGATCATCCTCTACAAAATATATGATGAGTGTAATATATCAGAAAGTAATAGGGTCGCAATATTTAAATTGCCCATGCCTATTGACTTTGGAATTAGTTTATATAAGAAAGAATTAACTACAGATAAAGCAGAACTAATCTTAGTTAGAGAACCTCTAAAATTTTAGGATATATTATTAACTAATTATAATTATCAATTTATTTCAGATAATTTAAGAAAATATAACAAAAACAAGAGAAACGATGATTAATACAATTATGACTGCGAAAAATACATTCGCAGAAGGATTAGTAATGGATTTCGCTCCAGATAATACATAGGCTACAACTCTTACATCTGCACTTAATGCTACCTTGTTAACATTTAATGGGAACGAGATGTCTCTTTAGAATGATATGGGTAATGGAAGAGTGGAGACAGCATATCTTCCGGAGGGGTATGTTCCAGTGGGAACTTGTGAATTTGGGGATATTATTTATATAGTATCTTATAACCCAATTACTAACAAATCTCAGATTGGTTGTTTCCCAAGCCCAGAAAGAAATATAAGTAGCTAGGAAATAGGCGAACTGTAGACAAATTTAAAGTCTTCAGACTTTTAGGAACTATCAGACAGTGGACCTACTGGAAGATTAGTAGCATCATCTTGTAAGAAAATTTTATATAAAAAAGAGTTAAATCCAGGAGACAAATATATAATAAGTAGCTCTAATTTAGAAGAAAACAAAAATAGTATTACTGATTACGGTAATACCTCTAATATATATGGAACATTTCCAAAATTATTGAAAATACACGTTGTTGCTATAGAAGATTCTGGAAAAATTAATTATTTAGATTCAACAGTTAGATGGTATGATAATTTTTTTATAGCTAATGGCACCAACGGTGAAGCTACTCCTGATTTAGATAAATATAGGTCGTTAGTTAGTTCTGGCTACTCTGTATTTTAGTCTAAAGTGTCAGGAAAATTAGCTTTATTAATAGAATTAGAGAAAATAAACTCTTTTAGCTGTACTTATGATATATATACTGCCTCTAGTAGCACTTACTCTGAGGATACTTAGACAATAGGAAAAAATTATAATGTCTATTGGAGTATAGGCTGGAACGCAGACAATTTCAATATTAATCCAAAATACATAGTTTTAACTAAATCTTAGTGGTCTGGTAAGAACGAAGCTGATGCAGGAAAATGGTTTCCCTATAAATAGGATACAGATACTAGCTATAGTATCGATTACAATAATGGAAAATCTATCAATGACTTTTGGAGTATTGAAGAGTAGCCAAAAGCATTTTATGATAAAAACGGAAACATATAGTAGAGTTATTGGTACAGTGAATTGGGGCGAGTATATTAGCCAGAAGATTATTCTGGAACCTTTGAAGAGTTTATAAATTCTGGAAGTTATGAAGCTAACGAACAAATCGCTATAGAACATTTGAAAGACTCTTAGCCTGCATATAAAGACTAGGTATTATCTAAGTTAACGGTATCTAGAGATATTAATGGATAGCCTATTAGCAAGTATTATGTAAATGCCCATCATTAGGAAGATGGATAGTATTATACTGCTGTGAGAAAAGGAGTTTACGAAAAAATATATTAGACAGATATGTCTGACGATATAGTAAATAATTATTTCAAAACTTCTATATACAAGTACTTTACTTCTTTTTACATACCTTTTATGTAGAAATTTACTTCATCTAATGGGGAGGAATTAATTTTTTATCCAGATATATCTAATTTAATATATCATTATAGTATAACCCCAGCTATGCCCTATGGTTTACTAGAGGAATTAACTTAGGACGGTTATATAGATTTCAGTAAAATAGGTACTGGAGAAATAAAGCTAACCAACTGGAAATATTATAATACTGAAAATATAGGAACTTTAACGCTTGGATTAGAAGTTTATCCAGAGTCTAATAAGGGAGTAGCTGAAGTAGCGATAGACTTTTATGATAATCAAGGGGTTGCTGCAACATACAGAATAATGAACAAAAACTCCTATTCTGGATAGTTTACTGAGTACATTCCGCTCAATGGGGAAGCAGGGAACTACAAATTAAGTAGTATAGATTCCACTGGGTCTCCTATATATCACGCCGGACTACAGTCAGATTTGACTGAATTGTCTAACTTAGTATATAAAGGAGACAATGGCACTTATAAGGTAATAAAACAAGATGATGATTTTTATTATTTGTAGGAAGATATTAAAACATTAATCACAGATACTTCTAGAATATTTAGTAACGATGCTGGAATATTATATTCTAATGTGTTATATTTAGCCAAAATTACTGTAAAGTATTGCTCAGTAGATGCATTAAATAATTTTAATGTTGATAATACTAATGACTTTAAATATTTTTACAGGTGGTATTGGACTAATACTATGTTTAATTAGTACTACTATACAACTTCTGATTTTGAGAAACTATAGGCAATACTAGATTTAGATATTGGGGTAGAGTATTCTAGTAATAAAAACTGGAAAAAAATCTAGGAAGTTTACGAGCCTTCCTCTCTAGCAAGTGAAGACGAATAGTTTAATAACTTATCAGCTACCGTTTAGGCAATAAATCAGAATGGAGAAGCGGACAGTTAGGGAAATATAGACGCCAAATTAACTATAGGCTTATAGAATACTTACAATACATTTTCAATAGCAGAACGAGTAGGAAGTATTAATTACATGGATAAGTTTGTAGTTAGTATTATATTAGGTAGGTCTAAAATAGAAAATAATCCAGAAACTCCAGAGATTTATTCAGTAAGTTCTTAGGAAAATGAATATGACGATTCAATATATCCTACATATGTTAAGTAGCCTGATATTAGCTATTAGAGTGTAGACACTTATGGATTGCTAGATCCTAGAGAAACTTCTACTACTTTATACAAGCTATTAGGTATAAGTAAGACCGGGTCCGGCAAAGAATTATGGGAAAAAGCTTATGATAAATATCTTAACAAATATTCGTTAAATTTTTCTAGTTCTTTAAGTGTAACTACAGAATCTGGAAAGTATGAATATTTAAATAGTTCTGGAGAATTAGATTTTATCGAAAATTATAGAGTGTTTAAAACAACATTAAATACGGCAAGCATTCCCTTAGTACTTACTGGGGTACATTTTAGTAAATATTATAAGGAATGCATTTCATAGTCTAAATACTTATAGGTATTAGTCCCATTAGTTAATACTTCTGAAGATTTAACAAAATTTGGAATGAAATTGTATGGGCAAAATGCTGTATTTGATTCCATGTTAACTATAGCAGGAGGATGGCACGATGCTAACATGTTTCATAAAGATGATATGAAGATTCATGTTGGTAAATACACCTCTGGGGAATCGGGAACATTCTCAGGCTCGCCAGGATTTAGCGGAACTTGGTCTAAAAATTACTATAATAGTAGTAAAGGATATGCGATTACCAAAAATTCTAATGGAAAGACTAAAATGTGGGACAATTAGGTAAACGGCACTTATATTAGAGACTTATTAACATCCGATATCGGAATAATACTATATTCTCACGGAGACGAACTTGACAGAACTGTATATTTCGTATATGATTCTGATACTACAACTGCACCAAATCCTAGTTATATGTATAAATATAAATTCGGTTCTATTTCTGGAGAAAAAAAAGCTCCTCCATATAACAACATATATGAAGACAGTTCTCGCCAATTTGTACTAGGATTAGTTATGAAAGATACAGATGGATAGATACACCTATTAAATAATCTTTGTCCTATGCAAACTTCTTCTGGTTCTTTAACACAAAAAATAAAGATAAGTGGAGGAACTAGATATCTAGGTAATATTATTCTATCTATTTTAAGTAACCTATTTGTTAAACTTCCAGAGAAATAGGCTATAGAAGTTTAGACTATTAGCAATGTAGTTTATCTATAGGACAATAAATCACAATTTACAAAGGATGTAGTTTATTAGGTATAGGCGGATTATGAAAACCACAATGATCTTATATTAATGTAGGGAATCTAGCTATCTGACTATATTAATAAAATTAAGTAGCATATAAATGATGTGGTAGACGACTCTAATGTTAACTTTATAATACAAAGTGTTTAGAAGAACATTCCTATACAGGTTGCCTTTGATTACATATAGCCTTCAAAGATTATTTCTAATTCATAGTCTAGTGTTATGGCTATTAGACTTGGGGAAAATGATTACTATACTGTAATTCCAGAAATAAACGATTCTAACAAGTTGTATACTATAGATAGAAGATATTCGAATATTACAGTAAGAGCCGCTACTACAGTTAATAGCTATGAAGTGACCTCTATAACTAATTCTACTACCTCTGGTAGATTAATTTATACTTATAGTGATTAGATATATCATAGTAACAGCAAGTTTTACTAGATATTCACATTATAGAATGACCATTTGGTACTATCTAAAACACAGCACAATTCATCTGATATGCTAGCATATTTCAATGGTGCTCATAATGTTACTATTGGAGGTATAGTTAATGACGAATATTTAACGGATTATTTAAAATATGTGGACTAAGTTAATTAAAAGCAGTATAAATTTGGAAACCTAGACTTAGGTATATCCAACTCAGGGATCTTTAGTATATGAGTATAATCCTCTTAGAAATTTTAGACTGTCGAAGAATATGTATTTATATAAAGGAGATTATTATTCTTTGGAAGAATTAAAAGATAAATTTAACATATATATAGAGGACAATTCCTGGGTAGGAGCAGATGAAAATCCAGAATTGTATGAAAAAGGATAGTTGGTAGATTTCATAACAGATTAGCTGTCTATTAGGCTAGATCATCCAGTACATATTATTCCTTAGTATAGTTACGACGGGTCAGTAAACCTTATATTGAATGACGGAATTAATATACCTAGATTAATAAATAGTAGGTTTAGTTCTACTGGCAAGAATACTTACGAAGTAGTCAACAGGAAGGGGGATAATGACACTAACATATATGATTAGGGAGAACAGTTTGATATAGATACTTCTCTATATAAAAGAATAACTAAAATACCTAAAGTTTAGTATATGGGAACATCTTCTGGAGGCAATATGAAGATTGGAAATTATCATTTTTATTTCAAATTGTCCGATGCAGATGGGAACGAGACAGATTTTGTGGCCGAGTCTGGATTAGTAAGTGTGTTTATAGGCTTTGGATCTCCTTCTAGTATTCATACTGGTTAGAAAAACGAAAGTAGCTACAAAAATGTCATGTTTTCTGTATCTAATATAGATGCTTCTTATAATTATATTACTGTATATTATTCAAGATATACAGCAGAAGCTAATGAAAACTTCGTAACCGAATATATAAAAATCAATAAGAAATATTTAGTAAATAATGCCGGGATAGCATCTATTATAGTAACAGGTTTTGAAGAAACTACATAGATATCAGGTTCTGATATTAATTTAAACTATAATGTAGTAGACGCTTCTAAAGCTTCTGCAGTTTGTCAAAATATGTTGTTTATGGCAAATGTCCATAAACCAAATATTCCCTACAAAGAGTTATCTGATTTGTCTTTAAGATTTTTACCATATCTAATCTAGACTCCGTATAAGTTAGACATAGATGAAGAGTATAATCCAACAACATCAGATTTAGGATACTATGATAGTAAATTTATATATGACTACACTGGATATTGGGGAGAGGAGATATACAGATTTGGAATAGTATATATAATGCCGAATAATGAATTAAGTCCTGTATTTAACATTAGAGGAGGTGCTGCTATTAAAGAATTCATAGATGGATAGTATAGCAATGATGGGCAGTTTTCAAATATTCCGGTATTTAAAACAAACGAGCTAAATGAAAGGGAGAGACAATATATTAACTATAACGAAGAAACCAATTATTTAATAGGGCTTGATGATATGTCTTCTGGGGATAACAGAACGAAAGGTACCGTTTCATTTGAAAATGTTAAGGGAGTAGTTACCTTCTCTCCTACCAAGGACACTAATACTATATATGGGATAGATATTAGAACTGATCAAGATACTATTAAGGAACTAGAGAAGTATGTTAAAGGGTACTTTTTTGTAAGATAGACAAGAATACCTACTATTCTAGCCCAGGGTATCACCATAGGGATAGACCAGAATTCTTATACCCCCTGTATCCCAACAGCTGGCGGGTTTTTGGAATAGTTATCAGAATCATTAGAAAAAACCCATGTTACTACAGAAGATATAAATGATATTAATTACATATCAGAAGGATTTCTAAGTAGATATTAGTTCAAATTTCAGAAGAAGTCCAGTAATCTGTGGGGGAAAATCGCTAAAGTGGCTGGTATAGCGGTAGGAGTAGTAGCATTAGCTGCCGCAACCGTTTTTACAGCAGGTGCTGCAGCTGCTGTAGTAGCAGGTACTGCTGTTACAGTAAGTGGAGCAGCAGCTGCTGGAGCAACTGCTTTAGGAACAGTTGCAGGGACAATAGCAGCTGCAACTGGTCTAGGTTCTTTAGGAGCTGCTTTAGGAACTACTGTTCTAGTTGGAGGAGCTGTTGCCCTACCAACAGCTGCGTTAGCAGTAGCTGGAACTATTCAGGAAACTAGGTATGCGTTATCCTCTATTTTTGTAAAGAAAAAGTTGGATGGGAGAAATACACAAGTTCCTTCTGGATATAAATTGGTAGAAACAGAAGAATCCAGAAAATTAAGTACAGATTTTCTTACACGTTTTATTCCTAAGGACTCCTCTAAGGTAAAAGTCTAGGGGATTCTGTGTCCAGATTATGAAGTAAATTAGTCTTACTATAATCAAATATTTACTGGCAATTTACATACTATTTCTCTTACAAGTTCTTAGAGTATAAACGGATTAGCTGGAAGAACTGGAAATTATTTTTCAAATAACGTGAATCATTTCTATATTCCAGACTATTATGATACCAATATACGAAATTTTTATGATTTTAAGGTTGTAGGAGTTCCCGACAATGTAAAATTGGTTGGAATTGATAACCTAAAATTCAGGAGTAGAGCAGGGGAGGCAGAAGAAGCTTGGAGATATGAATGTGTAGGGGACGATTATAAATCTGAATACTCAAAAAAGAATAACGAAGAGGATTCTGAAACATAGTCTAATAAGAAGATAAATACTGATATAATTAGAGGAAGTTTTGGGCCTTACTTGGCATTTAATGATGTAGAAAACAAATTCTCTTCAGCTGAAACTGTTAACATATATATACCAGAATACTCTATAGGTTAGCTTGAAAACTACTTTTCAATTAGAATGTAGGATTCTTCTGTTTTTTAGGCCATATCTGATAGATATAGTATCTCAGAAGTAGATTCTTAGTTAGTAAAATAGTTAAGTAATATAATTGGTGATGATGATAGAACTAAAGGGTATAAATGGGAGCTTTATAGAGGAGATTGTTATCTATGTCAATTTACTCATAGGGTAAATAGAAACTTTAACGATCCTTCAGCGCCCTATAACGATGAGATAGTTGACGAAAAAACATGGAGAGATAATTATGACACTGATAATGTAGAAAAATATGAAAGTATAAATTTGGGAGATGTTAATGCAGTATAGTTAGGAATGTGGGTAACATTTAAAATACGCTCCTCTAATAATTTAAATATAAGAACCTTAGATGGATCTAATGTAGATGAAACGGCTATGTGTGGACATCCGAGAGGATACTATCCATACCTTCCTATGAGTACTGAGGGAACATATAAACACCCAGAATCATAGGTATACAACAAAGGTTTTACTAAATCCTTAAGTGAAAGATGGAACTTTGAACTTCCTGATGTTCCCTATATAAAGAACTGGTTTGGAACTCGTATTATGTATTCTGATATTCACGTTAATGATGCCTATAAGAACGGATTTAGAGTTTTCCAAGGTACTCATTATAGAGATTATACTCGCGAATACGGAGAAATAGTAAAATTAATTTCTCTTGAGTCTAATCTTTTATGTGTATTTGAACATGGTATAGCATTGATACCTGTCAATGAAAGAGCAGTCGCAGGTGAGGGAACAGGTGGAAATGTCTATATAAACACATCTAATGTGCTTCCAGAGAACCCAAAAATTATCTCTGATATGTTTGGTAGTCAGTGGCCCGAAAGTGTCCTCAAAGTCCCAGGAAAGACTGGAGATTCTGCATAGTATGTTTATGGAGTTGACACAGTTGCTAAGAAGATTTGGCGTACTGATGGGAACACTCTTACTTGTATTTCAGACTTTAGAGTTCAAGAATTTCTAAATAGAAATATTACTTTGGGCGAAAGAGAACTTACTCCTAAAATAGGTATTAGAAATGTAAAGACAGTATATAACGCCTTCAAGCGAGACGTATTATTTACTTTCTATGACAATACTTATGGCTTTGAAGAAAAGGTTTGGAATCTATGCTGGAATGAGTTATTATAGAAATTTATAACATTCTATAGTTGGGTTCCTAGCTATATGGAAAATATAAATAATATTCCATTCTCATTCGATAGAAATACTTCTAAGTGGATTGCTAAACTGGGAACAAGTCATACTGAAAGTTCTTTTGCTGACGGTATTACACTATCTAATGTAATTATAGAGAACTCTGAAAATGAATAGGGAGAAGTAGTAACTAACTTTAAGGTTCCAGTTTCCTATGTGAATAAGAAAGGTGAGTGGGTAACTCAAAACTATACTGTAGCGAATGATGGAACTAGTAGGAAAAAATACATTGGAATATTATCCCTAAGTAATAGAATACTTCCAGATGCCTAGCTTCACTATTAGATTTCCTACTCCTTGTAGAGAGATTAGTATGGAAACTATAAGAAGTTTGACATAGTCCCTCTAAATTGTGGAGAAGCTAAGGGAGGTATATATCTTCCAGATGATGCTATGTTTGCAGGAGCTTTCATGCCTCTATATTGTCTAAAATTCAAGGAAGGAGGAGATGAATATAGTCCAGTTTACTATAAGGATGGATAGGAAATGACTGAAGTGTCTGACGGTGCTGGAGACACGTTCTATACTTACCAAGCTCTATATACTGCTAAATCCCTATTATCTGAATTATATTATAGGAATAGTGCGGGACATTAGTATGCAGACTACGAGGTTAATAAAGTTAAGGTGGGAGACTCTATCGAAGGGAATACATTAGAAATAACTGATGTGTTGGATTATCCTATATTCAAAGACATTACTGGAAAGCGTCCTACTCTTCCTAGAGAAGAGATGATAAATCCTGATAAAATAGTAACCTTACTTAATATTAAGGCTACAATATCTATCGTTGATAGTGATAATTAGTCTAAACTAAGTGATTCCTATTACAATATGAAAGCGGGATTTTAGTCAGGAACATCTCTAGTAGATGCTGGATATTATGAATCTGTTGTAGGAATAGCTCCTAGATGGAACTTATAGTTCTTATCTACAGATTTTTGGAAGCACGGCTAGGCTGGGCTGATTGACATAGCAGATGATATATATCCTACTTATTGGTACGGAAGACAGCATCCATTTGAATTTGAATGTGTAGTAGTGAATGACCCTTCTATACATAAGATATTTACAAATCTGGAGATTGTCGCTAATAAGGCTAAACCTGAGTCTTTTCATTATGAAATAATTGGAGAGACTTACGATTTTGCAAAGGACAAGGTAAATATGTATTTTAGACAGGAAGCTATGAAGGCATTATGGCAATATAATGGTGCGGATATTTCTTATGATAGAAACTTCTTGAAGGTTTAGCCTAGACAATAGCCTAAATCTGCGGACTTCCCTCATAAATATTATACCAGATAGGACACAATTAATGAGATAGAGGATTATTATATTCACGTAACATATCCAGAATCTCATGATTATCGCCATTTGTCAGGAGCAGAGGTCGTATACTATCCAAATAGATAGGAATATAGAATATGGAATCATGCAATGGCCGTAAGCTTAGATGATTTAAGTCAAGACGATTCTAGGTCTATTATTGCTGCTAACTGTCAGTACTTAGAAGACAGATGGAAAGTTACAATTAATCCTATCCTAGTATGCTACAAGAATGAGTATTAGAGAAAATTCTCTGGAGCTTTAATATAGCCACAAAATTCTACTTGGGCTAAGGCTAAGGATAGTTCACAAATGCTTCCAACATTACCTATCTATAATTCTCCAATCCCAGATTAGGTACTGTCTGCTGGTGGTATAGATTTCCCAGGAAATGATGTAAATCATCCAGAGTGGGGAGAAGATAATGCTCTGTATAATCTATACGATTTATCTGGATATAATTCTGGAGGAGATTGGAAACCATTAGACTTAACTAACTGGTTAGATGATGTAAATGTTTACAAATATAATTTTGGAGAAGCATAGAATAGAAAAGAGTTAGATGTTAAGGATAAATTCTTAAAGATAAGAATTAGATATTCTGGAGAAGAATTAGCTGTTATAGATTTCTTAAATACTGTATATAGAATTAGTTATGCTTAATAAGAATATAAATAAAGTCAGAAGAATAGCGAAAGCCTATTATGGGCTTTCCATTCCTTCTGGGAATCTATATATGACTACGAATGGATTAGCCATACCTGGTAATGCTATTACTTAGTAGAATTTGCTGGGAACTGATTATAGCGCTGATTTCAGAAACAGAGCTGAATAGATAATGGCTCCTACTAATAGTCTTATAGATTTTAATGCTAGAATGGGAGACTTATTTAGTTTGAAGCTAAAAAACGATAGAGATTCCTCTAAAGCTATTACATAGATAAAGAGTATGTCTGGAGGTACTACACCTTAGAAATCATAGGGAACTTTCTAGAAACTAGGAGGGTGGAATACAGTGGGACAAGCCTCAGATTTCCTAAGCGGACTAATTGGAGGTGATAAAGATGGATACCTTGGTAAATATGGTTCATTATAGCAAGCAGGAGACTAGGCGTTTGACCAGGCTTCAAATGTAGTAATGGGCATAAATCCTCTGGTCGGAGGAATAATGAAGGCAGGAGGTTTAGTTAGTGACGTATTAACCAAATGGGGTGGAATGGGTACGGATTCTATGACTAAGACCGATGCTGTACTAGGTAGCAAATTATTATCTCTTACTCCAGTTGGTATGGTTAATGGTTTCTTCGGTAAGAAAACTATGGATTTTTCTGCTAATAGAGATACTGTAGAATAGGTAGGAGGTTCTTACGGCGGAACTGTTAGAAATATAGCATCGGCAGAAGAAAAAGCTGGAAAGAAATATGGATTATTCAGTGGAGGGGCAAGAAGGTCAGCTAATAGGTTCATAAATAGAACAGAGTCCCAATAGGCGACTATGACTAATATAGCTAACTAGGCTTCTGATTTATCTTCTATAGCTACTAATATGTCAGATTTGAACCATATTTAGTATGGCTTCAACCTAAACGGTGGATATGATTAGAGATATATGAGAGCTGCTAGACTTGGAACTAAATTACAGAGAATTAAAAAACTTAATATATAGTCTCATAAATTAGGAGGTTAGATATAGGGAGCAATAGATTTGAATGAGTGGCAACCCGTTATAACCGAAGCTGTAGAGTAGTTTGAATCTGGAGGAGAATTAGAATGGACTCCTATTATAACTCTATAGGAAGGAGGAAAAACTGAGAAAGTAGATGGAATAACAGGAGCAGCTCCGAAGATTACTTTCTAGTCTTGGTACGATACTGTTCCAAAAGATAGGTTGTCGAATAATTACGACCTTAAGAAAGCTTTTGAAGTACTACCATTCGAGGAGTTAGAAGCATGGAGAAAGTCTTCTGATGAAGATTTAAGAATTGGAAAGAATCACCTACGAAGCATCTATCAGTTACCCAACGGAGATTATGAATTTTTAAAGCTAGGAAATGAATAGAGTAATCCAGAAGTTCATTTCGAAACTGATACTTATCATTCTGGGGAAAATGGATTAAAAGATTCTCATGATTTAGTCTTTGAGAAAGATAGATACTTCTATAGAAGGAAGCCTAAACAATTTAAAAATGGTGGTAAACCCGAACCTATAGACGCTCCAGAAATAGAAGAAACTAATTAGAAAAATATAATTCCAGAAGGCGCTCTTCATGCTCGCAAACATAACATGGAAAATGCTGATAACTTGACTAAGAAAGGTATTCCAGTTATAGATAATGAAGGAGAGCAATAGGCAGAGATAGAAAAAAATGAAATAATATTTACACTAGAAGTTACTAAAAAGCTGGAGGAGTTATACTCTAAATATACAGACTATGAATACTCTCAGAAAGAAAAGGATGAAGTAGCAATAGAAGCTGGAAAACTGTTAGTAAAAGAAATATTATTTAACACAGATGATAGAACAGGTTTAATTAACACATTAAAACAAGGAGGAATAATAGATGGACTTAAATGATTTGTTAGTATCTTACAAACGTATTGAAACTCCCTCTAGAGTCGTTCCCACCTTCTAGCTTATTTAGCCTGATATCCCTTATCGAGATGCTCCTTCCTAGGATTCTCCTAGACCATAGTAGGTTGTTACTGAGCCAGCAACCACTAGCTATTCTATCTCTTTATCATAGGTAAAAGCTCCTGGATTCCAGATGAAATGGAATAGTCCATATAAAAACAGAAATACTTGGGTAACTGACTTGGCGGCTGCTTACAGAAAAGCAGGAGTGACTAATGATAATGCAATAAAGATGTTAATTGCCCAAGATGCTCAGGAAAGCAGTTGGGGACGTTCTGCACAAGGTAAATTCAACTTTGGAAACCTAACTACTGGAGCTAAATGGAAAGGCGACTATGTTAGGGGAAATGACCATGATGCTAAAGGCAATCCCATCAAATAGAAATTCCGCTCTTATAATTCTATGGATGAATATGCAGCTGATAAGTTATAGTTCTTGAAGAATTTATATGATTTTGATGAGAATGATGACATTAATACGTTTACCGCCAAACTTACTGGTAAGAACAAAGGTAAGAGAAGATATGCAGAAGCTACTGATTATGCTGATAGAGTTGCAGCAGTATTCAGAAGTTTCAAGGACGGTGGTATTATAAAGTATTAGTAGGCAGGAAAAGTACTTAGTCCTCCAGAAAAGGCAAGATAGAATTTATCTAGTAAATTTCCGGTTAATTGGGAGAATTCTGATTGGCTACATAACTACTTCTCTAAGAACTTAGGTTATAATACTTCTTTGAGTATATTGTCTTCTATTCTTCCTGAAAGCGGAGCAGACCCTCACAAAAAGTAGCTTAGAGGAGGGCCAGGAAGAGGGTTAGTCTAGTGGGGATTTGGTACCGACAGATATAACCATATGAAATCATATAAGATGAGAGGATCAGTACAAAAGGGAATAGACCCAGAACTTCAACGACAAGCAGAATATATAGTTAACACTGTTAAGAACGAACAAAAAACTGGAGAAGGCTTATGGCATCATGGAGGAACAGGGTCTGGATACAAAAATGCTGAAGGTGCTAGAAAGGTATTTATTAATGCAAGAACTCCAGCATCCAGTAAGGCAAGAGCCTTTAGTCTCGGCTATGTAAGACCTAAAGGAGGAATAGAAGAAGCCACTAGAAGAGCTTCTTACGTAAGTTCTCTAGATTCAGTTTATAATTCTAAATATAAATAATGGATAGAGTAAAGGTAAATGTAGGTGATAAGACATATAATTGTCAAGTTGCCAAGACAGAAGAAGATAGAAAGAAAGGTCTAATGGGAGTAGAAAATCTTCCTCCCGATGAAGGTATGCTATTTGTATGGGAGGATGAAGATACTAGAGAAATGTGGATGAAAGATACTAAAATACCTTTAGACTAGATAGCCATTAACGATAATGATGAAGTAGTCTTAGTATATAAGGCTTAGCCAGAAGATGAAACTTTAGTTCCGTTCATGAACGCTAAGTATATTCTAGAAGTTAATTAGGATTCTGGTATTGTAGAAGGAGATGATTTTGAAATAGACGACTCTGAAGATTATGACAAATATGTTATGAAGGTGCTTGCTCCAGATGGTACTACTTAGATGTATCTCTAGGGAGGTGAAAGAATCGTAAGTAGAAAAGAAACAAGAACTCTCATTAAGAAAGCTAAAAAGGCTTACGAAAATAAAGACAAAGATTATGATAAATATTGCAAATCTTTGGGCAAATATATATTTAAGGTATTAAAGGGTCAAAATACTCGTCCGCCAGAATATGTGGAAGTTCCGGAAGGAAAAGACAAAAATTCTAACGACGAAAATTAACAATATACACATCGTATCAAAAATTCTTGGTTATGAAGATCTTAATATGTAGTATTGAAGTACATAAGATAGATAGATAATTAGTGCATTAATTACATTTTAAATTTTTAATTTATGAAGTTAGGAAATAAGTTTTAGGCAGGAGGACCGATGCCTGCAGGAGCACCTGCTCAAGCACCTCAAGGTGGTGAAGACCCAACAGCTATGTTGCTGCAAGGAGCATAGCAAGCTGTTCAAGGACAAGATTGCGAAATGGCTATGCAAGTATGTCAGATGTTAATCGAAGCATTGGGAGGTGGAGGTAGTCCACAAGAAGCTGCCCCACAGGAAGCTGCCCCAGCTCCAGCAGAAGGGGAACCTGTTTATCGCAGAGGCGGTCGTTTAGTGAGACGTATAAACGCTTAACAAATTTAACACGTAGGGGTATATCTAAAATATAATTAGGTGTACCCCTTCTTTTTAATATATACGAATTATGGCTACACCAACTACAAATCAAAAGTCGGCTTCTGTGAAATATAAGTTTGGAGACGATGAATTGGATTTAAATGATTACATTCGTAACCTTAACCATAACTATTAGTCATATGTAAATTCCTAGAATTGGAATGAGGGATAGAGATAGGAGTTTCGTTCCGCGTATGATAACTTTTTAAAAGGGTTACAAGATTAGCTTGCTAATAACACTAACAGATTTAGTACTGACTTTTCTGGATCAATAATAGATTCAACTGGTTAGCTAAGTAATACTGACAATGACGATATAGACCCAGTTGGATCAGAATATTATTATAACGACAAAGGAGACAGAATAACTACTGACGATTTGAATACTATGGGAAAACGTTAGTAGAAAAAATATAGTACATTTTCGGCTAATAGATAGGTAGCAACATTTTTTAATAAGGTTGGCACGGCATTAAGAGATGCAAGAAAAAATAAGCCGACCACACAGAATCAATCTAACGCTTTTAATCTATCTAAGCATGGATTTTTAGCTAATTGGACGACTGCTAACAACCCTGCTGGAGGAGAATTTAATCTAAGTCCGTATTTAGAAAAAGATACTTTAGACGAAACAACTGGATTAAGAGGTACTACTAATCGGGCAGCTTACCTAAAGGAGTAGATAGAAAATTATCTAAATAATGTAGGGAACTATGACTTCTCTGGAACTCCGTTTAAAGATAGAGAGACTTACATTTCTAAACTGCGTGCAGCCGCATAGAACTTAGAAAATGGATATAACTCAGAGGATGTTATAGCGCTTAACTAGGCTGGGATAGGAAATGAGTTTTTGAGTAAATTCTTTGCCACAGGTGCGGAGTAGAAGAAAACCGAAGTACAATAGGCTGCAGAAGATCTAATGAAAATACAATAGCAGCAACAAGCCCAAAAGATAATAGACAGGAGAAATTAGTTATAGTACGAGGCTGATAGAGATAAGTTTTTTTCATAGTATTAGGCTTCAAACCCATTTTAGAGTAGAGAGCCTTCTATACCTTTACCTTTATCCTATACTAGGTAGGCAGTAGAAGAAGCTGCAATTAAGAAGTTTAATGCTGACCCAAATAATAAAGAAGCTGTTAGAGAGGCTATACGGTAGTATATAAATATTCCTTAGCTTAGTAAATTTATAAGAGGTAAGAGCAATTTAATATTGCAAGATGGTACGGACATTACAGCATAGCATATAACTAATAACTTAGACCTAGCAGCCTAGGCTGACCTATTTATAAATCCAATGTATTTAGATGAACAGGGAAAGAGCATTTTGCCGAATGGATATTATGTATTGCCGGGGTCAGAAGACTATGATAATTGGACCTATATAGCTTACAATCCTAACACTAGACAATATCAAGAGTAGTCTATGCTATTAAATGACGAGTTAAAGAAAAGAATGGCATACTCTGAATATGACAAGAGAAACAAAAAGTCTAATGAAGCTCAAAAACATTAGCTTGGGGGAACTTTCAAAGATATGGAGAGTAGACGAAACAAGGCATAGGAAGAAAAATAGAAAGTTGAGTAGAAATCTTACGCTACCGGAAGAACTAAGGAATAGATAGAAAGTGACTAGGCTCCACATACAGAATGGTCGAAAGCAGACCTTCTTAGATTAGGGGCTATAGGAGGTGACGTAGCTAGCTTAATAGCTAGTATGACTGGTGTAGGATCAGTAGCTTCTGCTGGTATAGGAATGGCCTCTACTGCAGCAAACTAGGCTGCAGATATGGCAGAAGGAATGGGATTTTTAGAATCCTTAGGAAACAATGCTGTAAGTTACGGTCTAGATGCCCTATCTCTAATACCTTTTGCTAGAGCTGCTAAGATTCCAAAGACTATTAAAGCGATCGCTGGATTTGCTCCTAAATTAATGGCAATTATAAGTACAGCACAGGGTATATCAAATGCTCCAGAAATTACCAAGTCATTAAGCAAGTTAAATAGCTCAGAATCACTAACAGTAGAGGATTGGAGAAATATTGCTAATGGAATTTAGATAGTATTAGGAGGTACCGCTGCTACTCATAGAGCGTCTAAGGCTAAATCTCATGTTGATGCTGCTAGGACCAATGATGAATGGTTAAAGACTGAACAAGGATATAGAAGAATATCCGAACAGGATATGAAAAAACTTAGAGAGGCAGCTACTATTAAAGAATAGAATACCATTCTTAGTCCTTACAACGTAACGCTAGCTGAAAGTAGGAAAAGATTTGGCTTAGGAAAAGGTAAAGGGAAAGCAGATATAACTTCTGAAAACTATTACTATGACTTTGACAAACCAGTAACTACTTATTCTGGAGATCTTCCTATATAGCATACGTTTGGTCCCGGAGAAAAATGGCTAGGAACTAGAAATATACCCTCATTAAGAATTCCAGCAGTTAGAGATGCCTACAATAGAGTTATTCATCCACAAGCATACAACAGAGCTAAAGGTAAAGCAACTGAAGGTAATAAATAGAGAAGTACGTTTGATATTAGCAAATTAAGAGAACTTAGTTCTCAAACTGGAAAACTTACTTCTTAGGAAATAGCTACTATTAATAGATAGAGAGTTAAATCGGGAAAAGGAAAGCTTACTGAATAGGAAATATAGACTCTAAATCAAAGACATTAGAATAGGGCTAGTGATGGTACTGATAATTCATTCCAAGCACGCTTATAGAGATATAAGGATGCTAAGAGAGAAGGAAAATTTACTTCTGTAGAAGATGACATCAAGAGAGCTAAGGATGAATTGGCAGAGGCTACTAGATAGCAAAGACTTGCCGTACCAACAGGATAGGGAGAAATAGTATCGCCTGATGCTAATTAGGCTAGATTCATTATGGGATTCTCCCGTGCTATTCCTACTGTTAATCCGTCTAGACCTCCTATATCTAATCCTCCAGCTATTATACCAAAATAGTAGGTTAGGATTGAACAACCTCAATAGTCTCCATTCAACTATGATAGAATCAGAGAAGGTTTAGCTAGAGCTGAAAGAGAGAGACTTGGAAAGGATATTGGAGAATAGAGATTATAGAGAGCCATAGAAGCTAACCCAGAAAGGAGTGCAAGACTTCAATCTGAGGAAGCATATAGAAATGTTAGATAGGCGTTCAATCTATATGGAGCACCATAGTATAAAAGACCTCTCACAGGGGCAGCTTATAAAGCTAAATAGGATATGTATAATAGACTGTTTAACTAGAGAAGATACGACGTTATTGAAGCTTTCAGAAATAGAGAACTTCCTCATAGACAATCTAACAAGAAAAAGAAAACATCAAGGGATGATAGAAGAACTGTTAAACGTGAAGATGGTGGTACTCTAGATCTTGTTAGAGTAAGAAAATTTCAAAATGCTGGAAAATTCCCAGAATGGTATTCCAAACTTTATAAATTTTAGAATTTAACTAGTTGGAATAATTCATTGAATTAGTCATTGGCTGGACCGTCTATTACTAACGAGAATGCTGGGCATTATAGAGCTGGGGATTTGAATGAGGCTTATACTAAAAATAATTCTTATACTTCCAATCCGAATCTAGTAGGATAGGACTTACAATCATATTATGATTCTTCTTTTAAGGGAAAATCTCTGGATGATTACGTAAGTGCATACAATGCTAATGCAGCTAAAATTAGAGGATATTGGGACTAGGAAAGAACATATAAATAGTCTGGAGCTTAGGAGCATAATAGACTATTTAAGAATATGTTTGGAAACAGAAGTGATAACTCTAATAATGTATGGAATATTGGTTATGACTCTAATTTGGAGGATATTGTTGGTTCATCTACCTGGCTGAGAAGAATGGATAGATATGAGAAAGAATTTGATAACTTGTCCGATGAGGAAAAGAAATCAAGAATCCATAAAATAGACTTAGGAGATGGAAACTTTGGATATGTCTACAAAAAAGCCAATGGGGATATAGCAGTATGGAACCAACCAGAAACTCCTGCAACCTCGGCAATACAACCTTCTCAAGAACCTAGTGATGATAACAAACAGAATAAATCATTCTTTAGTAATATTAATCCCACTATAGCTTATGGATTACCAAGAGCGGTGTATGCTGATAGGATGAATAGGAGAATTACTGATTTAGCTAAAGAATCTGTAGTTCCACTATTGAAAGACCCATTCGAAGTACATCGTTATACTAGAAGCGATTTAGATGCAGAAATGCAAGGAGAGCGTAACTATGCTAATCTTAGAAGATTAGCTAGTAGACCTATAACTTCTGATGGAAGTTTACAAACTGCAACATAGTTGTAGGCTGAGGTTTAGGGACAAGAAGCTAGAACGGCTGGAAAAGAGAAGAGTAATTAGGTTCAAAGATAGTACGATGAACTAGCTTGGTAGCAGGAGAAAGAAAACGCTGCTAACAGACATGAAACTGCTATGTTTAACAGAGCATAGCAATGGGGAGCTGATTAGGATAAGAGTAAATACGAATAGGCATATCTAGCTAAGAAGTTTAATATTTGGGATGTTGTAGGACAATAGTTAGAATATGACGAAAGAGTTAAGCAGTGGGAAAATAAAGCACTCACAGATAATTTTGCCTGTTCTGATATTCATAATGCTGTCAATTATGCTCCAAATGAATATGGTGCTGGATTAAGTGCAGAAGAATTATCGGTATGGAATAAAGTCCTATCCGGAACTAATCCTTCTAGCTTACAACCTAATGAATTTAACCAATATAGATTAGCTATGCAGAAGGTATCTAGGGTAGAAAATGAATAGCTAAGATAGCACTATAATATTCCTAATACAAGATGGTCTGGAAAATCTATGCAAAGTATTCCAGAATAGATTAGCATAATCAAAAAAGGAGGAGTAGTTTCTGCTAAGAATGGTTCTAAAATAGCAGTAGCTGGAATAGAAGCCAAAACTGCTGATGCAGAGAGGTTCCAGAAACAAATAAAGGAAACTATTGATAGAAATGAAAAGGCAATAGACAGATTGTCTAAGAGTTTGTATGGAATTATAAAAGCTTCAATGATAAAATGATACTAAGACTATAGCAAGGGGGGAACGCCCTTCCCCCTCTTGTTTCTTATCAGCCAGTAACAGTTACTGGTGGGGCAGCTACTGGAGCTTCTGCAGCTCCTAGCGACAATCAGGAAACTACTGATTTAACAGATAAAGACTTATTAAAGATGTTAGAAAAGCTAGATGGACTTCCTAGTGATATGGCTGTTTTAACAGAAACTCTACAGAATTTTTACATAGACCAATAGTATAGTCCATTCCCCAGTACTTCCAATATTGCATCTAGATATTTATAGGCTTTGTAGCAAATGAAAACTGCTAATTTTAATCACGAAGTTTATAAGGATGCACTTAAGACTGTTAGTGATAATGGAGGAATTAATGAGCTTGCAATTACTGATAGAGGTCAAATCTTCTGCTCTAATAGCGAGGGAGATTTCCAACTTCTCTCTTTAGACCAACTAAAGGAGAACCCTGAATACCAACCTTTGACAAACTCAGAATTGTTATATTATAGAGCATAGTCTCCCTAGTTAGCAAATAATAATGAACTACTTAAGGTAGTAAAGAATGGAATCGGAATAGAGTCTGTTACTAAAATGATACAAGATAGTATAGGAAATCTAGGTGCTACTTCCGAATCAAATGAAGGATTTGCTAGGACTTAGGCAAGTCAATTAGTTAATGGGTTACAAGAATTTATGAATGCTCAATAGCAGTCCGGAAACTATAATGCTACTGTAGATAACTTATATAAAGGAAAATTATTAACTAAGAATTAGGCTATGCAGGCATAGGCTGCTCTTAGTTATATATACTCTACTCTACCAGCTAATGCTAAAACGTTGCTAAAGACAAAAACTTAGAATGGGACTGATGCAGAAGCAATAGAATTAGTTTAGACATTAATAAACTCTAAGCTTAGCTCTACTACAGATTTCTCTTTAGACTTAGATGATTCTAATGATTCAAGCAAGGGTAAGGAAGGCGTTGGAGAAAATCTAGATGCTGACCTAGTAACTTAGATATAGGCTAGTCATGGAGGTCATGATACTATTTATTAGTTAGATAATAGCTCTGGGGTAGGATTGACTGTACAAGGTACAGCGTATGAATAGGTAAAAGATACTAAAGGAAATCATATAGGCAGAACATCTATGGAAAATATGCTTAATGATTCTGGGTTACGTTCAATTATTAATGCTGATAATGGAGTATATTTCGGAAATCAAAAAGTTGACCTCGACTCTTTACTAAGTATAGCATATGATGGTAAGGGATTACTAAGAGTAAATTTACCAGTTCATTCCGATGGTTCTCCTAACTTTGATTTGTTGGAGGAATATTCTAAGGCATAGGCTGAGTTTCTCCTAAGTAGTCAGACAGACGAAGATAGACTAAAAATATTCGGAGATACTGAGAAGTATCCAGGGCTTACATCATTAGTTAAACCTACTGGGGAGCTGGATATGTCTAAGTTTGCTCCTTTCCTTGTGGCGTCAGGAATGACTACTGACAACATGATAGACATTGACAAAAAACAAAATAAGTTTGTAACAGAAGTTAAACAAACTCCTAGTTTAGTAGAACAACTAAAAACAAGTTTAGCAGTTGGTTCTGGTAAAGATACTAAATATCCAGACATTGATGAGTATGATTGGACAGAATGGCTAATGCCGAAATTAAACAGTTACGACCATATCTTTAAGGGAAATATTTATATTCCTCTTAATATGAATAAAATGGCTGCAGCTTTAGGAGGAAATCAAAAACTTGATACAAACACTGGATAGATGCTAGAAAAAGAATATCAGAGAAGAGATGTAACTTTCCAGAAGGCAGATCCTTCTTTACTATTAAATAATTAATTATGTTTGAAAACGATTGGATATTATCAAGCTTAAGTAATCCTACCTTAGATATAGATGATTTAGTTTCCATTGGAGGTTTAAATACTAAAAATACTCAGTTTCTAAGTAAGGATTAGTATTTGAAATCAAACTTTATAAAAGATAACGCTCTATTTAAAGATACGAACGGTAGTTTCTCTAGAGAAAAGTTTGATAAATTTTACGAAATACAAGCATCCAGATGGAGAGATTTTTAGAATAATGAATTTCCTACTGGAATAGAACTAGATGCTTTTGATACTGCAAGTAATAGAGCTGATGCAAAGGTCAAAGATAGTAAATTTACATTAGGGCCAACTTATAATCCTGATAGGGTATAGATTGGTGTGGAAGGTTGGAGAACCACTAGTAAGAGAACTAAATCAGAATAGGAGTTAGCTCAATCTTAGAAAATATTCAATCCGGAGACTGGAGAGTATGAAAATACTACTCCTGAGGATTATGCCCTATTTAGTAATCCTATAAAGTGGGTTAGCAACCTATTTAAAGATCCTCTAGTATTAGCGCAGTATGAAGAAGACGAAGTAGATGAATAGGGAAATAAACATAAAAAAGGAGAATATAAACTTAATCCTGAAGGAACCTATTATTACGAAAAGTTAAATGGACGTTCCCCATTGGGAAAGACAGTGTTATCTGCTGCTAACATTCTTACTAAAGAGGACTCTGCATTAAATAAAATAGACTTCTTTGATTCTGATGACTTAGAAAAGAGTACTGCAGGAGTAATTGCTAAAAATATAGCATTAATAGCACCTATGTTTACTCCTGCGGCTCCATATTATTATAAAGCCATAATAGCTAAAGAGTTAACTAAAACACTACCTATGTTACATAGCGTGGTGACTAACCTATTTGGTTCAGGAGATAATCAAACTCCTAAATGGATGAATAGAGCAGCAGCTGTAGGAGAATCATTATCTACTACTAACTCTGTATGGAGCAGTGAGCATACATTCTCATTTGAGAACCTGGCTAATTTGACTTCTGATATAGCTTTACAATGGGGATAGCAAAAACAAATAGCAAAGGCAGTAACTTGGTTTGGTGACAAGAAGGCTCTTAAGAAAGCAGAGGAACAAGCTTTTGAACTTTACAAATCTAAAGTTGGGGGAAGTTTAAAAGGATTAGAAGCTCCATCTGACGAATTATGGAAGTAGTCTACTCTTGGCCAATTATGTATGAAAAAATACTATGACCCAGTAGTAGAAACAATGAGAAAGAAACAAAGACTAGGGGCTGATTTAGCACTAGCCTATATGGCATTAATTTCTAATACAGATGTATATTCTGATATGTTAGAAAGAGGAGCTACAAAAAAGGAAGCTGCTTGGGTGGCTTTAGGTAGTACTGCTGCTATGTTTAGTGTAGATAGATTCGCACATCTGGGTGAAGTATTCTATGATGATCTTACTGCTGAATCTATTAAGTAGGGACGCTAGGCTGTAAAGAAAGAACTAAAGGATGCTCTCGATACTATATATAAACCCGGAACTAAGGATAGTCCTGGCAACTGGTACAAAAAAGGTGCGGCTTTTGGAAAGAGAGCTGCAGAAACATTTGTAGAAAATCTTAAAGACCACAATTTGGGTGGAGTAGGTAAAGCTCTTGGAGAAGGTTTAGAAGAGGTAAGTGAAGAATTAGTAACAGACTTAACTAAAGCTACGTATTCTCTACTTGGAGATTTAGGGATGTATGATAAGAGCGTTAAAGACACTGGAGCTTTTGAGAATATGTTAGAGAGATACTCAATGTCTCTACTTGGAGGTACTATTGGTGGAGGATTATTCTACGGAGTTGAGAAGTATAAGGGATTTAACAAAACTAGGGACAAAGACCTAGTAGACTTAATTAATGATGGAAGAGCTTAGGAGCTAAGAAATATAGTAAAAGGATATGTATCTAAAGGTCGTGCAGGTAATACCAAAATTTCTGGATTACAATACTCTCAAGATGATGCCGGAAATATTACTTGGTTAAGTACAGACAAAAGCGAAGAATCCTAGAACCAATAGGTAGGTAATAGGGTACTAGAGAAGATTAATTCTTTAGAGGCAGCCATAGTTGGAAGTGGTACAAAACTTAGTCAAGACCAACTGTTCGACAAGATGGTTCTACAAGAAGCAAGATACTAGGAGTATAAGAATGCTTCTCACGTGACTGGATATTATCAAGAGTTTAGAAAGTTACAGAATTAGTTGTTGCAAGCTAAGGATACTTATAATAAGGCTGCAGAGACTGCCGATGGAACTCTTGATGGAAGAATAACAGACTCTCCTACAGAAGCAGAAAAGTAGGATAAAATTAAGAATTTGTAGTAGTTTTAGACGTCGGTAGATAACATTCAGAAGAAAATGAATGATTTTCTATCTGGAGACACTTCTCTAGACTATACTAGAAAACTTAACTTTGCCTTAGACCCAGTTCTTAATTCTGCATTTTTGGGACTTGACAGAACTAAGTGGTTACTTAACAAAATAGACCCTACTTAGGAACTTACAATACAAGATTAGATAGATTTGAATAACTAGTGGAATGACCACGTTAAAGAGACTATGCTTAAAGACTTAGATAAAGCCTTTTTAGCATATAAGGCTTTAGAGAAGGTTGTATCTCCATAGATGTTAGCCCAGTAGGACTATGCTAATCAATATAAGAGCATTTTTAATGCGTTAAATTAGTTATATAATAAAGAAGATTTATCATTAGATAAATATATCAATGCCAAACCGTTCTATACGATGGATTCTAGATTAATCGACTAGAACGGAATAGAGGAATCTGAGGAAGAGTATAATACTAGAAACAATACAGCGACTCCTGATGATGTTCAAAAGTATTATCAAAGACAGCAAAGAGTATTTGATTTGAATAATTAGATACTAGCTGATTATATATAGCAGTTTGATGACATCTTAAGACCTATAAACTATTAGATTGATAGTTCCACAAATAGAACTATCATGCAAAACATTAGATATAGACTTAAGGATATTATCAAGAGAGAAATGCAATATCCGTTTGTTGATTAGGGTGGTAAGTTTGATGTTAATCCATATAGAACCATACTGCAAGATTTAAAAGATGATTTGTCAAATATCGATGATATACAGCAATAGCTATAGGATAAGCATTATACCATAGTAAAAGAATAGGCAAATAAAGTAATAACCCTATTAAATGATACTATTCCTCCCTTGGAAACTCTTATACCAATGAAAGACGCGGTATAGAGAGGAACTCTGAAAAATAAGATACTTAAACCTCTAAGAGAATCTAACCTAGAAAATAAGGACTAGATAATCGCAGCCATAGAAGAAGCAAAAAGAAAATATGACGAAGCAGATGAACAGGATTAGGAATTAGCAGCTATGGAACTCTATAACACTATTCCAATGCAATTCAAATCTAAAAGTCAAAATGCTTAGGTAATATTAAACGACTTTGCAAAATAGGTAGGAAAGGACTATGGAATAAAAGGTGATGGAGAGATAGGTGATAATATCACTATTGATGAATTAATAAAAGGTCTGGACACTCCAGATTCTGCCATCTATAAGTATTTTTCTGGAAAATCTTCAGCCTTACCAGAAGTACTAAGTGCAGCTCTTAAGTAGATTCCTATGAATTTTGGAAAGGATTCTAAACTTAAACTTCTTACTAACAACGCTAGTGACCCAAGAGACGTTGCTGGAGAACCAGTTAGAAGACAGATTTCTACATTAAATAGATATGTAAATAATCTGTCTAGTAGAATATAGAAGAACCCAGTATATTCATTCTATAATAAGTTATAGGTAAATTCACACAGTCCTTTAGAAAATATTCTATCTTCTATAACTAAGGAAATGTCTGATAATTAGGAAGAGGTATTCAACATGAATTATATACTTGACTAGGTGTATAAAGATTATATATCTTAGGATAAGTTAGATTCATTTGAGCTAAATGATACTCAGGCTAAACAGTTAAATAATGCATAGAAAGCTCTAGAATTACTTTCCGCATATGTATATTCTGCATCAGTATCCCCAGATGGGACTCATTATTTTGGTTAGAATAAGCAGATAAATGAGTTTGCCAATACGCATAGGGATGTTCTTACAAGAGAATGGGAACCTCTTCCAGAAATAAGTTAGGATTATGCCCAAGTATTATAGGATGAAGTAACTAACCTGAATACTGAAATAGAATTATGGAAGAGAATATCCGAGAATAATAGTATGAATAAGTTAAGACGTCTTGTTGATACGGAGAATGTTGTAAATAATCTAAGATATGAGATAGGTCGTGGACTATCTTTCTAGTTTACAGTAGGAGATAAGGAATATGATTTATCTGAAGGATTGGATTCTTTACCTCCTTTTGATGGAAACCCTGAGAATCAGCTCGGATAGCTATTCCAGTTTGAACAGACTCTTCATAATAACTTTAATAAGATATTAAAAGATACTGGATGGACTCCAGAGTAGTTCTTTGCTAACTCAGACTTTTGGAAAAGGTACTTAGGAAATTACACTGATTTAGAAAAACAATAGACCAGTAAGTTAAATGAAAATCTTACTGAATTTACTAAGTATGACAAGGCTTTGTATATTTTATCAGTCTTGTCTGATAATCCATCTAACTACTATAAATCTGTACAAAATTCTATCAAAGATAATGAGGATATTGCTCCTCTAACAGTACAATAGAATATTTCCAGACTTGGGGAAGCTGCTCATACTAAAGCATATAAGGCTGGGTTTAAAGCATTAGCTAAATTAGTTAATCCTAATAGCACAGTTACTCCAAATGTAGTTTATATAAATGGAGTAGCAGGAGCTGGAAAGACTGAGGTTGTACTAAAAAACATTAGATAGCGCTTCTATGAATAGCAAGCTTTGGTAATAGGTCCTACTACATCTTAGGCTATTAAGCTTCAAAATTCTCTTAATGAGGGAACCTCTTATACTATAGAAGGAGACGGAAATATATTTAGTAAGTTATTACCTAATTGGGATAAGATAAACGAAAGCTTTCAAAGAGCGGCCTCTGAAATAAACAAAAACGAAAAGAATACAGAATATAAGACTGAGACAGACTACTTTGTTATGCAAAGATGGGCTAAGAACGGAGCTACTGGGGTTAAAATAGACCTTAAAAGTGACAAAATAAAATTCAATCCTGATATAAAAGCTCCGCTTGTTTTCGTAGATGAAGCTGCCCATATGAATAGTCTATAGATAGCTTTGCTAGATGAGTATGCAGAAAGAGTTGGAGGAACGGTATTTTTGGCTAGCGATTCTAACCAGTCTGGATATTCAAACGGACAGATAGAAAATTTAACGACAAATGATATATTTGCTACCAGAACTTCTAAACTTCAAGAGTCTTTAAGAACTTCTAATATTCAGAAGCAAAGTAATAATAATAAAGTTTCTGCAATATTAGATACTGCAAATGATATTATAGAATCTGGAGATAACCAATTATGGCATGATTTTGAAGCCAAGCTTCCAAATCTTATCAGGAGGTTGAATTTAAGAGTCTATAATTAGTAGGATGATATAAATGGAGACTTAATCGGAGGAAACATAGACGAAGTAATAAAGATACTATAGGATAAACATAAAGATACTAGTATAGGATTCATAGGAGATGTTAACTCGTAGGCATATTAGAAGCTTAAATCTGCAGGATTTTCTAATTTAGGAGAACCTCTAACAGAGAAAATTGTTCCTGGTAAGAAATTTATGCAGGGTTAGGAATTCGATTATGTTATAGTAGATAATATAGACCTATCTGTAGACTTAGATGGACCAAATTCTTATGATAAGGTAACTTTCTTAAGAAGATTCTACACACTAATGTCTAGAGGAAAGACTGCTTCTATTTTCTTAGATAGAGGATTATCCAGACTTGTTGGAGCTAATACCTAGGATGATATAAAATCTATAGGATTTAGTTTAGCCAACCAAGTTTAGTTATTTAGGGATTAGTATTCTAAGGCTCTAGATAAGTTAGACTTATCATAGACTACTCAAGAAGAAACTCCAGAAGTGAAGGAAGAACCAGAAGTTAAGGAAGAGGGAGAAGAATTAGTAATATCTCCAACAGTTGAAAATACTCTAGAGTTTAATCCAGAAGCTTCTGAAGAGCAAGTGTAGCAACAGTTAGAATCTAATAAAACAGAAATATATAAGGATTTCGTAGAAAAGAATCCAGCTGAGCGCCAAGATATAGAAGTATCGGAATTATCGGATCTTCTGATAGAAGCTAATACAGTAGTACCAATTACAGGACTAAAAGAGACTCTTGTTAATCCTGATGGGACACAAAGAAAATATCCAGCATGGCTTCCGGGAGAAAAAACTTCTGTTAGAAGAAACATTAATGCTATATATGATGGAACTGAGCCAATCACCAAGAGAGTAGATAAACAGAGATATTAGGATATTATAACTAAAATTCAAAGTTCTGTCATATTTGGAGGTAATGTAACTGACCCAGCTATGACATCACTATTAGGATTTAGTGAGGCTTGGAAAAACAGAAAATTATAGTTAGAAGTCAGAAGAGCTACTGATTCTGACAACTTTGGAATAGGAACCGACTTGAAACCTACATACATAGATATAGACGGAGAACGTTATATTGTATCTATTACTTGTAGACTAGATGGTTTAAGTAGAACTATTTAGGATACTCCATTCTCAGCTGTATTTGATATATGCCTTCTTTCTGATTTTAATAACTTAAGAAAACCTGCTGTATAGTAGGCTATAAAGGATAAAATAAATCAGAGAATTAAGGATGGAAAAATCACTGGAGAGAATAAGATTAAGGCAGAAAGATTTAGAGATAACTTGAGCGAATCTGTTAAATAGTACGAAGGTTTTATTAGAAGAATAGTTTCTGAACATCCAGAAGGTCATGCTATAGAACTTACTCCTGATATGTACGAATCGCACTAGACTACTAGACTGGTCAAGAGAAAAGTTCCAAGAAGACTTGGTGGAACCTTAAGTATAGCAACTGTCGAGAACAACAGAGTGGACCAAGATGGAAACTATATATCTGATTATAATAATTTCATGGATACTGACAAGAGAAAAGTAGTTTCTCCGGTATATATTTTGGGAAATAAATCAGATGTACTGAAAGGAAAAGTATCAGAGTCTATTTTCGGTAAGGCTGTAGTATTTGCATCATCTAATACTAATCTTTCTCCAGAGGAGTTAGCCGATAGATATATAGAGCAGAAGAGAAATCCTGATGCACATACTCCAGAAGTCAGAATGATTGTTCTTAATAATCATGGTCTAAGTTTTACAGAACTTATTACTCATAGAATATAGAATCAATTAACTGGGGAAGGAGAAAAAGCTAAAAAGCCTTGGAGAATGGATACTCTAGGAGTTAGGATGTTTACTGCAATGTGGAATTTCAGAGCTAGTCTAGAAAATTTCATATCCCAACTAGATAAGTGGAAACAAGAGAATGGTTATGACAGCAGTAAGATACTAGATATTTCCAAAGTTGAATCTGAACTATTTAGTAGATATGGCAAGAATTGGATAACTTAGCTAAATGCTGGTAGTTAGGAGGTATAGAAGCTCCTAAACCTGTATAAAGTAACAGCAGCAGACTTGGAAAACTTAATAAAGTTTAACTAGGAATACTGCAAAGATATACCTACTTTTAGGCTAGGAATTGACCTAACCAACAAAAACATCGGCGGATATGTAAGGTCATTTGATGTTAGTAATTCTAGTGTATATGGAAAGAATGAGGCTAATATGTTAGCTATAGAAGAAGAATATGCACATAAGTACCATTCTATTCTATCGTCTATATTAGAACAGCTAACAGCTAATGAGCCTCCTGAAATATTTAGAAGGGCTGGATTAAACTTTAAACCTATGGCTACTAGACTGGCTAAGGCTGATGGTTCTAACTATGCTACGAATGAATATATAGGAAAGAACGAACAAAAAAGAAATCTTTCCGGACTTATTCATACAAATAATAAGAACATAGTAATTGGAGAAACAGACGAAAATGGAAATGTTATATCAACGTCTACTATTCCTGCAGAATCAATGTTTAGCTTCTTCCCCAAGGCTGTCTCAGCTATTGCTACTAAATCAAGGATATATCAAACCAATAGTAAGGCTAATGGGTTGATTAGTATTACTACTATTGACACAAAGAATAATACTGATAAGTTTGATTTCGATATTTCAGCGCTATTTGGAGATGGAATGTTGGAGAGAAGGGGTAATGATAATACATTATTTAATATGTTTAATCTTATCTTTCATGGTACTGTATAGAGCTTAGAGGAGCCCCATGCCTATACTGAGGAAGCTCCGTTTAAGTATGGAATATTTGTGGACCCAGATTTAGAAACTAGTCAGGATTATAAGCAAATAAACGTTAGAGGACAAAATGGATAGGATTATGCATTCCTAAAATGTGGAACTAATCCTATATACTTTGACGTTGACGTTGATGTTATATCTGGAGGTATTGCTCTTAACCTTTCTAAATTATTAGAGGGAGGAAAGAGATAGCTAAAAGAAGAAACCAAGGTAGAAAACCCAGTGGAATAGTATGTAGGTTATTCCTCTAAGATAGTAGATGAGTAGGATAGAACTAGATTCCAGAACTTCCTTCTTAATGAAGGAAAAGAGGACAATGAACAAAGCTATATGGAATATATTACTATATAGAACAACAGAAAATTGATTAATTTCTTTAGAAACGGATCATCTGTTGATAACATAGTAGAGCTTATTAATATGTAGCTAGGATAGCCTACCATAAAAGATGTAAAGTATGAAAATGGAAAAATAATATATACTGACGTAAACGATGGCACTGGAGAGTTGAGTTTGGACACTGAGGATATGTATATCTCTATGACACCAAATAAAACTAATTCAGTTGAAGAGATTACTGGACAGTCGTTTGATTCTATGGTTGTTGACCCAACAGGAATGGATATAATGACACATCAGGACTTCCTAAATTAGCTAGAGGAAACGTTCTAGGATGATAGCGATGTGCAAATGTTATCAAACTCTTCAAATGTAGAAAGCTATCTAGAATTGTTAGTAAGTATGAAAGATACTTTGAATAATAAAATAGAACAACTAGAAGATTCAGATTTAAAATGGAATTTATCTGATTACTTATTGTATGTAGATACTTCATGTTTTTAAAAAATAAATGACTATGGCAGCTTGTAATGTTAAGTACGACAAAAAAAGTTATTAGCAACTAGCCTCAGATTTAAAGTTATTGTATAATCAAATTAATAGACCTGGAATAGAGGACAGAATTATTAAAACTTTGGAATTTAAGTATAAATCCAAAGATGGTTAGGATAAAAGATTACTTCTAACAGATTCTGAAAACTTGGATGAAACTTCTAGAGAGTTTATTGATGATGTAAACAATATAGTATGTGGGCTAGCTAATGCTTCTTTAGACAAATTACCAGAAAAAGCCATGAAGTTTAGAAATATTGTGTTGTCAACCTTCTTCGACATGAATAGTGTCGGAGAAGTGACAACTCAGATTTCTGAGGCTGAAAAGGAAATGGAAACTGATGAGAGTCAAGAAGCAAGAAAATTATAGAAAGTAGAAGACACTTTATTAGAAATATATGGACCGATAAATACTGGTCTTATTCAGGAAGTAACTGACAGCTTTGGAAGAGAACTTAAATAGAAGTTAATATATAATAACTACCTGAAAACTAAGTACGAGTTGACCTCTGATGAAGTCAACAAAAGAATCGTGGACTATAAGGAAGGGAAATTTGAGAGCATTCTTGGTCATCTAAAGGAATAGTTCCCAAATGATTCTACTTTGCAATCCATTACAAGTATGTATAGCAACGGAATGTTAAATTCTAGTCAGTACTACTATGTTATAGATACTTTTAGAAAATATGTATTGCAAGACCCTGATAGAAATACAAAGTTTAACCAATAGTTAGAGGATAAAATCCTACAGAAAAATAAAGTATAGCAAGAATATCTCTATAGACAACTAATTAAGACTATACTAAATAACCCTAAGCTTAATACATGGTTTAATAACAAGTACAATACTAATTATACGAACTCGGAAGCAAAGACTTAGCTGTTTATGGCTAACAGATTCTCTAATTACTATCTAGAAATTAAGGATAAACTTCTGAAAGAAATTGAGAGAGGTGCAGAGTTTAAGGATGAAGTATTGCCTATTATTCAGGAGATAGAAAATCCTAAGGATGATTTATTAAACTATGTAAATGATTATATAGTTCTTACGCAGTTCGATGATTTATTGGCTTAGAAACTAGGAAGTAGTATTGGTATAGAAAGAGGCTTCTTGAATAATGTAGAACCATAGAGATAGAACGCTAAGAAATATGCACTGAGAGAATCTCATGCGCATCAAAAGGCAGGATGGGAAACTGCTAATAATGAGGGAAGTGAAGCTCATACTAGTACTGGAGTAAAGGATATGTTGGACACTATATTTGTTTATAAATATAATGAGTCTCATCAATTGCTTCCCCAGACGTTAAATATGACATCATTGATGTAGGCATGGCAATCCTTGTTATCTGACGTATTGAATAATAATATCAATTTCGATACAAGTAACAGTGAAGCTGTTGTAGGAGTGCTGAAAGATTTAATTAATACATAGAATGTTAATGTTTTAGACAATATTGTAGATATTCTAGAAATATTATTTAAACCATAGGCTATTCAAAATTCTAGAGGTAGAATGATAGATTTTATGCGCAATGAGAACCTGTTCTCAGAATAGCATAAGAATATACTATATTCATTCTATAATGAAATTTTGAATAAAGATAATCCTAACTCAAATATATCTATAGAATTAGGAAGAGTAAATGACAACCTAAAATATGGAACTAAATTCTTAGAGACTGTTTCAGATTTATGTGCCATTATCTATAGAAATGTAAACAACAATTACATTGATTGCAATCTACAATCATCGAAATCTTTATTTGCTGTAAAGAAGAAATTTAATTGGGATGCTGACTTATTTGATTCTGTCGAAAGAATTACTTTTAGAAGTAAGACCAGATAGATAAATAAACTTGGTGAAGATAGATTGTCTAAATATAACTATACTTCTGTGCCAGATTAGACTGGTAAGTTTATATCTAAGGTTGAACTTCCTGGAAAGGAAGGAACATTATATACATTTGGATTTAGATATAATCAAGGGGCTTCTAATATGGAGGGACTGTTCTCTACTATGGACAACTTAGAGCTAGAGAACTCTACGGTGAGCATAAATGGAAAAGAGGTTCCAATGTTAGATATATTAGCCGGCATAAACCTTAGAGACTTTAGTAATAAAGTTCTTCAAAATAAAGAATTACTAAATGAGTACGAAACAGTTCTAAATAATCTATTAGAAATGTTTGATTATTATTTAGATACTAATTTCCTATCTGATAAAGGACTAGAAGCGTTATAGGGATATAAAGACAAGTATACTTATGACCCAAAAAATAACTTATTTTCTAAGAATTATCTTAATCACTTCCTAAAGTTAGCAATTAGAACTGCTGACATTGATAACTAGGTAAAACTCGCTGGGGATTAGGATATGAAATAGTTTTTGATGGAAAACTCTAAATATACAAGTTTGTTTAATAGAGAGTCTAAAAAGCCATCCTCTAACGTTTTTGACATCCAGGCTAATAGAGTTTATTTTAAACCTGTAACTACTAGTGATAAAGCACTTAGCGACTTAGCTAAAAGCTTTGTGGAAGCATCTGGTAGGTCTGTACGCTCTACATCTTTAAATAAGGCTGGTTCAAGTGTCTCTAACTATAGTATATCAAGATTAGGCTCTGAATTAAATAGACGCTTGCATAAATAGCGCCAAGAGGGAGGACCAGCAAACTCTTTATTATTTGTATAGAATCCTAATGCTATAGATATAGACCCAGTAATTGATGGGGAAATAACTACACCCATCGGCGATGTTAAAGCTGTTAGAGATATGTCCTCTTCAGAGTTATTTCAACACGCAATCCTAGATAAGTTCTATAGTTCCTTCTTGAAGACTGGAAGAATATGTTTCCAACCTACTGTATACTCTGATAAGACCAACTTCTTGAATTATATGTCTAATCTATCTATGTTTAGTGATAATATAATGGATTTAATGTCTGACAAGAGTCAAGAATTTGTTGATTTATATAGAAATACTTTCTTCTCTGCCCACAATCAAATTCAAGCTAACGTAGTAACAAAAATGGAAAAACTAATGTCATTTTTGACTACTGAATATGGAGCACAGTTCAGAAAGGAAGGAGATGTATTTACGTCTAACAGACTAGATAATGTTAGAACGTTCCTAAGAAATAGAACTGAGAGTGATTTAATTTCTCTTGTCTTTAGTTATAACCAACACAATCTTGAGAAGATAGAGTTAGAGAAAGACAAGGATTACAGAAATAGAAAGAAATTCTGCGACCTTAATGAAATAACAGATTTTTATGCTAAACTATATAATGAGCCAGTTCGTCTAAAGAAATTTCTAAAACAACAGTAGGAACTGTTCCTAGAAAACCTTAGAGAATATGGTGTTAATTTCCGATTGTTTGATTCAACTTAGGAATTGAACTCTTGGATTAATAATAAATTAAATGAGAAGGCTGCTACTTAGACAGTTAGATTATTGTCTGACACTAAACTGCTTCAAGTAAAAGATAGACAAGCTTTTGCTGACAAGTGGATTGATAAAGAAACGGGAGAATTGCTACTATAGAAAGATTCAGAAATGAATCCATTCTTGGAAAAATTCTTCTATATAGAGGGTTTATTTAGTAATAACCTAAGACTAAGTTTATCTGGGACGGAAATAAATCATCCAGATAAGGCAAAGGGGACATTATTTAATAAAATAGTTTCTGCTGTTAATGACATAAAAGGAGCAATTGGAAATCCGATAAAAACTAATGTAGCTAGAAAGGCTTTAGAAAATATACTAAATAATAACAAAATAAGCTTTAGTTCTCTTGATAATTTTATCGAAGAGTTTTCTTCAATGAGAGCTATAAATGATTTAGATGGAAAGCCTAATATGTAGGATATATATGATAAAACTATCATAGAAATTATAAATACTGCATAGGGAACTCAATTTAAACGTAATGTTATTATTCCAGCTACTTTGTAGCATCCTCTTACTGGTTTAATAAATGGTGTTGCTAGTAAGGTTAATGCTGCTGTTGCATATGATATGTCAGCACCGGTCAATAACCTAAGAGAATCTGATGAAATAGATTCTTAGGATGGTAGTTCAACTATGTCTCCTATTCAAGTTATTTTGGAAAATAATTCTTTGGGAGATTAGAGAGTTGGAACAAACAGAAAGCCTATATGGGACGATTAGACTGGAGACTTAACGTCATTTCTGGCTAAGTTTGCATCATTTGGATAGACTAATGCGATGATGTTACAATCATTATAGTCTAATTCAGCTTAGTATAATATGTTCAAGAAAATGCATAATATACGTTGGAATGGAGCTATAGATTTGACTAAGAACATTAATCAATTCCAGTAGACAGCATATGACTAGGAAGAAGTTTCTAGATGGTTTAGAGAAGCAATTTTAGGAGGAGAAAAATTATTCTATAAGAACCAGCTTGGAGAAATAGTCTAGGTAACTGACTTTGGAAAAGACAATTCTGGATATTTTACCGTAGAGACTATTCTAGGAAAAGGCTCTAATAAGGTATATCATTACTTTAGTGATGATACATCTGAGCATAGTACAGTTGGTGGATAGGGATTCCATACAATAGACAGTCTTTATGAATTGTTTGTTGCTCTTGGAGGTATTAATTGTACTAACGCTAAGGGAGTAACTTCCGAATTTAGTAATTAGGTTTTAACTAACTTTGTAATTAATGTTGGATATAAGGTTAACCCGAAAGTAACTTCTATAAACGATATAGTCCAACCACTTAAAGATAAGTTTGTAGCATATGTATTTAATAACTCTGCAGTAAAGAACGGTGCTAAGAACATAAACAGTAAAGATGTGTGGACTAATAATGCTCCTCTTAATACTTTCTAGTTAAATATATAGGGATTAGGTATTCAGCTTAATGCTGACCATGATGTAGTTGACTCAGAATTAACAGAGTTCTCTCAGGTAGTTGCGGCTTGTGCGGCATATGGAAAGGATTATAAGTCTGTAAATGAGATTTACTGCGGATTGGCTGAATCAGCATTCTAGGCTTCTGAGTAGGAATTAACTAATATACAAAGATACTTCAAAGATTACGCTGAGGACCCAAGTAAAGCTAAATACTAGTTGTATAAGATAGTTGGAAAACTTATAGTATAGTCCAAGAGTAATAGTGATATGGATTTAACTGAAAAGTTAAAATAGGAAATAAACAAGGAATTTAAGGTTAACAAAGATAACTCATCTTCTGGTTTAAAGATTCCTTTTAGCGATCCTAGTATCTATACACAATTTATTACTAATATTACTTCTGTAATTAATTCCAAGTCTATTAAGCGTAAACACCCTGGGTCTGGATATGTTATGGCGCCAGGCTATAATGTAGTTCAATACTTTCAATGGTTTGACCCAAAAACTAAAACATATAGGAAGTATCTTTTTGAGGATGTTTTAAAGAGAGCTAGAAACGACTTTAAAGGAAAATTAAGAAGTGAGTTAGAAGCATGGTGTGCCAAAAATGGGGTTGACCCAAACAAATATGGAGAACGTAAAAGAAGAATTTCAAGTTTTGACCTAGCTACACTAATTTAGGAGTCTTCTGATAAGATAGACACTTCTCTTATTCCTTATTTAGGTATAACATCTTAGGACACGACTGAGTATAATAGACAGCTTGTAAATATGTTTCTAGCTTCTAAACAAGAGGCAGAGCAAGTAAAGGATAAGTCTTGGTTTATGCCTACTGATATTGTTAATATTATCAAAAATGATGGAACTGTAATATCTCACGATTTATCTGATATGGCTGATTTCTACAAATTCAAAAATGGAATATTTGACATAGAGGACGAATATAATGTAAAAATTAATCAAAAGGGCAACAAGTTTACTATTACATTAAATGAAGATGAAAATTCATCATTTGTTATTGAGAAAGAGATAGATTCAGATAAATGGAACATTCATTTTAAGACAGGAGGAAGAGATTCTAATCTATAGAGAAGAACTCCGTGGATGGGAGCTAAAGAAGATTAGAAAATTAGACTATTCAATGCTGCTCTATAGGTTTTACCTGACGGAGCTATTCTGCGTTTGTCTCCAACTACTCAGGAATAGTTAGATACAAGAATAGGAGGCTTGACTAAGGGAAGTGTCGTAGGGTATTAGAGCATAATAGAAAACGAACAAAGGCACTCTGGAGTTAATTTAGAAGTTGTTTCTGAACCTTATACTGTCTCATATTTTGATAAAGATAACCAAGTAAAATCTACTTAGGTTAGAGAGTATAAGAAAATCTCTAATACTAGTAAACATACTTACAAATTAAACATAACAAAGCCTAATAATCTTAAACCATCTCTTCTTAGATGGCAATATGTAGACCCAGCTGATGGTATCACCAAGTACATGACTATATATGACCATCCGATTATTAGAGGTTCTTGGAACTTACCAAAATCTGAAAGACCAAAACAAACTTAGATATAGTAGGTTTTAGACTTACTAGATGAAGGAAAGTTTGAATTGAATGGATAGATATTAGATATAGTTCCAGGAAGTCTTGAAAATACAGAAGCTGAAATAGTTCTTGGTAATATGTACAAGGACATCTTTCAAACTGGAGATGCTACATTAGCAGATATTATGGACTAGGGAGAGAATTTCTTCAGAAAACAGACTGAGGTTCCAAAGATTCCCGCTGGATTTTATAATCTTGCATTTGTTAAGAATAATGGTCAACATACTTTAGTTTCGTTTAGTAATCTAATAGAAACTCTTAATATATACGAAGACCCGTTTGATTATACTTAGGAGTATATAAACGATAATAACGAAATTTATACTCACTAGGATGGGATAAAGATTGGAAAATATATACAATCTTCTTGGAAATATTCAGATGGTAAGGTTTTAGACTAGAATAATCAAGAGATAGACAAGTCTCGCTATAGACTTATTCAAGATGAGAATGGAAACGTGGAGAATGTATTGTAGAGAATAGATTATGTCAAAAGATACAAATATACTAAATCGGAATTAGTTAATGGAGAGTAGTAGTTAATTAACTATACTTTATACAAGATAGCCCCCGTTTAGGACATAAGAAATGCTTTAGACAAAAAAAGCAAAGACTAGGATGTATTAAATTCAGATGCTTTCCACCAAATCTCTTCTATACTTAATAACATTTATTCTCAGGATAAGTATATAGACATATAGGTTAATACTGGTGTAGAACTAAACCCAGATCTTAGGAGAACCATCGCCAATAGTCTTGTAGACTTCGGAAACGATACAAAATATGATAAGGAATCTAATAAAAGAGTCTTAATGACTCCAGAGGAAATTTAGAAACTTCCAAGATTCTAGTAGCATATGATTGAGTTACGAAATGCTCTAATTGGAAATAATTTCTAGGAATAGTACAGGTAGATAAGAACGTCTTACTATGAATATCTCCAGTAGTACAAGAAGCAATATTCATCGTTCTTAACATCTCTTCATTTCATCTCTTCTCGTATCCCAGCACAGTCATTGCAATCATTCATGCCCATGACTTGTGTAGGATGGACTGCTGATACCTCTAATACTGCTTATGTTTCCTATATTTAGACATATTTGTAGGGTTCTGACTACGATATTGATAAAGCTTATGTTATGGGACAATCGTTTAGTGATGATGCTATGTATATAGGCTGGAGTCCATTATTCAATTATTCTTCTGAGCAAATGGTTGATGCTAGTAAAACTCTTCCATTACCAAGAGGAAATAAATTAATTGTGGTGGAAGGAGAGCAATATTCTATAGAAAACGAACTTAATAGTATATTATCTTCATCTGGTCCAGAAAGACTTAGAAAAATGGCTAACTTGATATATAAGATAGACAATAATAATGGAAGATATAATTACATAGTTGGAGAGAATGCTGATTAGAAGTAGAAGATTATAGAGCAGATTCAGAAACATGAAAACTATAAAGTAAGCTATAGATAGAGAGAGTAGGCATACAAAAATGTAGCCAGTGCTAATATTAGAAATGTTGTTCATAACATTAGAAATAGAGACTAGGCATATTCTCCTATTACAATGAGGGACTTGCAGAAAGAGGCTGACAAATCTCCAAAGGGAGCTAAAACTAAGTAGTTAAATATGATGAATCCGCTTACCAAATACGTAATGCAAAACCAGAACTTAGTTGGTAAAAACGTAATTGGTATAGCCGCTAATGGTGAAAAAGACTGGTTTAACCTTACTTACTACTATCATAATGTATTAAGAAATGGAAATCAGAAAGATAGATTCTTCCTAAAGATGAGTCACTCATACAGTAGATTATCTGGGCGTGCTACTGACCAACTAATGAACGTGGTTGTAAAACACATTCCAGACTTGTGGAATGCTTCCCCAGAATTGTCTTAGAAAATTAAGGAAGAATTTTATGCTACATATGATGGTTAGATAGACATGGATGATAAATATGTAGACTAGTTAATTTCTCAGATTCTTTCAGCAGCAACCGATAATGCTAAAGAGTTAATTCTAGCTAAAATTAATGCCGGTACTAACTTGGCTAAATATCATCTACACCTAGTTATGATGGGATTCAATCTTAAGGATATTGTAGCATTTATGACTAGTCCTGTAGTGGAGTTGATAGATAAGTATAGTAGAAACGATTTATATAAAAATCAAACAAGTTCTGTAACTAATGCCATTAAGACTCTGAATGGAGACATAGACTTATCTAAATTAATAGTTAATCCATAGGATAACCTTTCTCCAGAAGAAAGAATAGAAGCTATGGAATCTTATATGGAAGCTGAGGCAGATATGATGATGGAATTAATGGCAGAAGGTCGCACTCCGAGAAGAGTAAATAATGAGTATTCTTGGGTAATTAAAGAACTTGGTTCTATGTATAAGACAGCATAGGCTAGGTCTCTTAAAGATTTTGTATAGAAATATATTAAAGCTAAGACTGAACCCTTATCTGCCAATAGTCCAGAATTTATGGTAGCCTTGTCAAACTATGAGTTGCCAGTAACTTCTAATATGAATACTAATTATGTGTTTAGATACATAGATTAGATTGTAAATGATATAAGATCTCAAATAGAAGACTATAACAGGATTCATCCGAATAGTAACTATTCTATGTTGGACTTTAAGCTCGACTTGAATGAATTTTAGAGAATAACAGATGAAGCGAACGAGACTTCTACATTGGCTTCTGTGTGGTTGAAACTGAATTAGGGTATTCCACAAACAGATATGGACTTGATTAAACTAATCAAGAGGATGTATGCCACTGTATCTACTAGAGAAAGAAGAATGGGTATAAAGAAACCTGTAGATTCTAACAAGTAGAAATTTGTTAATTTGTCCGATGAAGAAGATATAGTTACTGGAAATTCTGGTACCAAATAGGAACTTTTACAGTATCTAGAAAAATATTCTATGTTGCCAACTGTTCCAGAAGCCTCTAAGAATAAGACAGAAAGTGGTCTAATAAAAACTATAAAGAGTATCTAGGGAAACAACCCAGAGTTATCTCTTGCCGAAATAGTTTCAATATTAGAGGATGCAGTTAGGACAGACTTGTATGGAAATTTTGATTTATATAAATTCTTGAATGATGAGAAAGTAGTACTTCCCCAAAGTTCTAGAACCATCTATAACACTAGATAGGGAGACCTTGTTTCATATAGGGAGCTTGCTGCTACATATTATAACTTAATTAAATCTAGTTGGAATATTCTTGATATGGTCAATCGTATTCCACACTACAAAATGAACCTAGATTTATTAAATTATACTCTATAGCAAAGACATCTATTTGCAAATAAGTCTAAAATAGTAGACTAGTTAATTTCTTTAGGAGAACTATCTTATAGTGCTCTATCTGACAGAGATTATAAAAACATCATACAGTATGCTGATAAGATATTGATAACATCATATTTCTTATCTAAAGAAGAACCTATAGATATATCTAAAGTGGATGATACGAAAGTATACGATTCTAATTATGACTTAGTTAGGTCAGATGAATTATATCTAAATTCTCTTAATGGAATTGACTCACTAAAGAACTTTGTAGAAAATAATTTCTTTGAGTGGTTGAAGAATACTTACCCAGATAATTTCCTGGTTAAAGAATTAGTATAGAGTTCTAATAGGGGAAAGAGTATGTTAAGAACAGCCCTTAATCTATTTGAAATTGACTAGAGTCTGACCAACAAGTAGACCTATAATAGATACCTAATAGGTATTCAAGAGTTGGCTAATGAAAAATTTGATTAGAATCACTCAGTAGCTGACATACTGATGCTATATAACCTGGCAGTGAATGGAACCAGATTGGGAGGAAAATACATGACTGGTATATTTAGAGATTAGGTCAGAGAAGGTAATGTTCTGTATGATTATTATAAATTCATGTCTGAACAAGATTATAATGATGACTTTAAATATATTATGCCAACTAAGAGAGATTTCTTAATTGCTATGGCCCCTACTGTATATTCTACTTATGCATTAAATTATAGGACAGAGCCTTACGTTAAAGTTCTTAATCCAGCTCATGGATATGACGTGTATAAAAGATACTATGATAAGTCTGATTATACTTGGAAGTATGACATGAGTAAACCAGAATCCCTATTATAGTTAGACCATCTAGGTTTAACGTAGGGGGAGATAGATGAAAGAACTTATAATTACGCACAGAACTCTCTGGTAATGTTCCCAGAACTTCATAAGAGATTAAGAGAAAATTCTATATTCTCTGGAAACGGAGAAACGAATATGAAAGACAAGGTGTTATAGTTAGCACAATATATTAGATAGAACAGGTTGCTTATTTACAAACTATGTTAATATGGAATGTGATGTAATTCTTGAGATAGGAGGGAAAAGTAATTTTAAAATTGATAGAGAGTCTAGTGAAAAGGAGCTAGACTCTCTTCAAGATATCGTGGAGTACTTAGACACCCTTCCTGAACATAAAATAAAACAGTTGATTTACGACTTGTAGACATCCTCTACAAGAGTGAAAAACTCTCAAAAATACTTCTTGGACAAACAGCTAATAGGGAACTGTTCTTTCGAGAATTTGAAACTTCGTTATCCAGAGGAAACGGAATTGATTAAAGATATTGAGAAACCCTATATAATTACTCTAGTAGATAAAGCATATTCTAACGGAGATATGCTTAAAGGAAGGGTTGTAGTGAACGGAGTAGTTAGTTATATATTTAGAAATAAGTTTGATGTTCAGAATTTTGCCGAAACAGAACATAAGAAACATCTTGCCGAACAAATTATAGCTGACAATGATATTACTGATTAGTATCTATCAGAAAAGTATAAGGATAAACTGAATATTATTAAGGATAACTATAAGAAGAACTTAGAGAGAATTACTAAGGAAGTAGACCCTACTCCATCTGAGTAGTTTACCATTAAACATCTTATTTTAGATTATCTTAATAATAGTAGTGACTATACCAAGCTGATAAAGGTAGGAGACTAGATTATTGATTCTGGTTCTGTATTGAATGATTTCTGTAGAGAACTTAATAAGTAGTAGGTAATAAATGAGGATTCTGAATCCGACTTAGCTAGATACTTAAGAAGACTACACTGGAAAAGAGAGTCGTTTGGAAAATCTGAATTATATAAAGGGTTAGTTACTTACATTCCAGAATTTTCGCAAGAAGTTAGTGAGTAGTAGTTCATAAATCTAGATTAGGATGGAATGGAAAGTTTACTTCAAAAATACTTTAAGAATGATATTATTCTATCTAACTATCATGTAGAATCAGTTGGCAAATCTGTCCCTCAAACTATAAGACTTACCAAGTCTTAGGTAAAAAAATTGTTTGAAAATACTTTAGCTCTTAAGAATACGGAGAGAAAGGCTTTAGGAGAATTGGAATTATCTAACAGTTATGAGGACAATATATCATCCTTAGAGGACGCACAAGCCTTTTTTCAAGGTCACTTAAATATGGACATAGACGGAGAGATATATACTCTAAATATTTCTAAAGATAAGGACTAGATAGTGTACAGTTATAGAGGTAAGAAGCTCACAAACGATGATAAGGTTAAGTTAAAAAGGAAAGGAAGAGTTTTAAAAGATGAATTTAATTTTGGATACGACACAATGAATATATTTACTCCAGTAAATGAGGATGGAGTAAATAACGGATACTACAAAGGGTACTATATATATAATCATCTAAACGAGGCTGGGGATAATATATTTATAGTAAGTAACAGTGTTATTAGTCCAAATCTATATGACCCTGCAAAGTTTAAATCATTGAAGGATGCTAAGTTAGCAGTAGAAGGATTTAACCGCTCAGCTAATGTATCAAAACAAACTAAAGTGGGATTAAAGCAAATATTAGGAAGTTCTGATGGAAAAAGATATGTTAACCTAGAATTTCCGACTAATGTTGGCTAGACCATAAACTCTATAGCCTATCCAATAGGCCCAAAAACTAAATTATTTGCTCAGGAGCATAACTTAATTACCACAAAGAAGCCCTCAGAAATCCAAGCCTTTTATAAATAGAGAGGTATAGATATTTCATCGTTAGACCTTCCTGAAAAAATAGGAATCTTTCTATATGCAATGACAGAAAATGGATATTCTATCAATGCTATGTAGGGAAAGACCTTAGAAGATTCTGACTATGCCAATATAAGAAAAATCATATTTGATATAAATAATGCTCCAATTAAATAGTATCTAGTAGAAAGAAGTAATAAGAATGGTGAGGGTAATTATACAACCTATATAAAATCCTTATCTGATTCTGGAATCATTATAAATTCTACTGGAGTAGACTTGGCAGGAAATCCTCCGACGTAGAGTCTTACGAGTACACTATTTAATTTAAAAGATACTCTTGAGAACACACTTTTCAAAGATACTCCAATTAAGATAGTTATTACAGATAATGAATAGCTAGCGCAACTTCAGGACTAGAACGGAAATAGAATATTCCACGATGGTACTGATGGGGTGAGGGCTTTTATCTATGACAATAATCTCTACATAAATCAGAGTAATGCTAGTATTAATGACCTTCTTCATGAAACTTTCCATATTGTACTAGGAGCCATAAAAGCTCAGGATATGAATGAAGGTACTAGAAATTATGAAAACATTTTGAATTTCTATGATAAAAAAGTATCTTAGATGACTAAGAATAGAGTTAATGACCTCTATAGAAACTTAGCATATATAGATAGAATGGAAGAGGGTGTCGTTAGACACTTAGCTAGATAGGTTGAAAATGGTGATGTGTTTTACTATAGTGATAGAACTAATGAAGCGATTGATTTGTTTAGATAGCAATTTCTAAACATAAGACAAAATATTAGAAAAAATATTAAACTTGATTTGGATTCCGATTTGGGTTTCCAGTCAAGCATAAATACTCTAGTATCATCATAGGTAGGACAAATGTAGAAAAACCGTATCATTTCAAACCTTATAGAGAAAGGAATTGAGAAAGGTTTAATATTAGAAAACTGTAAATGAAAGATTGTAATTACACATTAGTTGGAAAAAGGCAGTATAACCACTCTTATGACGAATTAATCAAAATCTTGAAAAGAAGTCCGCAGCTTGCATATGACATTCTTTATTCTAAAGATTATAATCGTTAGACAAGAGTGGTTGACAAACTGTCAGAATTAAAGGAATAGGGGAAACGCAAGTTTAGAAAGGAATTTTCTGACAGGGTAGATGTTATAAATGGATGTGCAGAAATAAACGCATCTGGATATACAACTCAATCATTTATTGATTCTGGGTTATATGTTGACCAGTATGGAAAACAAATAATGCCGGTTTTATAGGTAGATGATTATATTGAAAGAATGAAATCTCTATACGAATAGAAGGGATTAACTAAAGATTAGGTCGATTAGCATATCTCTATTTTAAAAAATAGCTGGAAAAGAATAGCAGAAGATGGTAGAGATTTACATAAAATTATCTTGAAGCAAGGTAAGGAAACCTCTTACTCCTAGACTGAGGATAATACTAAGGGTACCTCATTTGAGCACCTAAGTGACGTTATACACGACTAGGTTTATGATGATATATTTAGTTAGGTATACTTAGGAAACGGAAAAGAATCTAGAGAACTTGGGGATGACTCTTCTCCAGTTATTCTCAAGAATCTAAATCTCTCTGCCAAATTAATAGGAAGAGACGAAACTATTACTGGACATATTGATTATATTGTAGTTAAACCAAATGGTTCTGTAGAAGTATTCAACATAAAAAGTTCACACGAATCTCCCGCATTTTGGGATTAGGCGAAGAAAGAAAAATATAGAAATGAGTTTGCTTTATTATCTAGAATACTTTAGTATAATGGAATTAATACTAACGACATTAGATTTAATGTTATTCCAGTGACACTTGGATATGATGATTAGTTTCAGAATATAAAAGAGATTACTGTTAATAGAGCAGAGTGCTATAGTCATAATAGAGGTGCATTTATAATGCAAGAATCTATGAAATTAGCTCAAAGGTTCATAGCATCTAATGCAGAAACTATTACAATAAACGACTCTTCAATAGATACCGTAAATAAGCAATTAAGTGCAGTATTTCCAAAAAGAGATATAAAAGCTGATGGAATAACATCTACTATTGAAGAATATATTGATAAAAACTGGACATATTGGACTCAAGGAGAGCAGCCAGATACTGGTTGGAACCTCACTATAGATGGAGTGATCTATCATGTAAATAGTTCTGAAGTTAAGAGTAAGAATAAGGAAGTAATAGAAATCATTAAGCAAAACCAGGATAAACTTCTAAATGTAGATAATGGAAAACTGAGTGCTAGAGGTATAGTGAATTAGATAGGAGAATTTAGAAGATTCGGTTTTCCAAAATTTGACAATGACTATTTAGATTAGCTGTTTAGTCCATACTTTGAACATTCTGTTGTGAAGGTAAATGGAAAAGATAAATACAATTATCTGTGGGAAGTAGTTAAAAATGATACACTAGATAATTGCAATATCATTATGTTCAAAAATACTCTTACTGGATAGGTCAACGTAGTTACTCTTTCTGGTTTAAACTTAGACTAGAAACACTCTTTTGAGGGTAGAGATAATATATTAGGTTTCCATTTAAACGATTTATAGGCTACTGATAATCAAGGTAGAGAATTGATGAAAGCCACATACGGAAATATAGAGACGATGAGAACAATGTTCTTGTTGAACGAGATAATACCGCAATTAGGTTCTGATATTAAGTTGGGGGACTTAATAGTAGTTGGTGGGCTGGGTGGAAAAATATAGAGTCAATAGTATCCAATACAGTTAGTTGTCTCAAATTTCGTTAAAGCTCAGGAAGTTTTGAATAAGAAAGAACCAAATCTTAAAATTAACAATAACTTTTCTACTGTGGAGCATATCTCTCCAGTATCATTATTGATAAATGAATTTTGGGATATTTTACATGAATCTCCCAATCTAGGAAAAACAGATTTCAATTCTTTAAAGGAATTAATTTCTGGGTCTGATACGGACGGATTGTAGCATCTATTAAATGGAACTACAATAGATTCTTTGGCATCTGCTGAAACTACTGAAATATAGATTTAGAGACTAGAGGAATTGATTAAGAAGTTAAATACTATCATGTCTAATTAGCATATGTCTGTATCTCCTGATACTATCATAAAGTATGCTACTGGAAAAGCTAAACTAGCCAATCCAGAAAGGAATGAACTAGTTACTGGATGTTGTAAACTGTTACTTAATGCTTCTATAGCTTTAGATAGATTGTCTGGAGTTATCAGAATATCAGAGGGTGATTTATCAGAGACGGAACGATTACTTGCAAGACCTCAAAATATATCCAATTCATAGGTTAGAATTATTAGTAAACTATTGCAAGATGCTATCCACAATATTTCTAATAAACTAGAACCTCAAATATCAGACTTTAATTTAGCCTGTCTAGAATATTACAAAGCTAAGGGATACGGGAAAACTCGAAATGCTTTGATAGGAGATTAGGTTAAAGTTTTTAGACACTTGTATAAAGAAAAGGATGGAGAGTTATTCTTCAAGAATCCATATGATAATTCTGAAGATTTGGATGAGGATGATAGAAAGTTCCTAAAGAAAGCATTATTTGAAATAAATAAACTAAGATTTAAGGATAATAACTTTTCATATAAATCTGAAGATGATAAATCTCTATTATCGTTTATAAAAAATAATCCCCAATACTTATGGGTACCATTGGAAAAAGCTTCTTCATCTACTAGATGGAGTAATCCCGGTAAGTACTTTGAAGACTTTAAAAGAAGGGTTAGGGGATACTGCAAAAATCCAACATTATTCTTCAAGGAAATGTATGAGGATATTCTAACAGATTAGGAAGAATCCTAGATTAATTAGGATATAGAGGATATGTAGGCCTATAATAGATTTAGAGCTTCAGAGACTACAAAAGGTAGACAAAGATTGTTAACTAGATATGGAAAGGATTACTTTGAAACCAACCTATAGAACCTTGTGATAGATTATTCATATAAAAGTCTTCAAGAAGAAGAAATGAATAAAATGTTAACTAGGGCTAAAGGCATTCTTCTGTAGTTAAAGTTAACTGGAATTAGAGAAGATGATTAGGAAAAATTTGCTAAGACTATTAAACATATTGATGACTACATTAAGACCGCAGTATTCAACAGGAGTATAATGGAGGAAAGCTCCAAGGAAATTATTGCTAGGTTACAACCTCTCAGAAAAGCAGTATCTACAGTATATATTGCAGCTAGTCCTGTTGCAGCTATCCGAGACGTTTTTGGAGGTTTCCTATCTAATGTGGTCAGAACAATGACAAAATATAGAACTGACATAGACGCCAAAGATGTTATGTGGGCGTATCAATTTGTGTTAAGATAGGGAGTCCATTCTGCCATGAGTATAGACTTACTAGATAAATTAAATAGTAAGTATCTTATTTCTAATATCAATATAGAATAGCAGTAGGAAGGTTATAAAACTAACAGAGGAGGTATAACAAATGCTGGAAATTGGATGTATGCCACTCTTAGAAAACCTGACTTTCTAAATAGAATGGTTTTATTCATGGGAAAACTAAAGCATGATGGTTCCCATAATGCTTATTCCATTGTGGATGGAAAACTAGTATATAACTGGAGAATGGATAAAAGATTTAATTTATTAGCTTCAAATGATAAGAGTGATATGGAAGCCTACAATAAGTAGAAAGCTCTGTACTTGAGCTAGATTATGAAGTTTAATGAAGAGAATCCAGAAGCAAATCTTCCTGTCAGTCTTGATACTAATTTACCAGACGGTTATACCTAGAACTAGATTGATGAAATCAAGAATTTAGGAGATACCATATACGGTTCATATAACCGAAGCACAAAGGCTATGTATGAAAATCTTGCTATAGGTTCACAGTTTGTAGTATTCTCTACTTGGATGAATGGTATATATGATGTATATCTAGGATAGAGAAGAGAATCTTCTTATGAAACTTAGAAAGTCTAGAAAGAGGACGAGAACGGAAATAAACTCTGGATAGATGATAACGGAAATGTTACCACAGAGAATACAGGAGTTCCATATTTAACTGATGTTCCATTAGTTGTATAGGGAGTATTAAGAACTTTACAAGATACGGTCTCAGAACTTTACCACGGTAGAGGATGGGAAGGAATAAAGCAGAATATTCTTAGTAACCCGATGTAGATGAGGAACTGGAGAAGAATACGGTCAGATGCTCTAGTAGCTATGTTATTGTATTGGCTGTTTGAGGAATTAATTAACCCTGCATATAAGGAACATAAGAAAACTGGAGATGGGAAGGATGTTCTAACTAATGCCGCTATTGAATTACTATATAAAGGTAGCTCTAGTAGTTTTGAAGAGTTTAAAGGACCTTTTCCAATATTGGACTACGTAATGAATAATACTAGTCCTGCATCTGTTAAGTGGGGAGCTAAAGTTTATAATGACATTGGAGGATTCTTGTTCGGAGATACTACATTTGGAGAGTTAGTTACAAAATCCCAAGCATTACCACGTTCTTTACAGGACACATATAAAATGTATAAAAGAGATACTATAAATGGTATTGGAGAAGAATAAAAAAATAAGGGAATATAGGAAGGCATAATCGCCAACCTATATTCCCTTTATTATTTACCGCGTACCGTAATCAGTTATGTTAGTGCGTTCTTTACATACATTACATTGTACAGTTTTACCTAGTCCTATTCCAGTATGAGTAAATATTATTGAACATCCGCACGCCTTTATTCCCTTGTGCAGTTCATAGTGCTCCTTTTGGAATTTAGCATAAGCTTCTGTTTCCTTTTCATTTAGACTGTAAGTTATGGTAGGTTTAGGAACAGAAATTGTTCCTATACTCCATCCTTTTGCCTCATATACTGGTTTCTGAGTTTGTTTATCCTCTTCTAGTTGTCTAATTCTTTCTCTACAGATGTGAATAATTTTCTCATAGTCCATTATTCTAGCATCCTCTTTAGATTTTCCAGGCTCTTCTTTAATTCTCAAAACCCTTTTAACTATATCAGCATCCCACGGATTGAGATTATATTCTTTCCATATATTCCACGGCTGAATTACGTGAGTACTATAATCAGACTTTCCTATATGGTAATCTTGACAGCTCTTTTCCGTGGTTTTCAAAATACCCAAGTTCAATAAGTGCTCTATCTCTTTCTTGTTTAGCTTTACTAATTGAATCAAATCTTCCTCGGTTCTCATATTTATTTCCATTTTTTATTCTCACTACCCACTTATCTGACCATTTATCGTATGATACTCCAGTAATTCCAGAGATATTGTCTCTCCTTTTTGGTTTATTCCTACTGTTTTCTTCTGGAGTTACTAATCTTAAATTTGAGATACTGTTATTATTGGTATCCTGATCAATATGGTCTATTTGTTCTAATGGATATATTCCATATTCAAAATACCAGGCTAGTTTATGTAGGTAATATTTTACTTGGTTATAGGTTAAGCACTTATATCTACTAGTAGTATTTGTCCCTATAGGAGTGCTTAAATTTCTATGAATTTTATTTTTTATCCAGTAGAATTGCCCAGAGTTTTTATCGTATCTCACCTCCTTTTTGAGTTTTTCTAGTTCGCCTGAAGTTTCCTCAGAGTTGTATTTCATACCGAGGCTGGATTTTGTGCTTACTGTAATCAGAGTTTCCTACATTATACTCCCTAACACCTTTATTCGTCTCCATTAACAACTTCGATTTTATATTCAAGTTCCATAGAATCTCTTAATGTATCCAAATCATCTACAAATATGATTACATCTCCAGAGTCTACAAAATCTCTTAATACGTCTATAAAATCAAACTCATCAAGTTCGTCGTCACATTCTTTAGCATAAGCTACTCCAGTTCTACTTAGTAATACTCTATACATATTAATTATCGTTTAAGATTTGCATAATAGTTCCGAGAGATACAGCACCAACAGTTCTCTTAACTTCTTCATCTCTGTCATTGTAGTAAATCAACACAGGCACATTTCTTATGCCTTTAGAGTTTGCTAATTCTTCCTCTTCATCTACATCATGCTTTACTATCTCTATCCCAGAGATTTGTTCAAGAGTTCTGTCTAATACCTTGCATGGTCCACACCATGATGCTCCAAATTTTTCAATTCTTGTTACCATTCTTATTAAATATGAAAATCAATTACAGAAATTTCTACATCATCTTCTACTGATTCCAGATAATCTAGAAACTCTTTTCTCCAAACATCTTCATCTTTGTCATTGGTAGTCATAGCCCACCAACCCATACTAGCAGACTCATGCCAATCTCCGTCCTCTGTTACAAAACAGAATGGAATTCTATCTTTTTCCAACATAGCATTCCAGTCTACTTCTTCTTTGGTAGCAAAGATGGCATTGAGGGGTTCTCCGTCTTCTCCTTTTTCCTTAAGAAGTAACCATGCTCCCCATCTACCTCCTTCACAATACCAATCCCACTTAGAGTCAGGATTATATGTAGACATCAAGTTCTCTTCGTCATCAATTTCATATCCCCAGTTCTTAGCTTCTTCCCAGGCATCTTCATATGAGATAAACAACCCTTTCTCTATGATTTTATTAGCTCTTTCAAGCTGTTCCTTTTCCCATTCGGTGGTAGGATTCTTATACTTATCTGCTAGCTTAATGGCATACTCATAGTTATCAGCGTGTCTGGTTTTAACCTCATCAATGGCTTCATCCTTTGTATATCTAACATATTGTTCTACCTCCATGTTTTCATCATAGGGTTCTAACAATGTTTCAACATTACTTCCGAATACTAGTCCTACAAAATGGCTCATACTATATATTTTTTAACAATTTCTGAAATCATCTTACCGTCTGCTTGAGGAAATTCTGATTTCAAATATTTAATCGCATTTCCCATTTCTTTCTTTGGAATTTGGAAACTAACCATATCTATTGAATTTTCTTCATTATAGAAATCTTCAATAAAGCCTTTTCCCTCACACCATATTTGTAATGCAGAATGTATGTCTGGCTCATTTACAGGCTCAGGAAGCAACTTTTTTAGTACTTCCAATTCATCCCTATATTCAGTTGCCAAGTCCTCTCTACCAGCCTCTATAAAGCTAGAAATACTGTCCTCTAATTTCTTACACATTTTAGAAATAAGCTGTATCTCAGCTGCTTCATCATAAGGTTTAGCATTTTTAGCAGTTTGTAGAATCTGAATTTCTGCCTTCAGATTCTTATATGCACGAAGTTCTACTTGATTTTTAGACTTCATTGCTTTAGCTATACATTCGTTTATATTTATCATTTTAAATTATTTAATCCTTCTTCTAAAACTTCATTTAACCAAGTGCCTCCATTGTAAAATTGGACAATGTACTTGTAAGTTCCATCTCCATTACTTCTAACGTCAACCAAATAGGAAGTGTCTTCTGGATATTGAGTATCATCACATTTATACAGTTCTCCGTTTAACACTTTATAAGTATCATCCACATCCATTAAGGTTTCAGCATATGTATCTCCTTCATAAGCAATCTCATAACCATATTTCTTACAAAGATACTCACAATATTCTTCTACTGTAAGTCCTTTTGTATTAATTTTAGTTAAAGTTCCTGTATGTAATTCAACACAACTCATATTTCTAGAGTATAATTAGAAATCCAATCTCCACAACATTCACAATGTCCTAAGTCTTTATATTCTCCTAGATGCTCAATAAGAGACATCCATACATCCTGAAGAGTAGCTATATCAGTTTCTCTATCCAGCATAGCTCGTATAGATACTTTTATCTCTTCTGGAGTCATATCTACAGTCTCTTTTCCATCAACTGTAAGTGATGTGCAAATACATCCGTCAGTATATTCTAGTTTCATATTACCAATGTATTGATATATAAGAAGGGTAGTTTTTTTCAAAACATTCTACTCTAAATCCTCTTTGCGTAAGTTCTTTTATTAGTGGAGAATATATCTCGTTAACAGCGTAGCTCCAAGTTATATAGGACCTACCTTCCTCTGCTGCCCATAATATTTCTTTTTCTATTCCCTCGATAGCATATTTGTATTTCTGGTCAAGTATATTAGACTTAATTTCCTTCCTATAAGATGTTAACAATTTAGCATTTTGTGCAGTCACCATATTTTCCTCATTAAAATATTATCCATTATAATCTAAAGCTTTAACCAAATATTTGATTGCTTCTAGCTGTCCATATGTTAAGGATATCAGTTTATCATTTAAACAAATATCCCAACCTTCTCCATTCACCCATTCTGTTACTTCTATAAAGTCTGAATCCTTCGCCAAATGGTCATACTTTTTTAATTCGTCGCTTACAGCTTTTCTTTCATGAATTTCCATATTAAATAATTATTTTAAAATGTACAGAAGTTTCCCAGGTTCTCCAACCTAGAAATTTAGTAGGAACCAAGTTAGGTTTTCCTATTAAATCTCTAAGTTCTAATGGGGTCAAATCAAATTCCATCCCTTGGACGTCATCTGGAGACAGTCCTATCCAAACTTTCATTCTTCTGAGATTCTATTTTTTCTTTAACTTCCCTATATGATATTGGGGTAAAATTATTATTATCAACTCCGACATCATACTGAGTCGGTAATAGTACCCTAAGTCTAGAAATATCCAAACCATCGGCTTGTGGTCCAGAGTGAACATGACCAAATAATTGCCATACTCCTCTATATGACCCTCCATAACACAGAAATGGATAATGGTTTAAATAGATAGAATTATCCTCAATCTCTATCTGCAGTTGAGGTACTACCATATCAAAATATGACATATATCCCTGTCTAAGATTCTTTCTGTCATGATTGCCTATAATGAGGTTTATATGACCATTTAGACGAGGGATGATGCTATTCCATACACTACTTCCACCAAAGGCAAAATCTCCCAGATGGAAGACCGTATCGTCCTTAGAAACCACCTTATTCCAATTTTCTATCAGAACTTCGTTCATTTCTTCTACATTTTGAAAAGGTCTATTACAAAACCTAATTATATTGGCGTGTCCGAAATGAGTATCTGAGGTAAAAAATGTATGGTCTGGACTATACTTAATCTTCTTTTCGCTCATTCTTTCCTAATTTTTCAGCAATTATATCATACCCAGTTTTCATACAACAATAAAGTTCAGATGAAACCATTTTTCTAAATTCAAAATAAAATATCTCCTCTCTAACTAATATGGGAAATAGAGTATGTGTTACTGCTAGGATTGAAACATTAAATTTTTTATGTAAGTTTCTGTACATATTAGACATCCCAACCTGATGAGATAAGTCAAATCCCTTGTCAACCTCATCAAATACTAGCAGGGTTTTATCATCCCAATATTCCTTGTTTTCCTCTACCCACTTACCCAGCATTGCTAGACTTCTCTGACCTGTAGACATATGTTTTGTCTGAAATCCTCCATTTTCAAATAAAGCTTCTGCCGTAGCACTATTATTAAGACTCGTTGGGTCATCAAACTCAGCACTAATAAAATAAAATTTAGTAAAGTTAGTGCTTATTTCAACCTTATTTTTAAACCCCCTAATGCCACAATACCCGAGTTTGATCTGATACATAGCATTTGGATCATCTTTACTATTATCACATTGATAATCCCTTATGATATCAACAAGGGTTGATTTTCCACACCCGTTATCTCCAGCGACTAGGATTTCCGGGCATTTATCAAAATCAAAATTAAATTCATCGCCATGCTTGAGAGTTCGAAAATCCTCAAGCATTTTTATATTAAGGTACATATTAAGAAATCAAATCTTTAAGTTTGGAGATGTACTTACTATTATCCTCAGCTACTTGTTGGTTGAACTCAATTTGAGTTTGAATAGAAGCAATTTCATTTTGTTTAACCTTAATATCCTCAGCTATAGCTGCGTTTAGGGCTATAGCCTGGTCATAAGAGGTCCTAAAAATGTTCTTTACTTCTGCTAACTGTTCCGCGAACGATTTTACTTGTTTCTTGTTACTGAAAATACTTGAGATATTCATAATATTAATTAGTTATTTAGTTTATAAAATTTGGTTTCTACTTCCCACTCAAAGATTGAATCTAAATTCTTGAAGCCTTTTCTTGGACTGTTTGCATAAAGATCTTTTAATTGTTCGGTCATCATATTAATCATTTCAGCATAGTCCATTTGTCTTCTTATTTTGGCAGCCTTGCGAGTCCATTTAGAATTTCTTCCTACAGTATATACGGCTCCATACCTAAGATATCTTCCACACACTCTTGGATATAGGAAGGCGTACTTAAGAGCCTTCTTTATTTTTCTGGGTATCCTTCTATTCCCCATGATACGTGAAACCATAAGCTGCTCCATATAAATCCCACAAAGTTTCTTCCTCCAAGTCTCTAGAACACCACTCTAAATCTGGAAGAGAATATTTTACTATAGCAAAATACAAGTTTACAAATTCCTCCTCAGCATAGTCAAATTCATAACATCCAGCTGGTGCACCCCATTCAGCATCTAATTCCCTAACATACTTCCCGTCTATTATTCCTAGTTTTAATAACTCTTTAGTAAATTTTTCTGGTATCCAATAGTCTGACTGAAAATCTACTCCAACTTCCTTGATAAAATCAAAACCTAGGAGTTTAGTAGTTTCCTTGTATGCTTTGGATATTTCATCTGCTGAATGATTAGCAACTATATGATAGTCTGTTGTACAGGCATGGCCATCCCCTCTGGGTCTCCAAGCGTAAATCCAATATTATACTTCATAATTAACAAGTTCCATATTCTGTTTCTTTATAAAACTCAATCTTTTGTCCATATAGTTTCTGCAACTCCTGATTTAGTTCAGTAAATACACTATATGGCATTTTCTTATTCTGCCTAGCAAAGTAAGCAGGATGATATACTTCCATAATTTTTGGGCTATTTACAATATACTTCTTAAATGACGATGCTTGATTACCAAATAATACATATATTATACCTCCATCCTTGGCGCTTAGGTTGTGAATCAATTTAGCAGTAAATGGCTTCCATATATCAAAATGGTAACCTACTCTACCAACCTCACAAGTAAAGGCAGTATTAATCATTAAAATACCTTGCTTAGCCCACGATTCTAGAGTGTTATCAAAATCTATTCTATTATGAGGAATCTCATAATTTATTGCAGCTTCTTTGACTACCTGTAATGAAGGCGATAGTTTATCTTCTGGAGTGTCCTTTGAGTTGCCAAACAATATTCCAGTAGCCACACCTTGTTGTGGGTACGGGTCTTGTCCCAGAAAGACTACTTTACAGTCTTTCAAAGGACAAGCCCTAAAGGCTTTAAATATATTTGGAGAGGAGGGACATAAAGTTGTTTTATCTATAATACTTATCCAAGACAGTATCTTGCGAAGTTCTACAGTATCTATTACATCCATCCAATCTCCAAAGTATTCACTAGCTTTCATTCACACCATCCTTTTTTTCTAAATTCTGCATGTAGAGGTTCTGCCAATTCTCTAGCCTGTGGATGTGCACTTTCTGCATCACGCAATTTAAAGAATCCGTCCCACTGTGTAAGAGTACCAGTCATAATTAATTCAGTCTTAAGACTATTAGGTAGTACAGCTCTTGCTTGCTGAGGTTTCCAACCCTGATTTAGTAATTCCAAATATAATTGTTCGGATATTTGTAAATTAGCTATAAAATTCCTTTCTGGAGTAATCTCCCAAGGTTTAAACCAGGGGTTCCCTTTTCCAGTTAAATGATAGTAGTATTCTCCAATTAAATTTCCATACTCATCATGATTAATGATAGTTCCTTTAACTTCTTGGAGAGCTAGGCTGCCTGCCCAACATGGAATAATAAAGGTAAGCTCATTACCAAATTTGTCCTTGGAATAATTGCAATAACGGGTACTCTCCTGAGCAAAACTAAACACTCTATGCCTTACAAATTCGTGGCTTACTCCTCTATCACATACAAATCGAACCGTAATTCTTTTCTCATGTTCCTTACCAGGATTACAAATATATTCCAAATCATCTAACCAACCGTTCTCTACAAGTACTCTATAATTAGTAGTAACAAATCCATTCCATGTTCCCTTTTCTGCTTCTCCGGTACTATTAGCTGCAGAATAAGGATTGCTGCAATACTTAAAATACTGTTGTCTAGAAGACATCGTTAGAAATAGATATACGGTACCATGCTCTAACATAGCTCCATGTCCAGACTTTACCATTCTCTCAACAAATTTTGCAGCAGAATCTAGAGTAATCTTGTCCTCTGATTTGTAACAGGTTCTTCCAGCTATTTCAATCTGTCTATATACAGTGTCAATAAGCTCTTGCCTAGCCATTTTAGGTCCTATTTCCATATCAGATGGAATGATTATGTTTCTAGGTTTCTGTTCTAAGATTTCAAAATATGGTTTAATTAGCTTCATTGTAATCCTTTGTTAGTTCATCATTAGTGTATTCATCTGCTTCATAGTCACTCATTGCCTGGTCATACCATGTCCAATTATCAACACCTGCCATTTCTAGACAACGCAACTTCCATCTATCCCTTAATAACTCTGCTAACTCGTCTTTTCTAATTAACTTCATTTCCATAGTCCTAGTTCTATACCTAATGCTTTATCCATGAAGCAATACGTTGTTCCGTCCTTTAATGTCCTGGTATTCGGCTTTATATGTAATGCTAAAGGACAATCCTTATTAATTCCTGTAATATCTCCAGTTCTCCAAGGTTCTTTCTTAGATTTCTCTGCGTCAATGCCTATTATGAATAAGGCTTTATCCTTATACTTTGCACATTCCTTGCAAGCATGATCAGAATAACCTACAGTTTTTCCATGTAGATTCTTTACCTCTTTTGCAGCTTCTTCAGAAAGAAGGGAATTCATTATGATTCCCTCCTCTGCTATATTCCCACAAACTGGGCATAGGTAGTTTACTAAAGAGGCCTCTAGTTCTTTCGACATCTCTTGCAAGCTTTATATCCTTGTTTACGAGCATCTGATAAAGATATTTTCTTAACTTCAGGGTTACGAGCCTTCAAAGAGGGACAATCCTTGCTAGTATGATAAACACTGCCAGTCTTTGTTACATATACATCAGTATCTTCATAGTCAATACAACCACCAGTCGGATTTCCATTTTCGTCGCAATAAGCTCCACTATTAGCTAGAATTAACTTTCCGTTATCAGCTTCTATTACTTCGTCACCATTTTCTAAATACATATCCTCTACCTTTCTTAATGTTAAACTTTTTATTGAATGATAATCATGTCTTATATTTTGTTCTGCTTCATATTCATCTTCAGCAGTAGTCCAAACATTTTGATCATCCCCGTAAGTATGTTCTATATGATATATAAATCTTTTCATTTTATTCCTCCGAAATAAGCTCTACTAGAGTGAGATTTCTAAAGGTCTCATTTAGAGACTTTCTAGCTTCCTCCTCACTTGGAGCTTCTATAGTAACTGTTTCTGCACATCTTTTCTTAAATTCTATATAATACGTATAGGTTTTCATCTTCTTAGTTTATTAAAAATTTTACTTAATATAATTATAAGCGCCATACATATCATAGCGGTGATATAATATAGCGTCAATGTAAAGAAACACAATCCTGCGGCTATAATAGCTATCCAGATTGGGCTAGTTATAATTAGTATGAGAATTACGATAAATTCTAACATAAAGTTTTATAATATAATAGGGTAGGATTATTATCGTGTATATCAATCTGGTCTAGTTGATATAATGCCAACTTCTGAGAAAATTGTTGTCTATCAAATCCATTAGATATAAGGTGATAACCATTAACAGTGGGAATTATATGCTTAATCCTATCTCCCTCTGCTCCTCTACATTCATTAATTAGAGATATTATCCTATTCCTATATTCGTCGTCTTTAGAATCTATATCAACAATCCACAACTTTTTATAATTAGAACTTCTACTGGCACCAGTAGCCCTGTCATATACAGCTATGCCCTGCCTAGTATTTCCATTCTTAATCAAGTCCGCAAATTGTTTAATAGACTCGCAAGCTATATCAAGAGTATTTCGAGGATTAATCCAAAAGTAAGCTCTAGCATTATTACTATTACACAAGTCCTTTATATATGACTCTTGTCTCAGAAATTCTTCCTTTGTAAAAAAGTAGAAACTTCTAATAGTTCTAGCACCAGATGTATAGGATGGGAGTTCTACCCCATCCTTCTTTCTTTGAATTATTTGAACGAAATAAAAATCATCTTTATCTACTAATCCATCAAATAGATTAGCTAAATATTCAAAATTGTCTACCATAAAATAAGTCGTTAAATATATTAGCACCTCCGAAGTAGTCAGGAACACATCTAGTTATAATAAGCTGTCTGAATGAATCTCCATGCTTCCTTTTAAGGTAATCTTCAAGTGAGCATTTAGCTATCAACTCATTGCTTTTATTTTTAACTATAATCTCTTTATCATAGAGTGTCTCACTATACAAGACTACATTATAATTGATCCTGTAATTCATTTTCTATATGTTTTTTAGCCTCACGCCTTGCTTTTTTCTTATCTACCACATCCATCATTATTTCTCCGTATTTTTTGAAATAGATTTCACCTCCCCATCCTTTCCATCCTTGAGAACCATAAGCTCTTCTTTTTCTTCTACGTTCTACCTTTCCCTCTTTATCAAGGTATGGAGTAGGGATTCTATTCTTCGGATTGTGTGCGGTAGGATGATGCTCCTTGTAAGTTCTACTCATGCTATAAGTTTTTCAATATATTCTCTATCCTCTCCTTTAAAGATTGGAATCTCATTATCAATAAACCAATAACTTCTTAAAGTTTGATTCATAGTCTGATGATATTTCTTTATACAGCAGCTTCCTCTTTTAAACTTAGTAGGATAATCATTCCAGTTAATTCCTTTCTCCTGAAATAGTAACTCTTGAATTTGATTAGAGTTTAGACCTTCCAACTGTTTGTGAGAGAAATGTGCCTGCCCAGCTGAAGAAATGCTGTTCCTCGTAGCATCCTGCTGTCTCCATAGGATACAATTAGTTACTTCCTCTTTTGGAATGTTAAAGCATCTGGCATCAAACATTGCTCCAGTCTTAAGAGAACGCTTATATGAGCTAGTTAACTCATCATCGTCTAACTTTCCATTATAAGAAAGCTCTACGATTTGCTCTTGAAATCTTCTGTTAAAAATAAGAGTTGCCATAGATGCTGCCACACTACATATCTTCTGAACATTATAATCAAACCAGGCGTCAGTAGTAAGTTTCTGATAGTCGATAAGTACTAAAGTAATTTCATCAGACTGTGTGTATCCTAAAACACATCCCTGAATATTCTCACATAAGTACTTCATTGTTTCTTGCATAGCATTACACATAGCCTCATCAAAGGGTTTATTAAAACCTCTTGTGAATGTGTGAAATGCTTTTCCATCCAGTCTTATAATAACTGGTGTACGTCTAACCAAAAATGTTTTAGAACGATTCTCATAATAAGATTTCATTCTATCTCCTAATTCATCTTTCATAGTTTTCTTTAGATATACTTATACTTCCTTCGTAGGCATTTCCAAAAATCTTATATTTAAAATCTTTATCTGGTTTTGTACAAATTATACAATAGTATGCATCTTGTCCTAGAGTCGCTTTTCCAGCATAAGAACATTTCCAACCTAGCATTTCCATCACTCTTCTTGCTGTAGAAAATGCTATATCTCCACCTCTAAACAATTCTGGCTCACCTTCCATAATTAGCGACAAATTCTCGGAAATACTTCTTATACTTTGAGTAATAATCTCTCCCCTGTTAACTAGTTCGGCATTATGCCACATAAGTTCATCCTTATCATTGTAAATCTCTCTAGTAGGACTTCCATTATTATCTACTGGATCTAACTCATCAATAACTTCATAGATTTGTTCGGAATCATAACAATCAACCTCTCCATACCTAACTTTCTCAACCGCCTCCTCTATAGTATTAGCTTCTACATCATAGAAGTACCTGTTCCAAGAGCGGGACAATATATCCTCATATAGTTTAAATTTTGTCATAGCTCACTGATTAAAATTTCAGAATCCAAATCTTTTCCACTATAGTCAACAATCTTAAGTTTCCAGTTGCCGAGGAATCTGGCTTTACATACTTCCTTAGCTATGGCTATTACGTCTTCCGGAGAGTAGAATGCGTTAGTATTATCACCAACCTTATATCCACTCCACCGTGAACTATCTTCTTCAATCTCCTCGAAAGTAACAGGTCTTACTAATTCTATTCTATAGAATCCAGCAGCTAGAGGATTCTTCTCCTCAGCCTCATATGTTTCCTTACACATAGTGTAAGTATTTGGGCTGTCCTCTGGACTAAAACTTACTCCCTCAATGGTAATATTACCATAATAATGGATTGCATTCCAACTCACTCCACGATAAGTAGTTACATCTAGTGTAACAGTTCTTGGAGAATTATTTCTAATCCAAGAACCCCTAGTGATGAATCCAGGAATAGAAATATCCAGTCCTGCATCATCTCTAAATACTTCTGGGTAGTCTTTTCTGTCCCAACAATGTTCAATAGCTTCTTTTATATCCATATCACCTAGGAACTACATCCAAATCAGTTATATAAAACGAATTATCATCTATATCCTTTTGCACAAAGTAGCCTCTAACCTCTACAGTCTCTCCTCTTAAGGTGTGTATCATAACCTCTCTGTCTTGGTCAAACTGCCCTAATATTTTAATTAATTGTCCTACTAACATTCCCATATAGGATAATATTCATTATAGTGTAAACAAAACCTATATAATCTATTAGCTGCTTCAACTGGAGTATGACCATCCCATTCATCTGCTTTCCATCTTTCGGGAATATTAAACAGATTCCAATCCTCTATTCTGTAATGATTACTTATTTGACCGGTGGGAAGATAAGCCATAACTATGAACCATCCTCCTCCAAAGCATAGCTCTCCATCTGCGTGCCTATAAGATTTGTGGACTTCATATTTACCTTCTAAACTGTTAAAGAATGCTGCATTATACAGCATTCTATAATGATAAAGTTCGTCGAAGCTATGAAATCCATCAGAGATTTTGCCTTCTGGAAGAAATAGATTCTTTAATCTTTGTAGAAGTTTCATATTAGAACTTTCCTTCGTTAGGTTGTAGGCATATAAGTCCCTGTTCTCTCCACATCTTTACACACTTAGAACTATCATCAAGGACAAATTGTACGTTATACTTTCCCTTGATATTTTCCTCGTAGATTCTTCTCTTACAGTCCGGACCTGGACTATAGTCTCCTACTGGTCTAAAGAACATAGCATCAGACGGAATCTCATTCTTCTTTAACCATTCCTTTGTAGCATCTACAACCTCAGCAGTTCCTTCTCTACCAGTAACTATGAAAACTAAGCAATGTTCTCCCATTTGTCTTACTAGACGACAAATCTCTTCTACTGGAGTATCCTCTAGCATACCATTGGCACTATTTTCTCCATAGAACGGTCTTCCAGAAGTATTTAGGCAAAGAGTGGCATCCATATCTACTAATATCACTGGTCTTCCTCCATCAACGTGTTCAGCCTTATTCTTAAGCATTTCCTTAATATCAGAACTAATAATAAAGTTTCTGTAACGTCTCCAAGTTTCTTTGATAACCTTCTCTCCAATAGGATTAGGACGGGCAGCATCTCTTCGAATACATTCTTCAACTGGGGTCCAGAAGTCTTTATATTCTATATTTACATGAATCCCAGTATCCTTTTCTACATTCTCACATAAAGTACGAATCCATGCATCCTCTTTAGGATTTAGGTTCATATTATCAACTACTACATCGTAACCCTTAATAAGAGCAAATGTAATCATATTGGCCTTAGCCTCTGTTACTAACTTCTCTCTACTTGGAACCCAATAATCGCCTAACATATTGCGAACATCATCATTATTGAATCTCACACGATGTTCTGGGTCTTCATGACACCATTGTTTAGCCCAAGTTGATTTACCACTTCCTTGAATACCTCTACAAATAATAAGTTTTCTCTCTTTCATTTAATCAGTATATTTTGATAAACGTTCTTTTAATCTTTCTAGCTTTCTTTCTTTTTCCAGTTCAACTTTTTCCTTTCCAAAATAATAAGAAAGCTGTTCGCACATAATTATAACGTCAGCAATTTCAGTTATAATATCATCATTACCAACTCTACCTCTTCTAAATTTACAGATAGCATTAGTAAGTTCACTGCACTCTTCTACTACCATAGCAGCTTGAGCTGGAAATCCGTAAATCTCCATCGCCTTTCTGCATAAGTTTTCTGAATCAATCATTACAAATTTCTTTCATTTTATCGTGAAACAATTTAATGGCATCTTCATTAGTATAGCTTTTTTGAGCTAATAATTTACACACATAGGCTCCCTGACCAATACTTCGCCTAATCTCTATAACATCATCAAAATGTATCTCCCTAACTGTAGGAAGAGAGTTTAGAGATTCAGTTAATTTACGAGATTCTAAAATATGATACATATTATTTCTCATTAGTTGGCTTGAGCCACAAGTTAGTCTTTTTGAAGATATATTCTTCCAGCTCCGGAAGCTGACTTAGATAACGAAGTGTCCCTAATGTATTATATTTAAAACATTTAGTTAATTCCTCTCTTATTCTTTCCTCTGATACTACAGACATCTTGTCGAAGTAATCATACTTCCTCATAGCCCTCCAAGCGTCATCGGCAATAGTAAACCTTTTAGTAATAGCAAACCTTATTGCTCTGAGAATCCTCAGAGGATCATCGTCAAAGGTTTTCACTGGGTCTAGAGGAGTTCTTATAATACTTCCCCATATATCCTTCATACCATTAAAGTAGTCTACAATTTCACCAGTATCGGGGTCCTTTGCAAGAGCGTTAACAGTAAAGTCTCTGCGTGATAAATCATCGTAAAGAGTTCCTGGATATATTATTGGTGTTCTAGTACCAGGAATATATCCTACTTCTTTACGCGCCATTACGAAATCTGCTATACCTTGATATTTATGTCCTTCTGGAAACTTAGCTCGTATGGTATAACAACGAGGAGTTACTAAGAAAATTTCAAACTTTTGTTTTTCTAAATAGTCCTTCAGTTCATCAAACACCAACATAGCTGGACTAGGTTGGGGTTCTCGTGGGTGGATTTTATCGAAAACTTCTTTTGATGGTACAGCTACGTAATCGACGTCTTTGGATTTTATTCCTAGAAATTCATCACGTATCTTACCACCAACTTCATAGAATTTAAAATCTTCCATCATTCTCCCTTTCCATAAATCTCTCCATCATACTCTTCCCATTCCTCATCGTCGCCTTCAAACTCCTCTATAGTATAGTGATAATAGTCTCCTTCACTAGTTTGCTCCCATAATTTATCCCAATCCTCATCTTCCATATCATCTGGGTCATATCCAAATTCCTCAGCAATATCATTCTCGCAATCATAGAATTGGAAGTTTTCATAAGCTAACTGGTTAGCTATTTCGTCCAACTCATAATCATTTTCTGCCATAGCACGGAATGTATCATCCATTCCGCACCAGCTAGTACTAACGTGAATTAAAAACCTTTTCATAATTTCTTAATTGTTACTTCATCATAAGTCATACCTTCTACAACCCCATCTAAATAATGATATACTACATCCATTAGAGTATCCTCCGGTACATCTTCTAGGCTAGTATATTCCTCATCTCTACCATCGTTAGCATCTATCAGCAGTGAGCTGTCAGAAATATCAAATGTAAATTCTAACTTAAATTTCATGATACATTACAGCAAATTTTACTAAAACCAGAAAGAGAAAGAGAGCATTGCGTTACTATTGTGCCTATCATTTCACAATAGGACTTTGTAGTATTAAGCTCTTCAATATACTCTTGTAGGCTTATAATTTCATGGATATATTCAGAGTTTTGCGAAGCGTACTTCTCATAGATTTGAAGCCTACTCGTGCAACTCTTTAAGTCTTCCTCTATGCTTCTGACTACCTGGTCTATCATTTCAGTGGTGAGATTAGTATAGACATCACTGTTTCCAGCCCAAGCAATATTTATTTCATCACATATCGCTCTGTATACACAATGAGACCTACTGAAACTTACAATTTCTATTGGCTTATCTCCTTCTTTAGGAATACCATAAATATTTAAATAACTACTCATAATTCTTCTATTAGTTTAGTTAGTAGTACCTTTAATTGTTTAATAACTTCTCCTTTTGAGGATTCTGTCATGCATGACCCATAGACATCTAGAGAACCTTCAATGGATTCAAAGAAGTCATTTTCAATAAATTTACCTTCCCCATATAGTAACGTCTCACCAAAACATTTAAGAATTTGGTCATCAGTTAATGCTTCTGTTGTTATAAAATCTACAGTCATTTATTTAATATTTTAATTGCTTGCTCAATATGTTCTTTCGTAATACCATGCATATAATCTATATGGATAAAATTATCCTTTTGGGAGTATAGCATATCCTGATCGTCATCGAAGATAACGTAGCTAGTTATATCTTTTGACTCTAATACGTATTGTATTTCGTTCCCTCTACAAAGTGTACTTCTGATGTCATCATTCTGGCAAGTATAACAGAAGTGAGGAGTCTTTCCTATAATTGCATCACAGTATAAGCCATTGTCATACAAATACTCGCAAGAGTTTTCATAGTCAGACCTCCATGATGAGGACATAATTATTTTAGCACCAGTGGCATCTATTAAGTCATTTATAAGCTCGATACATTTTGGGTCAACGTCTCCTCCATTGTATCCTCCGATACCACGAGTCTTAACATACCAATCATTACTATTCAATACTCCATCAATATCTAAAAAGATTACCTTCATAATGTTAATCAAATTCTTTTAAAAAGGCTTCTATTATCTTAGAGGAATCTTCCTTAAAGATATTTTGCAAAGCCTTAATAGCATCCTCTTTCTTTATATAATCGCCTGTGCCATTAGCACAGACAATCATAGCTCTCATTGGTGTATAAGTATCCATAATTACTTAGTAACACTTGGTTCAGTATAAGAAACTGGTTCGTACAGTTCCCAGCCAGTTAACCATACTGGAACAATTACGGTTTCTATAGCAACAATATCCCAAACAATGTTCTCAAAACATGCTTCATATGTTACTCCTTCAATCTTATTAGATTGGTAGTTAGCCCAACCATAAGGTTCAGCTACAAACTTAGTTCCATCAGCTCTCTCAAAAGTCTTGCTGTCTGCACAAGAACTTAAAGCAATAATTGCTATTAACAATAAACCAAATAATTTTTTCATACACTACTATATTTAATTAAAAATGATGCCCTAACTGCGCTCTCAGCATTACGCCTTGGACTGTAGGCACTGTTAGTAGGCCAAGGGGGCTCAGGTTTGGCATCACTACTATAGCCCCTTATTCGTTAATGAATCCAATGATCTGATACAGTAACATCTGCACCTAAAAATACATTAGGACAGAATGGTTTCCCTCCATCTATCATACATTTAACTAATACCTTAGATACTTCATCGGCAATAGATTCTGGGCATTCTAGATTAAACTCGTCATGGACTGGAACACACATCTTAACAATGTTAAGAAGCTTATGCTCCTTAATCCAATTAAATAGTTTAATAGAGGAAAGTTTAAAACACATTGCTCCCCTGTTCTGAATACGATAATTGATAGACTGCTTTTCAGATGCTGCTTTTCTCTGAAAATATCTCTTAACGTCTTGGACGGTATCACAGCCAGGAGAATCTCTCTTCATTTCTCTGTAATAATCCCAGAACTCTGGGTCATTGAACTTCTTAGAAATCCGCCAGAGGTCATCAATATCATATATATGTGCTCTATGCTTAGTTATAGGATTTAACAAAATATAACCATCCCTCATTACCGCCATTCTACAATAATCTTGATACTGTTTTACTCCAGGGAAACCCTTCATAAAGTTATCATAGATTTCTTGAGCTTCTGACAACGGTAGACCCTTGTTATTAGCTATAGTATTTGCATCGCCTCCATAATTGATGGCAAATTCAATACCTTTAGCATCCTGTCTTTGGGCATGATATAATTTAGCTATATCCTCTATAGGGCAGTCTCTAGGGATAATATTCGGATAAGACATTTTAGCTACTAGACTATGAACATCCCCACAGCCATGTTCAAATAGTTCAATCATAGCCTCGTCCTTAGATACAGAAGCAATGATTCTACTTTCTTGAGACTGATAATCCGCAGAAATCCACTTATTACCTTTCTCTGCAGTAAAACATGCTCTAGTTTCCTTGTCATGAGGTAAATTCTGTAGATTAAGTTTATATACTCCTCCTCCAGAACTTACTCTAGCTGTATCAGCTCCTAGTGAGTGAAAATCTACATGGATTCTTCCAGTCTTAGGGTTAATTGCCTTCAACCAGTTTTCCCCATAAGTAGAAACCACTTTTGCAGCTTCCTGATATTTTAGATAGATAGGAATAATCGGGAAATCTTTAGCCTGTGGAGCTAGAAGCTTAGCTTCAACAGATTTCTTTTCCTTCTTAGTTTGCTTATCAAATGTCTTGACTTTAATTCCTAATAATTCAAATAACTTGATAACTTGTTGAGAGCTACTCCAGTTAATTGTGCACTTAGGCTTGGTATCAAAGCCATTAAATAAATCACCTTGATTATCTACCTTAGTAAATTGACTTATTACTCTTTTTCTATAAGCTTTAACCTTTCCGTCTGGTGTTTCAAGGTCTTCCTGAGGGCATCGGACATATTTCTCTTTTAGCAGTCTAGCTACTTCATCCTCTATTTCCATAAGATTATAAAATTCCAGTTCTGGGTATTTAATATCCCATCCATCATGCTCATGTCTCTTTTCAGAATCCCATTGAACTACCCAATCGTTTAGTTCTTGCTCAGCATCCTTCAGCTTAACAAGGTCTTTAGCCATCTTATTTCTCCATTTTACGACATCTAGATGAACACCGCAATGCTTGAAATAAGCAAGACTCTTGATAAACTCACACTCAAGTTTCATAGCAAGATTTAATTCTTGCTTAGCAAGCTCTATTTCTTGTTTTTCTTTAATGTCTTCTAGCCACATTACGTCTCCTGCAGCATAGACTACTACATCTTCAGTAAGACCATCATTTATAATCTTACCTCGAACAGATTTATCTAAGTCATAGTTTAGATAATTCCATGCAGCTGCTTTCAAACTCATTTCTCTTATATTAGCTGGATAGCCTAACCAAAGTAATTTCTCGGCAATCATACCATCCCAGATATAATTTGGCCAAATATCCTGCACATATAAAAACCCTAAGTCAAACATTAAATTCCATCCAAGAAATACTCTATCAGACTCAAAATAATTCTTTATCTCAGCTTTCTCTTCTGCTGACATAGTTGTCCAGTCAAAGACAACTTGATTTTCTTTGCAACCTAGTTGCACAGTTAGTAACTCCTTAGTATGCGCATCTAATCCCTTAGTTTCAGTATCAAATTGAACTAAAGAAAGAGGCAACAATATTTTCATTGCCTCCTCGAAACTTACTTCTTTGTATTTTGTAGACACAAATAAAGTTTTATTCCGACTTACTAAATAAATCATGTTGATAGATTTCGATGTTATTTATTTCAACATCTTTGGATTTGAACCTATTATAAATAGCTTCTTCAACTGCACCTTTAATATCATCTTCATCTATTACTTCTACATCTACGAATAACCCTAATTCAACTCCTACTTCTACCTTAACCTTAGTAGGTAGTGGTTCATTGTAAGGTGCTCTAGGGTCATTAGCTGCACCCATTGGATAGTTATCTAAAGTCGTCATATGGGTCATAAGTTAAAGGATCAACTACTTCCCAATCATCTGCGTTTATATCTTCACCATCAAAAGGATAGTAAGTACAAGTCCTATCAGAAAAGTCATACATGATAAACTGGTCATGGTATGTAATACCTACACCGTAACTACACATAAGAGCTTTCATATCATCAGGGATAGAACGCATAGCAGGTATTCCATCTCCAGAAATCATTGCAGGTATCTGCATAAATATTACCAGATTGCTCTGAAATACTTTCCTTCTTACTACTTTTCCCTCTTGTAACTTAGACAATATTTCTCCGAATTTCATTACATTAAATTTTTAAGTTGATTAGAAAATCTACGTCTTAATTTAGCTAAAGCTCCCTCTTTCATCTGTCTTATTCTTTCTCCTCCAACACCGTACATATCAGCTATAATTTTAGGATTGACAGGAGCCATTCCTATACCAAATAACATACAGATTAAATCGTGCTCTCTAATTGTTAATTTAGAAAGTAGATTCTCTAGCTCTTTAGTTACATAGCTTTTATTTACTTGTTCATCAAGGGGGTCTTCACCATCTGGAATAATATCACAGACTTGACTGTTTTCTTCATCTCCTCCTATGAAATCGTCCACAGAAACTAACTTATTAGAAAACTGTGCTAGATAGTCAATTTGCTCCCTAGGAATATCAGTCATTTCTGATATTTCTTCGGAACTTGGATTTCTATCATGCGATTGCAAGAATTTATTAGTTGCATCGAGTATACTTATTACCAATAATTGCTGAGACATTGGAAGACGAATTTCTCGTGCTTGCCAATATATAGAATTATAGATACTTTGTCTAATCCACCATACAGCATATGACAAGAATGTGACACCTCTTTCTGGGTCAAACTTATCAATAGCTTTCATTAAACCTTCATTTCCACTAGAGATTAAATCCATCAAAGGAATACCTCTGTTTTGAAATTGCTTAGCAATAGTTACAACGAATCTTAAATTAGATTTTATAACCTGCTCTCTAGCAACATCATCTCCCTTTTGGGCTTCACAAATAAGACGAGTTACCTCATCACTATCCAATATTTTATATTTGGATATATCTTTGAGGTAACTAGTCAATAATGAATCCGAGCGGTCGGTGAAAATGATTTTCTTACTCACCTTCTTTCACAACCTTGGCCTCTGAAATTTCATCTTTCGGAGCATTAAGTCCTATACGAATTGATAGTACAGATACATATGCTTCCATTGCTTTTAGTTGGGCAATTAACAAATCACGATTCAGATTATCTACTTCTTTGCTCTTATCGCTCAAAATAAATTCTCTAAGTTTGTTAGCACGTTCATTGACTTCATTAAATTCTCCCAACATTCTCTGAAATACAGCTTGTTCCATTTGATTAATTTTTGATATTACAAATGAATCTAGACCCGTAGGTTTTAAGGAAATTAGTTTCTTCCTTTACTATCTCATAAATTTCAATTATTATTAATGATAATATTGACCCTCCAAGAATATATAGGAGGATGCTATTAAATATCCAGATATAATGGTTCATAAGAAATGTCATAAGCATCATCAAGAATAGACACATTAGCAATTTTAGTCGCTCCAATGTCTGTTAACTGATGATTTCCTTCATGAATATGACCACAAAAAGCATATTTTGGTTTCTTATCTAGAATAGCAGAAGCCAAAACTTCATTTCCAGCATCAACAGGAGTTGAGTGCCACATATTAGGAGGTACTAAACCACAATTATTCAATTTAGGAGCATCATGACTAATCAGTATGTCACAATTTCCTGGAATATTTTGGTACAACTCTTTTAGCTTTTCGTCAGAATACATAAATGCCCAGTTACCAAATATATGGCAGGCTGGAGTTCCATATATTCTGTATACCTTTCCATCATTACTTAGATAATCAAAGTGAGAATTATCTAGGTATACTGCTTTCCCTTCAGTAGGAAATGTAATTATAGAATTTACCCACATAAATTCTCTATTCTCAAACACAAAGTCGTGATTTCCAGCTACAAATACGACTTTTTCACATGGAAGAGATTTTATCCAATCAGCAAATTCTGTCTTTAACCACTTCTCACACTGTGGTTTATTCCTTTGCATCCTTAATGGAACAATATCTCCACAGATTAATACTAGCTCGCATGGTTGAATATCATCAATTAGAAATCCATGCAAGTCACTTAAAATACATATTTTCATAATTTGTGCGCTAAACCATAAACATTCTTAGTCCATCCATTCATATGTCCTTTATTGTTTCCAATCAGACATCCTCTGTTAGGGTCTACTGAGTATACCTTGTGAGTAAAACATGAACCTCTAACCTTACAGAATACAACATCTCCAATATTACATTCTTGCCAAGTTATAGGCGTGACAAGATGTTTCTCATTACTCTTATACATAGGTAGCATTGAATTTCCTGGTTCGCTTGTAACAAAAGACTCACCATTCTTCAACCTCTGTATTTTCTTCAGCGTGTTTGGGTTCATATTCTTTTAATCCTTTTTTAGTCATATTAGAAATAATAGTTATATATTTCTTTTCACCATCCTCTTCATAACTCCAAACATGGTTGTCGATAGCTTGGTCTATAGTCTTGTTATAATAGGAATAATCTAAGATAGCTTCCCAAGTAGCCATGCTCTTTGTAATACTATTCTTTTCTTCTTTAACTGCCCAGTTAAATATCCATAACAAATGCCAAGTTCTGAAAAATGTTATACAAATCATAGGGTCCCACTCGTGCCTAGGACTATCCCACTTATCTTTCCATCCAAGTGCGTGAAATCCTATATCAATTACTGGATTGTAGTAGTCTCTTCGAGCTGGAAGCCCAAACGTCCAAAACTTCTTTCTAAAGAGAAAGTGAGCCTTTGGACGTTTGAAATATTCTCGAACTTCCCACCAGTGATACCAGGGATTCTTATACTCATTCCACCCTGGAGAGATAAATGGAATTTTACTATGAAAGAAATAGGAAACCCGATATCTCAGACTTCCATATTTTCTGCCAAATAAATATTCCTTAAAGTACATCTAATTCTGGATATCTTTCTATTATTCTACTAGTAAATTCTTCAAATATCTCATCTTCTGCATAGTCTGACAGCTCCTCTGAGTCTTTTATCAAACCTAACTTCTCAAGATAATAATTCATGTTATCTCCAAAGACACATTGCAGATCGAATAAGCTCATTTCCTCTCCATCAGCATCCTTCTTAGTATCTTCGACCACTAAATCAATAACCTGATCAATATCAAGAGATAACTTCTTTGTTACTACTGTTTCATAAGTTACTGTTATATTATGCATAATTTAATTTTCATCCTCAATATTAGACTCTCCCTTATCTAACTCCTTTCCTTCTTTATCCAGGAATTTAAAGCATTTCAATTTGAAAGCCTCTGATTTCATATTCTCTATTTTGATAACAATACCCTCATGAGGTACTTTATTATCGCAAGACGGAGAAGTACGTTCCATATAGAACTGAGTATCATTTGCTAACTTCTCCATAAAGTTTTCGTTCCAATGTTCAGACTCATTAAGTTCTGGATATAGAGCTTTTGCAGTTCCATAATACCATTCTTCCACTGGGGTAAGCCCAACCTTGGCACACCATTGTTGAACTTCACGAGCAGAAAACTCGTGAACAACTCCATCAACATTAGTTATAGTTACTCGATAGATACGAACCTTAAAGTGTTTCTCTGGAGTATATGCTTCTCCTTCTTTAGGAGGCATACATCCATAATCATAGTTCTTTTGGATATAACCACCATTCGGTAAGAATCCTACTATCTCATAATATGCTGTCATGCCTTTAGACAAACAAGGCTTTACTATTTTATCAGCCTCTGCCCAAACATCACATCCGTAGAATCCTGGAGTAACATTTTTGTTATAGAACTGATTCTTAATTACAGTTCTAGAGGCATAGAGATAGTCATACTTATTAAACTCTTCTCCTGTCAACCATTTAGCAATCTTCTGTTTCCAATCTAGGTCTTGCTTACACAAAACATATGCTGAAATACCAGAAGTACCATGTATTTTCTCAGTAATACTAATTAAGTCATTAGGATGAATTACATTAGGACATTTCTTAATAAGAGTTGTGTCGTAGTGGAATCTAAACTGTTCATCAATAACCTTGCTGATTCCTTTGACTTTCTTCGTTTGGTTGTTACGTGGAGTTCCCCCTTGTCCCTGTTGTCTCTTGGGAATGTACTTTTTGTTAATCCAAAATTCTTTGCCTTCATGTTCTACAATATCAAATTCAATACCTTCTTCAACTTCAATCTCCTTATTAGTCACAGACATTATATAGTTCTGAAACTGGACTACTGGAAGAATAAAACCTTCAGACAGCTCATTCTTTAATCTGATAGCTTTTACTCTACCATTATCCTCAAACATACCAGTTTGTTCTGGGTCATTGTTTAATTCTTTATGACGATAAAGATTACAATATCTCAGAAAATCTGGATTTATACAACAAGCCGTTGGAAAATATACATATAGTCCTGGCTGAGAATCAATCCCAGTAATGATATTGAAACCATCAATGGTACAACACTTAAGTCTAGTAACTTCTGGATTACTATGCGCTCTGAAATTTTTAATGTCTACAATCTTCGCCAAATAATTTACATTGGCTCTTTTACTCTTAGATAACTTCATTTATTCTCTATTTAAAATGGTTCTTCTGTAGTTTCTATAAACTCACACATAAAGTTAGCATACACTTGAGCCTGTGCTTCATTGAACTCATTGTTAAAGTAAAACTGAAATGCGTGAAACAGCTCGTGGTAAAACGTATTCCTCATTTGCTCGTCACTTACTGTAACAACTCCATCATGTTCTGTCTTTAGAGTTCTTGCTAACTTAATCATATTAGTAGCATCACAAAAATAACCGTAGTTATTATTAGGAAGAATTTCCTCTATAACTACGGTTATTTCTTGATTAGCTATTTTGAACTTGTCGGGAAGATTTCCTCCATTATTCATTTTCATCCTCTAATAAGTCTAGAAAGTCATCAGCATGTATTATCTCAGATGCTAAGGTACCTTCAATTTCATCAGTTGGTCCCTCATAAGGCAAGACTTCAGAAACTATGTATTCCTCTAATAGGCTTTCGCTGGGATCTTCTCCATCTAGCCATTCTATAAAATCTTGAGCATCAATATCAATTGTGTACTCTCTTTTAACCTCACAAGTCTCTTTAAAAATCAGTTCCATTCTCTATTTTCTTTGTACAGTTTATTTAGGTAATCTACAAACTCTTCTTTTCTCTCAAATAAGTCGTCTACGTCTGGAAGCTTCACCTTGTTAGCTATTCCATTATCATCATAGTATACAATATCTATACCACTTACACTATGACACAGCGTATCACACATTCCAGCAAAGATTAGAATATCATTCTCTGATAAATAATCCCTCAACCAGGGAAAATCTTCGTTTTCGTCTACATGATGTCCGTAATGTCCGTCATTCCAACTTTTTCCCTCTGAGAACTTGCCAGAATATTTGCTAACATAAGACAACACTAACAAAAGGAGTTCATCCTCTTCAAAAGAACTCTTGTCAAATTCTAGAGTATCTCTCATATAATCCCCATCGTTCGCATCGCACTCCACATATACTATATACAATTCCCTATTATTCGGAATAATAGAGTATTTAGCTTTCTTCAAAATATCAAACTTTTCGTATTTCATCGCGTATCAAGTACAATAAAATTATCACACATTTTTATAACATTCGCTCTTATTCCTCCCTTTAAAGCTCGTGTATCACACACTTCATACTTTTCTTCTAGGAGAGAGGCGTCTTCTTTAGTAATCTTTACCCAATAGACACCATTTTTCTGTTTAGAACCATTCCATATCAGATGCTTTACTAGCCAGATATAGCGTTTCTCTACATCATTCATTGTTAATAATAGATTTATAGATTTTCTCAGACTCCTTTAAGAACAACTCTGATATGTTTTCATCAGTAGTAAGTTCCTCCATAAAGATTCTTCCGAATTTTATATTGATAATACTCATAGAAGCCATAGCTTCTCCATAAACCCAATCCTTGAAACATACATTACTAGCTTCTATTCCGGTATATGTAAGTTTCCTGAGCATACATATAGAGCATATTTTCTTACACTCTTTTCCTATCTCTACTAATTCCGTTAATTCATCCGGACTAGCCTCTCCTATATCTCCAATCTTACTTAAATAGGCTGAAAATTTGGATTCTGACTCTTTGTCTTTGTAATACATAACAGAGTATACCCCACTAAATCGTGGGGCAGATTCTATGTCTAGAACAGCTATTTCAGAATCAGTAATAAATACATCGTCTATGTAATTAAAATAGACATTTCCTAGAAGGGTAGAATCTTCAAACTCAGTTGGGCATAACATTGCATATGCCTTTGTCCAGGTTTCCTCTTCTATATCCTGAACCTTGTGAGACGTATTAATCATTCCTATTTCGTATAAACTACACTCATCTGGAACTTGTAATTCCATATCGGCATAGTTACCTCCATAGTAATACTGTCTGTAGTTAATCTTTTTCATTTTTACTCATAGTCACGAATACACTTTAGAACAGGCTGTAATGGTGTTCCTTCATCAGATAGATAGAAATACTTAACAGTAGCCATCTTTCCAATAAGCTCTTTAAGTCTTTCTCTATACTGCTGCTTAAGCTCTCTGGAACCCATCGGCTTAGCCTTAAATTCTATACCATCTTCAGTTATTAACGTAAAACACATATCCTCTTCTCGAAGACCTTCTGATAAGCCAGTAATTTCAAACTCTGCATCCTTGTAGAATTTAAATTTAAGCATATCATTAGTACGTTTTCCGAAGCCATACTCTTTATCAGGATTTCTACATACTACTCCTTCCCAACCTTCTGATACATACTGGTCGTGGAGTTTCATTATATTCTCATATCCAGAAACCTTCTCCTGTGGAACTAATTGCATTTGAAGTTCTCCTTCTTCCCATTCTCTATTTGGGTCAAATCCAAGATTAAGTTCCTTTTGCAACTGCTTAAGAATCTCTAATCTATCTGAGAACTTCATTCCAGGAATCATGATGTCGTAAACATAATATTCAAGCCAGTCGCAGTCAACTGCGTTCTTCTCAAGACGAGCTGCTCCACTGATTTGTTGGAGGCTTTTACCATGTTTATACAACTCTCCATCAAGTATGTAAGCGGGATGAGATTCGAAGAACTTAAGCAATTTCTCATTTCTTCTGATATGACCTGTTGAATAGTCATAATTTCCCCCTCCCCTAGAAGCAGATAAAATCTCACCATCCTTGTAGTAGAAGGAACACCTAACTCCATCAATTTTTCGGCTAGCATACCAATACTTGACCTTATTGATTGAGGATTCTTTAACCTTATCTGCAGATTTTGCAAGCATATGCTTTGCAAATCCATTCTGGTCCGTCTTGATGTCTCCATAAAACTCCTCCAATTGCGTTTCACTGTAGGTTTCCGGATCATTTTCCATTTCCTTGTAACCTTTATCTAAATATTTCTTAAGCTCAGACTTAAACTGTAACTCAAGCTGCTCTCTATGCGTTCTACCAGCCTTACCCTTAGTAATAACGATTTCTGGCTGTTCTGTCATCTTTCCATGTAGCTGTCCAGTAACTCTATTTATTACAAATCCAGCTTTTTCTTCATCCCACTCTTCAGTAGTAGATAGGTATACAACTCTAAATTTACCAGTAGAGGCTTTGCTTAACAAATATTTAATCATGAATAGTTACCTTATAATCATCATAGTCTAATACATCATCTAGTCCACTGTAGTCATCATTCTCGATTAAGGTTTTCAAAAGCTCTTCATCGCTAACGAACTCTTCCTCTATATATTTCTTTAGCCATTCTTCCTGTAAATCTTCTCCTAATACAATATTTTTGTGTACTGTAATAGTGACTACTTTCTTTTTAAGTTCTTCTAGTGTCATTTCTGATAGTCCTTAACTAAGTTCCACAAATCATCTATAGTATCAGTAGGAATTATATTTCCGTCTTCATCATAAGCTTCATTAGGAAGACTATTTTTGAATAGTCCAGGCTTCTCAAACAACCACCAATTAACCCAGTCCACTCCTTCATCAGAGAACAATTCCGGAAGTACTGTATTTAAGAATCCCCAACCGAGTTCGGATATAGGAAGTTCAAACAAATCAATTCCAAAATCAGACCATCTATCCAATTCCTTAGAATAGTTCTGGGCATTTTCAATAAGCTTTACAAATCCTTCTTTAGTCATAGTAGTAATTATTTTAATATTCTTTTTGTAATATCTGTCTTCCAACCGCAATCGCACTCCTCGGCTGCTATCTTAAATGATTCCTCTAGGTCTCCACTTTCCATATACTCTGCAATTAATATATCAGTGTCTACATCGTATTTATCAACAATTCTTTCAGTGACTATCTTAACTGCAACACCTTCGAGTTCGTCATAGATAACATCTTCCAACTTACTCATTAATTCATCCCATTCATCACTTAGTTTAGCTGTGGTAGACTTGCTGTCTTCTTCTCTCATAGCTTCTTCGAGTTCTAATATTTTAGACCTCAATTCCTCTTTAGTCATGGTACTTTTAATACATTTTTAACAACAATTTCCTTTTTCATCTTACCAAATTGCTTCTCGATTTCTTCTGGAATATTCACTCGTATATCCATTAGAGAAGTTAGATACTTGACTTTGTCTCTTGTATCATCAATAAAGTGATAATTAGTTTTGATTTGATTACTAATGTCCTCAACTCTCCGCATGAGACAAAGTATTAGGGCTAAATTACATAACCCCAATACCATTAATATCCATATCATACTCCGGTATGTCCAAATCCCCCTTCTCCTCGTTCAGTGGAAGGTAATTCTTCAACAACTTCCCATTCTATAGTTTCATGCTTAGCAATAACTATTTGGGCAATTCTTTCTCCATCAGTAATTCTAACTGGGACATTAGAAGTGTTCACTAATACAACTCCAATCTCTCCTCTGTAGTCGGCGTCAATGGTTCCAGGTGAATTAAGGACAGTAAGTCCCAATTTTAATGCAAGACCGCTTCGTGGTCGAACTTGCGCCTCGTAACCCTTAGGTAAAGCTATAAACAATCCAGTCGGAATCAAACATCTACCTCCGGGCTTTATTTCAATAGTAGAAGCAACGGGAATACTAGGAACTCTTCTATCAGTAAGATTTCCTTCCTTGTCTACCACAAATGGACCATTTGGATCTTCAATTTTACTAATAGCTACAACATCAGCATCGAAAAAGAATTTCTCAGGCTTATTGTCTACTAACTTAATTCTACTAAAGTCTCCTCTAATATCCATACCTGCTGATAAGGGAGTTTCATACTGAGGAAGTTGATGTCTTGATTTATTAATTATGAGTACTTTCATGTAATAAAATAAATTCAGTTAAATAAAATCTTGCATCTATAACACACTTAGGAACTAGTCCTTCTAGGCTTAAATTAGATCTTAGGGCATCTCTTACAACAGTAGCCGATATACCTTCTTCTACCTGTTCTCTTGCCATGAGAGTCATTGATATATAACCCTTCAGCATAAACTTTGGAAACCATGTTGTAATAATTTCGTATCCATCGCTATAGTAGATATTAAAATGGGACTCTTTTATAATACTAACTATGTTAGCATATAAATAGAATCCCCAATCCTGAGAGTTATCAGACTCATCAGTCAAATCATTAAGAGGCTGAATGATACATCTACTAAGTAAACCTTCGTCCTCTAAGGCAGTTTCTAGTAATTTTATCCTAACCTTTATAGGAATAGGATTACGCTTGTTTACTTTATCAGCACTACCAACTAACAAAAGAACCTTATCGTTCTCTGAACAAGCTTTTTTAATTAAAGCTAGGTGCCCATTGTGAATGGGCTGAAACCTAGCTAAAATAACTCCATATTTCATTTCTGATCTTTTGGTTTTATCTCTGTTGTTTTAATTATTTCCCTAAAGTCGAGCAATTTCCAGTTCTGCCTCTTATACTTCTTATGGTCTTGTGCGAAATCCTTTAAATCAGATTTGTTACAAAACAAAGCAAAAGCATAATCAACTATAATTTCAGAAATCTTTTCGTAGTTCTGCTCCTTATTTGTAGTCAAGTTGAGAATTACATCATCAATTTCTAAATCTGGACAGTTGTATTTAGCTGGAATATAGTTTTTGTCGTTATAATAAACGCAAACAATATTTGTAAATTTTCTAATCATATTAAGCTAGTTAATTCTCTTAATTTAATAGGAGTAAATTCAAAGTTAAACCAATCTCCGTCTATGGTCTGAAACATATGAGAATCCCAATCTATTGTTGTAATCTTTGGGACTGTTTTCACAGGATTACAATTAATGATTACAGGAAGTCCTACCTTAAATGCTCCAGTGATACCATCATAGACCTTTCCGGCACCAGATTTGTGCCAAACCTTTATTCTACCATGTTTAGAGTGGAGAAGATCTTCCTCCTCACTAGTGAAATCTTTGAAGATGTTCTCCTCCAAACCCTTTATCAGAAGACACTTTTTACTAAGAATATCAGATACATCACTCTTTTCTACCATATACAGTATAATTATTTAATGTTTTAAGTATCTCATCTATAGTACAAGTATTAGCCTCACTATAAAAAGCCATTACTGGTTCTGAATCATTATTGATGAGCACTGCAAAAGGAGTATGTCTAGCACTAAAGCCTCCTTTAATTTTAAAAGCCTTCTTTCTCTCCTTAAATAAACCTTCATGATAAGACTCTAATTCAATTAATGGATAGTTAGGAAGAATACTTTTCAGCTTGTCAACCAATATTTGACTGTCGTCGTCATACACTACTTTAAGAATCATTTCCAAAAACGTGATGTGATGTCTTTAGTTATGGGTTTTCCATAACTATTATCTATTTGAAGCATTACTTGGTTAGTAGTTCTACTGCTGAGGGGTCCTTTTTCTTCAATATATGGTCCAAGTTTTATATAATCAAAATTATTTAGATTAATACTCTTAGGTAGACTTTCTCTACCACTATACCAAGCAACCTTTAAATCTGGATAGAAATCCTTAAGGTAACTAGCTAATACATTAACTAGTGTTGGGTCTGAATCTCCTCCCATCATAGAAACACATGAAATACCAGGGGACTTTTCTATTAGTTCGTCAATGTGAATTACAAAGTCGTCTGAGTATCCTTTTGGATATTCTATTAGGGGATTGCCAATATCCTCTGCCAAATATGAAGAATGACACCCCGGACAATGACATGGACAATTAGATATATTTATTGCTAAGGTAATCTCGTCTGGAATCTCCTGAAAAACTACCTTGGTGTCTACATACTTTAACATATCTCTTCTATTTTTCTATTATCAGTGTCTAATAAGAAACACCTTCTTACGTCCAGACAAGCCCATTTATCAGTGATAATAGGCTCTGACTCTAATTGAGTATGTCCAAAGATTTGATAGCAGGTATCTTCTCTATCTCCCTCAGAGACATCACTCCATACCATGCTTCCAGTATCTTGGTCTCCGCCTCTCAGAAATGATACCTTCCATAAGAATGGAACTAACTCTCTAGTAGTTAAGGTAGTAAATCTTTCAATATCATATTCTGGAAGATATGTTCTCAACCAATCTCTGGTAATGCCAGCATGAGTGAATAAATAATTTCCTTCTCTAAAATAGAGTCTAAATAGCCCTATATTTGTACTAAATAAGTTTTTGATTTCAAACTCGTTTTCATAATCATATCTGGATGCACTTCCAAAATCGAAACAGTAAGCACAATCGTGATTTCCCAACAATAGTACAACCTTGTCAGGATTATCGTTTTTGAACTTAATTATTTCCTCAAACTCTTTAATGGCATTAAGTCTAGAGATACATTCCCAAGGGTACGGATCTAGGTAGTCTCCTAAGAAGACTACCTTATCCACACTGTTTATCATTTCTTTGGCTTTATGCCAAAACTTTCTCCCATGAACATCTGGGACAATTAAAATTTTACTCATTTATACACTTTTTGAATAAGTTCTCTTTTCAGCTTCTATTCTTCTATCCTTACCAAATGCAGTAATAGGTCTTAGATAGCCAATAATTCTAGTATACTGGGTAATATGCTCACTTCCACACTTTGGACATACTTTGATTGGGGCTTTTACAATATGTTTACAATCCTCACACTTACTGTTCGGAATATTAAACGTAAAGTAGTTAGTTCCTTGTTCAATAGCAAAATCTATGAGCTTCAAATACTGCTTCTTAGATAAATGTTCCTCTAGGTTTATGTGAGCTGCGCTACCCCCATCAGTATATTGATAAGTCTGTCTCCCATGAAGTATAAACTTATCTAATACAGAGGTATCATCATGGGCATTATAAAAATAGCTATTGTACAAATTCCTATCTTCTGGAACCCAATATCCATCTTCTTTATCCCATCTATAATTTTTACCACCAAGTCCCTCTGCTGGAACAACTTCAGAATTAAATAGGAAAGGTCTTTTCTTATCGTGGATGGAATGAATCTTATTCTGCTCCTTAATAGTTCCGAGGATTAGCTGCAAGAACTCGAAATACTCTGGATTATTAGATACTTTCAGTCCCAGGAACTCAGCAGCTTCATTCAAACCATTTAAACCAATAGTACTGTATAGGTCTTTAATATTGATATATCCACCATTAGAAGAAGCAAACATCTTCTTTTCTTCCCATTCATAGAGCATAGTCTTATAAGTAATGTGATACTTATAAACTCTTTCTAGAATATTCACTAAGTATTTCTTGAGCAGTGGAATATTGTCTTTGCAATGAAGAAGATTCTTATCTCCCTCTTCACTCCACCAGGTGGTTTCTTCCTTAGCCCAATCCTGAACAATTCTGTTAATGTTTAAAGTAATTACATTACAAGAACCAGTTTTCACTCCAGTCATACCAGAGGTAGGACTAAATGTATTCTCCGCCAATTCATTACGAAGTCTACAACACGAAGCTAGACTATCTGCACTATCAGAAATATAAGTAAAGAAACTATGACCTTGTGCATACATTTCTGCACACAAATCTTTGTATTCCTTATCTATAATATCTTTTCCGTCATGCACCATAGCGAAAGTTTCAACTGGGAAGGTTAGTACCTGTTTCAAACGCAGCTTGTTGAACCAAGACATAAATAGTCTTTGCAATGTATCAATCGCACTCCACTCCGGTTTCGTTCCATCTGGATAATAAAACTCTCCAAACAAGGACTCGAAGTATGTCTTATCATAATATGATACATTAGTAAAGGGCGACTGATAGCTTCTATTTCCAGCAGGCTGATTAATTCCCCAAACAAATTGTTTGAATGCTTTGAGAATACTGTCTTTAATAGTACGCTTAATGAGTGAATGCTCGGAGGTACATATACAGCCAAGCTTTTCATACCATTTTTCTCCATATTCAGCTATGATGTAATAATTAAGAGCAATGAAGTAGCTTCCCACAGCTACTGCTCCTTTACATTGAGAAGACAGTAGAAATACTAGATTAGTAACCTGTCCACTGAATGACTGCAAATCATTAGGAGGACCTGGAGTAACTCCGTCGATATTGCCTACTCCTTCAAGCATTAAGGGATATAATGAAACTGCCATACAATACTGTTTAAGTACTGAGGTAGAAGCTTCATCATGAGTATAGATAATATGACTATCTAAGTCTCTAGCATATTGGGAAGATAATTCAGGATAAAGAAGTTTTAATTTCTTCTTCATACGATAGCGTTGAATTTCTCTGTTTTCGCGCTTTCTGTCTTCACTTTCTAATGTAGCAACATTCTTAGATACAACATTAGCATTTCCATCTGTTTCAGATGAAGTGGCTGCATTTTCAGAACTATTTATATAGTTGTCTTGATAACTAATCTTAGCTATGATTTCTCTAAGCCTAGATTGCTCACTTCTATATTGAGAATAAGCCGAGGCTACATCATCATAACCATAGTCTCTCAAGGTCTCAATTACAACATCTTGAATTTCTTCAATAGTAATTCCATCCCATAAATGCATATCTGATACCATAGCATTAATAACGTCTCTGTTCTCATCTGGGCAGCAGGCGTTAAATGCCTTAGATATTGCTTCTACTATTTTATTACTATCAAACTCCTGTAAACTTCCGTCTCTTTTTACTACCTGCATATTAAATACCCATTACGTCCTTAATTAACAATGTCTTCTCAAATTTATTAACCAAATCTCTCTTATCTTGGGTAATCAGGTCAGTAAATGCGTTATACACAGTAAATCCGTCTACAACATTGTCCGTCGTATAATACTTAGATTTTTCATCATAAAATAAATCTTTATAAACGTCAATCGGAGCAGATTCAGCTAATTTTACAGAACCAAATCCCATATTGATTTTAGAATTGATGCAATTATCAACCCAGTGGCCTAGGTCAGCGTATATATCATCTTTCTTATATTCCATCTCTGAAAGCTTCTTAAGCATCAAGTTAGTTTCGTCTGTCATTGACATAGCATTTCTCAAAAAGCTATAGTTAATAGCAGATTCAGGCTCTAGCTCAGAAACATTTAACATTTCTGGATTAAATACACAAAGATTTAGACAAGCCATATTCAAAGCTCCTACATAGAACTTAACTAATGGTTTACGAGTATCTAGAGCATAAATCATACTGATTACTCTCTTATGATTGTCCCAAGCATATTCGTCAGGTAAAACTCCTTGAATCCAAACTCTATTGTATATTACATCGTCAAAATTAATCTCCCCGTCTTTAGTAAGTGATATTTGGTCGGCAGGCTTAGCATTAATGATAAAGTTATCAGTCATCTTAGATACTCTGTCTATAAACGGAGTCACATAAGCTTCTGTAGTAAAATACTCCTTATCCTTAATTCTAGTTGCCTTTCCCTGCATCAATTGTTCAATCGTCAATTCCATTTATTTCTTCTTTTAATATACTATTAAGTATCTCTCCAGTGTCTGCCAAATCTACTCTGTCTGGCATCATCTCAAACGGTAGGTCATCTGCATCAAAATCCAGCATAATTTGCTTCATATTAGATGTCTTATCTCCCCAATACTCACTTGGGGAACTTGTAGCTTTAGATATTGAATCTTCTAAGGTATTAATTAATCTTTTAATATCTTCAGTCATAGTTGCATGACATACAAACTTCGGAGTTGTTATCAAAAACATCCCAAAGTGGTCAATAATGAATTTATTGATATCTGTATAACCAAACTCCTCCGCCAAATCTTTTAATTTTTTACTAAACTTGGTATATTGGTAGTTCTTTATTTTGAAGTAATAACCTATATCTTGAAGAAGTGCTTTCTTTAGGCAAGTTTTGTATCCTCTCATAGTCCTACCCACAACAGAATCCCCTACTTTGCATTCGTGCAATATAAAGGTTATTTTTCCATCTTTGAAGTACCATCCAAATCCATCTGTCCAACAAAACTTTAGTAGTATACATTCCCCATTAGAGGATGTGCTTATACCTAGTTTTACTGCATCTTCTAACATAGGTTCATTACTGACTACCCCATTCTCGTCCAAAGCATTATACAGGATTTCTTCACCTGTGTACCGTTTCCATTTATCCATTTAATCGTTAATTAGTTGTTACACTTTCATAATTAAATTACGTTTTATATCTATCAAACTTAAATTTATCTCAAAATAAAAAAGGAAGACCACCCTAAGGTAATCTTCCTTTTAAAACTTATATCTTTAAGAAATTAGGCTTCGATACCGAAAGCAATCCAAGTACCGTTCTTAGTGTTCTTAGAAGGAGTATATTGTGCAGTTGCTACTACAGCTTGTCCCTCAACAACATCCTTAGTCTTTACTAACTCAGCATTTCCTTTGTACTTACCGCTCTTATACAGCTCCTTAATTGCATTCTTAGCGTCAGCCTTGTTAGTATCAACCTGACAAACTACTGTCTGAGTTTCCTTGTCAATCCACTTGTAGAATGTTTTAAACTTACGTTTTCCATCACCCTTAACATCGTCAATCTTATACGGACGCTCACGAGTGTCAGCAACAGACGATTCAACAGTAATCAAATAACCAGCACCAGGGCAGTTCTTACCTTTCTTTGCAAGATATTCAAGCATGAACTCTTTTACATCACGCTCTGTGATACCCTTAGTCTGTTTAGCTTTCCAATTTTTGTAAGCCTGTGTTGCATCTCCGTTTACGTGGAACAATGTGCTTTCTACTTGTGCGATTGCTGCTTCTTTGCTTTCTGCTACTACTTCTACTTTCTTAAAATTCAAAATCGTTGTACTCATAATAAATAAAAAATTTTAAACATAAATCATTAACATATAATCTAGAACTATTTTTCTGTATCTAATCAGTATCGTTTCCCTTACTGATGTAATCAATTATACTTCGTAATTTAGGGAAACCCTAATCTTTAAATGTTAATTTGATCTTAAAGGATGTTAAAATTTTTAACATTAAAATGGTACATAATTGTCTAGCAAAATTTTGAGTTGTTTGGGCATATCCTTGGGCTTTATTCCAAAGTCAAGGAAAGTATTACACCCATACATTAAATCCTCGCAAATGGCCCCTAGGGACTTCAGGAAGGTATTTTTTTCCACCTCCCCAAAGTCGTTACCTACTTTTAGGAGAACATCATAACAAGTTACTTTTTGACCTTTTTTCCTTAACTCATTAGTTATATAACAAGTGAGAGCAATACAAGCTAGTTTATCTCCCATATTGCTATTTAGGTAATTTAAGGTAAAGTATTTGCTATAAATTGCTGACAATTTTTCAAAGCTGATATTTTGAAGGTCGTTCATCCAGAGAATAGTCTCTATAACCTATCTGATATGCTACATACTTCAATAGAGTTTTAAACTCATGAAATCCCTCACGTAATTCTCCATAAGTAACCGGTCTAACCTTACTATAAAAGTTTGGAATAGTAGAAACTACCAAGTAATTAGCTTGGATTTTAGGATTCTTTAGGTGATAGAACTTCTCAGCACATAGCTTCAGAAGATATAAATACATTGCAAACTCTCTACTGTAATGAAACTTCTTGATATTATTGTCAATTTCACTGACAATCTTACCAATAGTTTTTATATCATTCACTACAATAGTGTTAGTCTCCATATCTATGGTATAATTATCTAATTTGGACTTTAAGTGCAAAATGAACTTCTTGCCGTTGGGACAAGTAGCTTCCACGTCCAATAAAATAGCTTGCTCATTTTCAGAAATAGGTGTTTTAGTTATCCCTTCAGGATGTAAAAGTTTCTGTACTTGCTTATTGCTATTTAATGCAGCCACACAAGATTTTACGATTTCTAGTGACTTATTATCAAGGTATATAATTTCCTTATCCTGAGCCAAATCAAATTCTTTAAGCTGTCTATTCTTCCAATAATTGGTAGATGCTTCAATAACAGACTTAGCTAGGTCTTTGGTAAGTTTTCCTTTGTAATATTCAACTTTATCTGAAGCAGCCTTCACATCATCAAATTTTACATCTCCCTTAAGGAAAACTGGATAAAGCTCATTAGCCATCGCTCCCAACTTAGCAGTCGGTTTACCAATGTCTTCTGAAAGCTCAAAACTATCTGGCTGTAACACGAGTTCGTGTACGGCACTACCAAGCTCAAGTGCAGAAGAGAAGGTATTTTTAAATCCAGTGAAAAATTTATCTGGATTTCCATCTTGCCTAGGATTAATTAATCCCAAACGAGAATTACTTACATATCCACTATATTGCTCGGAAAAATACACCTTATCACTTATCTTCTCTAACCTTAGCGTGTCTAGCAGAGGTCTAAGCTTGATGTCTTTTAATTCCATCCTAAAGTCTCTAATTCTAATTCATATGCAAATCTAATTTCGTTAATATCTAAACTATAAATGCGAAATAATGGGTCTCCATTCTGATTATGGGGTCTGTCAATTAACAGGGCTGGAAGACCAGAATTGATAGCCATTTGTACATTACTAATACTATCATCAATTAATACATCGCATTTGCCTTTTATCAAGTCAGCCTTATTTCCATGCTGATAATACATTTGATAAATAGGTCTTATGGGTAAATTGTATTTAGCTAGACAATTCCTAGTATAAACCTTACTGTTTATTCTCTTTGTGGCATAAATATATGGTTCAAAATTTGGTTTCTCTAGCAAGGGTAAATTTTCCCAAAACTCCTTATTATAGCGAAGACTTACTACGTTCCGTGTAATTACGTGTTCAACTAAATCAGATTCCCTTGGAAATAGAGCCTTGTAAGCTCCCCAAAAGTCAAAGATAGTATCATCCAAGTCTAGTGCTATTCTCAATGGATTACATAAATTCATTTATCTCAGATACTTCTCCTAAATATATCCCATGTTTATCGGCAAGTTCTTCGCAGAAATCATCATAATCCAGAAGATCATCTAAATCGTCGTACTTATTTATATACATACTCTTTATTTTTTCTTCACAATCCTCGTAGCTTCTAGCTACCACTTTACCAATTCTACAGACTTCATCTGTATGCCATGGAAATAAATATGTGTTCATAACTCGATTACTTCAATAACATTTAATCGCTTCTTAATTAAAAGTTCAAGGTCTTCTCTATCCACGTAGACAAAGTGACTCTTTTTCAAATCAGATAATGTAGAGTCAAATTCTAGAGAAAATGCTTCCTCAGTTCTCCAATTCTTCTTAGCTGTCCTCAAATAGAGGGCATACTCGTCATCAAAGTCATTAACTACACAGTTCTTAATCGTAGGAATTGGACCTTTAACTATTAACTTTTTCATTTCTTAAGCAATTCATAAAAATATTCTATAGGTATTACAGCTACTTGACCCACGCTAGGTGCCCCGTTCTTTCCTGCCTTCTTCCAACATATACAGAACGGTTTAGATTTATCACTACAAGCGTCCCTAATGTCAAAATAGTTTGGCATATTTTGGGTAAACTTGGCTTGGATATTAACTGGAAGTTCATTGTTCATATCAACAATATCTATTTTGTCAGCATCAGCCAGTTTGTTCTGGCTTCTACTAGATACACATCCTTCATATCCAACATCTCTCAATTTATGAATTATTTCTAACTCATATTGAGAACCTTTTTGTTTACTTTTCTTCGCTTGCTTACTTCTTCTAACTGCAGGATCTGCCCATTCAAAGGTAATTCCATCTTTCGATTTAGCTCCAGAGCCAGGTTTATTAGCCCTAGCTTTAATAGAGTTTATCTCTAAGCCAGTTACTTCTGAGGCTTCTTCTATAGTTTCGAAGGTTTTCTTTTCTCCATTTTTAAATGTAGCTGTAACACTTGTATTAGTCTACTTTTTCATTCCGTTTATTCTATTTATTTTTTCATTAACTTTACATCTCTAGGGTTTCTCTAGTCAATAACGAGTTGCTCATTTATAAAGTCCAATAAGTCTTGTGTATTTACACACGCTCCGGCTGGAAGCTCACACCTATATACTGTCTGTCTAGGAAATTTGGATATTAGTGCTTCTTCGTCTCCAGAAATAAAGTTTTCTCCAGTATCATTAATTACTACGTAAAATACCATTTCTTTTAAATTTGTCAATAGTTAACTTAATCAACTCCTGAGTAGCTTTTCTTCCATAGTCCCTATAGTAATCACTTATATCCTTAGCTCCTGTGTTTCTGGGAATCATTGATACGATTAATTCTGGATGTTGTTTCCTAATCTTATTAGTAAAACGAACTCCAGTTAGGTCATTATCATATAGCAACACAATGTATTTGAATCTCTGCTTTAATTCTTCTAAAACTTTGTCAGAAACAAACTGAGTCTCAGAGTTGGGAGCTATAGCTGGTATTCCTAAAGAATATAAACACATTACATCTTTCATAGACTTAGTTATTACTACCAGTTTTCCAGTCTTAGCTAATTGTTTATAGCCTTGAATAGTCTTAGTAGAAACATTACCTATGAATCTAAACTCCTTTCGTTTTGGCATATAAATACGCCATTGCTCGATGTTCTCTTTCTTCCCAAAATAATATCCATAGATAGGACTATGTTGGGCAGACTGTGCATATATATTTCCATTTAAGAATACAGTACTACAACTGTATACCTTAAACCTATGTAGAATATCTTTAGTAATACCAAAGCTTCCCCACCACTTCAACTCAGGTTCTGAGAACTCCTTAGCTTCTATTTGGATGAAGGTTTGTTTTTCTTCCTCAAATTTCGGCTGGATTTTTACTGCAATCTTCTTTACAGGAGAATCCTTAGTATATCCAAAGTCCTTAGCTATAATCTTTAAAGCAGTGTGATAGTTACAATTATACTTTTCCATAACTACCCCTTCGAATGTCAAACATTTTCCGGAAGCAAAGTCCTTAAAATATAAGTTTCCAGATTTTCCTCTAAAAAAGCTGCAGGTGACATGACTGTCACTACGCAAAGGAGACTTGAACAGTCCTTTCTTAACTGGAATACCCAGATAATAAGTCATGTAAGTCTCCTCATTGTTCTTAGATAGAAGAAATTCCTTAGTAATTTTGGGTTCAAAAGTATAATCAAACATAGTCACTAAGGAATTTATGAATTACTCTACTAACAAATCATTATAGCAAGTTGTCAAGATCGAAGTCATTTCCTGGTGCAGCATCTACACCGGCAACATCTGCAATCGGGTCTTCTGACTTCATTTCGGTAGGCTTAGCTTTCAGATACTTCTGACGTTCTCCCTCCTCATAGTCAGAGAAGAACAGCTTGTCACCAATATAGTTATCAGAGATGAACGACTCACCTTGTTTGTTAATACCTACGATACGAGGTATATCAGCAACTACTTTACCATCACGGTTTCTACCAATCAACTTCAACTTAGTCTCTGTACCTTTAACTTTTTCAGTTATAGTAATCAGAGCCTTAGCTACATCATCGAAGCTCTTAAATTTAGAGCTAGCTGCTTGCATCTTTTCAAATCCTGCAGGATTGAGAACCTGTGCAGTCTGCTTAACTACAGCCATCAAAGTCTCGAAGTTGGAAGGCATGATAACCTTTCCACCATTCTTACTATCAAACTCACGTCTCTCATCATCGCCAGCTTTAGGGAAGAATTGGGTTACAGAGAAGTAACCCTCTTCGTTCTCAAAGTTGATTGCTAGAACTTTATAATGAGCCGTTGGATCCTTTTTACCATCAAATTCTTTGATTTCACATCCCATGAATTTTACATCATGGATGTTCCAAGGAGTTAAAGGACGACGTGTGTTTCTTACTGCTGAGTCTGCTGATATACCAAAATTAAATGCCATAATTAATTCAAATTAAAATCAAATTTTTCTAAGTCTTTGTCATCTTCGTCTATGTTTATATTATCTAATGATTCTATATCGAGTTCATTCTCAATATCAATTATCTCATCAGGTACAGAGTTTTCTTCCTGTATCTTATCTCCTACTAGATAATAAATTCCTTTATCCTCTGTAGGCTCTAGTTTAAAGGTAGTACCATAAGCTGAGAGCTTTTCATTAGCTGCACCTCTATAACTTACAGTATTACTCTTTGTTAACTTGTTTCCACTTTTAGTTCCAAAAGCGGCATCAGTTCCAATAATAGGAACTGCTTTCTTATCCTTCTTCTTATACTTGATGTCTACTCGACAATCTGCACAAACCTGTAATAGGTCTACAGCTCCCTGAGTTAATATTAACTTGTTGGAATCAAGCGTAATAATAGGATCTGGATTAGCATCTACCTTGGCTGCAGAAGCCTTAGTAGATGTCTTGGTAGCACTTTTCGTTGCCTTAGTGTCAACAGAAATTTCTTCTTTCCCAATATAGGTGATTTCACCAGTTTGTTCATTCACCTCGTAGTGAAACAGTATGTCTAACTTCATTACTCTCCTTCATTATAAGCGTCAATAACATGGATAATCTCATTCAAATCATTGTCAATCTCTAGGTCTTCAAACATACCAAAGGATGTCTTAGCCACACAAGTACCATCATTATTAGTGATTAACTTGTACTCCATTCTACCAGAATCTCCCTCACTTACCTTAGTGAAGAAAATATAAGTAAACAGACCTTCCAGTGTTACCTTTTCAGACAACAACTTTCCAACAGTTTTAATGACAAACTTAGGATTTACATTGTCTCCAACATTCTCCGAGTGTGTCAAGAAGATCATCTTACAATCCTCTCTCATCTTTTCTGAATATCTCAGAATTTCCATAGCGTGTTGAGCTAGCTCACTAAATTTGGTATAACCAACTTCTGTTGCTCTATCAACGAACTCATAAGAGAGAACATATTGGAAGTCATCGATAATTACCTGTTTAATTTGAGGCATCATCTTGTCAATAATTTGAAGAATTTTCAGAATTTGATCCCATTTGGAACTAACGTAATAGTTACCACTTACGTTCTTTCCCTCTATTTTAATAGGGATATACTTCTTTTTCCATGCTCTAAAGGGGAGCGGTTTACCCGTAGTACTTATAATAAAAGTCTCTTCGGGATTAAGATTTCTTAAACTTGTACTCTTTCCAGTACCTGATTCACCTACGATAGCAATTGTTTCAGCAGCCATTATTCTAATGCAAAATTAAAGTTTTCATTTGAATCATCTAATTCTGTAATATCATCTAGCTCCTGTTCTACTATAGAACTATTATCTTCTAGTATATAATTTGGGTTTGTATACCTTTCATAATCATAAATTTCATCGGGCTTTGGAAGCTCGTGGAACATATTAATCCAACCAAAGAAGTTTACTCCAACCTCAACATCACAATCACCATATCGGTTCTTAAGTACCATTATACTTCTAAAATAAGAATTTAGATACTCAATATTATAATGTTTATAAGTTTTCAATCCATCCCTGTGCGGATTATACAATGCAATCATGATATTACAATCCTGCACAGTATTACCAGAGTCTTTAGCATCATGAATAGTAAACGCACTCTTTCCCTGCTTAAACCTTTCAATATTTCCTTGCTCTCTATTAGCTTGCTGTATTACTACAGGACTAACACCACACTTATCTCTAAAGAAGAGAAGATAGCTAGAAAGTAAGTCTATGTCAGGTTTAGTACCAACTAGACCAATATGGTCTACTACGATATTATAGATAAGATTAGGATTATTAGGCTTATATAGGAGTCTCGTCTCACTTTCAGAAAAAGTTCCCATTTCTTCTAACCTAGTTTTCAAGATAGCATACACCTTTTTTGGAGATACTTTCTTGTCATAGATTTCCAGCTTTTTACTAATCTTATCTACCCAGGGCATACATTGCTTAACTAGGTCATAATGTTCCTCTGACAAAATATATTCCTTTTCTCTTGAAAGAATCTTCTTAAAAGATAATTGTATTCCATACGTTTCGAAGATGTATATGGATAATAGCTTAATATATAAGGCTACTTCTCCCATCTCTAGACTAAAATATAATACCTTAAAATCATCATCATCAAGATGTTCCATTAGTGGTCTATAAACATAAGCATAAAGGGCAAATGAAGTTTTACCTGCACCAGAGTTAGATAGAATCAGTGTGTAGGTTTCCCTAGTAACTCCATCAATAATACTCTCTAGTTTAGGAAGCTTCATAGATATACCATGATTTAACCCCAATCTACCTCTATCAATTTCATAAAGAAGTTTCTCAGAAATCATAGTAATCTCATGGAATCATAATTAACTCCGCCTTCATCTTTTAGTGCTTCAAGTTCTTCCCACTTATGGTCTATTACAAAGTTAGCGATAGTGGTACATAGAATATTATGCTCTCTAGCCCACTTTACTAGCTCTATAATTTGATTATGAATTTCTGGCTTCCATCTGATGGTCCTACCATAAAACCTATAGAAGTCTTCGATGGTATCAAATTTCTTAGACACGCTTCTAAGACCCACTTGTGAATTATTAACTATCCCGAATTGAGGATAGGTATCCCATAATTCCTTACCTAGCTCAAATGAGCATTTGTAGAAATCTTTAACCACATTTTTGTTTAGTGGAATATCTAAGGGATTAAATACACTTCCTTTTTCAGGAATTTTATAGGATTTATGAATAATTCCAGCATTGCGAAGCCCAGTTAATAGTTCTATTGTAAAACCACGAGCACATACTCTAGAGGAGAAATACTCATGGACAATTTCTGGTTCGTCGCCTTCTTGGGCAATAAGAATAATTTCTAACAACAACAACTCGCTCGGATTTATACTATATTTCTCACAAAACAGAAGCTGTTGTTTCAATTCAAGATTTCTCACGTGTACAAATTAATAGATTTTCTACTAATCTATACACTAAGTCTAGTTTACCTGTTAAGGTGTTAAAACTTAGTTACGTGATAAACTTTAGTCCTCAACTTTCTCGTTGGCGGTTTCAAGAAGTACTGCATAATCCTTCTTTAATTCCTTCAACTCAGATGTCAGTTTACTAACTTTAGCTTCTAGCGACTTACATTTCTTAGTAAGTGCAGATTTCATCTCATTATACTCTTTCTTAGTGTAATAAGTTTCCATAATTAAAAACGATAAGTAAAATTTTGTATTTTTTTCTTATAAGGCTCATAGGGTTCTCCCCTTAGAACTTTCATAAGATTCTCTTCATCAATAGTTATATAATTCACTCCTTCATGTGACTTCTTGTACCATTCACACTCTACAGTGTTTTCAATAACAATTGTGAACATTTCAGCATACTTAGTAGGTTCTTCCTTACGTATTACCCTACCAGTTCTCTGCTTACTCTTTATAGGACTGGAATCTAGACCAAGAACAATACCAACAGATAAACCCTTACAGTCCAAACCCTCATTAGCTAGCTGGACGCTATTAAGCACTCCAGAGCTAAGTGTGGAAAATTCCTCTATAGTTATTCTGTTTTTCTTTTTACTCTCTCTTCCAGTATAAACGTATCCTATACCTATGCTTTCAGCCATTTTCACATTAGCTGAAAAGGTAATGATTTTCTTATCGGACCTATACTTGATTATCTCCTTGGCTATTTCTAGCTTCTTAGCATGATTGTATATGAACTTTTTCCTACTCTGCAAAGCTCTCATAAATGCCGTAGCATGAAAAGTAATTTCTTTGAAGACTTCTTTCCTATCCAGCTTGCTGTTTCGGTTACATAGTTCGTCCCTATACTTAGCCCTATTGACAAATCCGTTTTGACCTAACATACTCATAACTAAGTCAAAATCAAAGTTAAAATATTCAAAATGTTGAACAAACTCCTTGTTATATTTTCTATACAAGTCTATGTCGTCCACCGTTATTATAACTTGATATTCTGAAAAGTTTGATACCCAACCATTGGCTTTGGCTACTTCTATAGAAATATTATCAATCTCTGGACAGTATTTTTCTATGATACTGTGCTTTCCATCGAGTCTCTCTATAGTAGCAGTTAAGCCAAGAATAAGTTTATATTTTACCTTAGTAAATACAGAAGAGAAAGTATCAGCAGGACATCTGTGAATTTCATCCAGAATTAGAAGGTCACAATCATACCCGTTCTTTGCCATGGAATTAATAATTCCAACTTCGACATTCAATCCATATCCCAAACTGTCTAGGATTCCAGACCATTGTTCTTGCAAAGTAGAATTTGGAACGACTACTAATACCTTGATAGAAGGATACTTAGAAATAAGTTTTCCTATAATAATAGTAGCAACCCTAGTCTTTCCATACCCAGTACAAGCAACTATTGTACCTCTTCCTTTGGACTTAATCCACTTTTTGACGGACTCCTCCTGCCGCTCATCACGAGTGACAGGAGTAAAAAGGTCCTTCATTAGTCTATATTTCTAGTGATGTCCCAACCTTTAAGTTCGGCAACTTTCTTAATTTCTTCCATTTTGTCCTTCCACTGTTTGGCTTGACTTTCACATTGATTCTGGAAGCGATAAAGAACCTTGCTCGACAACAGTCTCAACTGATCACTAGTTAAGTTTGCATATTTATCTCGTTTCAGTCTACACATCGATCTAAACTCAGCATAACTTAATCCAGTATCACAGATTTTAAGAGCAATAGAAGGATTCAAACGAAGTTCCTTACTTACCACCAAAAGTCTATTGACAGCTTTACCTGTTACAGGGTCTTTACGATACAAGTCCTTTTGCATTTCTTGCTGTGTAAACCAAAGTCCCATCTTGACAATGAAATTCAACGTCAAATGAGAGTTATCAAACAATCCCAAAGAATCCAGACAAGCGTCCATAACTAAACTTACAGGTACTTCTCTAAACTCTACAGGGATACCATTAAGAATATTTCCAATAGGATAAACTTTAATAGCCTCATTGGTCAAAATCTCTTTATTATTCTTGATGGTAATTCTCAGGTCTTCCAAACAGCGAGTGTTTGTGTATTGTTTCTCAGCTCTAAGCCATCTAATAAGAAGCTCTGCTCGACATCTCTGTATTTGATCGGACACTATATCTAGTAATGTTAAACGACCCGGATTCTTGGTATCCGAGTTGTACAACATTTGTTCACAGTGGTTATAGAAGCGTTTCAGCTGGTCATAATCAGCATCCACTAACTTTATTTCCTCCTGGACTCCATTTACTTTAGGTCCTTTCCATACATAGCTATTAACATCGTTTGCTTTATCATTCAAAGCCTCTCTCAGCTTATCTCCTAATACAGTCATAAATTATTCTTTAAAAATACTTCATAGTTCATCTAATTTTAATGTTAATCTAATAATATTTGTCCACATTCTAGAGACGGTTTTTCATGAATAAATTTCAGGAAAATTATGTTTGTCTCCTTATATGGAACGAAATCTGTACCATCGTACCATTTATCGATGCCTTCTTCTACATATCTCAGAGATACATATCCAACATCACCTAATTTCATAGAACACTGGTTCCAATTCGGAAATCGAACACACATTATGTCTTTGTAATCTAGATTATCATATTCTAGACGTTCAAAGACATAATTTGCATAACCCATTCCGTCCTCACATTCAGCTACAAACTTAACATGGTAAGTTACTTCTTTGGTTTCCACACCTCAAAGGTATTAATATCCTCGAACTTCCTGCAACCATAAGAGGCAAAGTCCCCTTGTAGTTTGTCCATATTTGGCAAACAGGGATAGTTCTTACACCTAGTACAGCTACGTTCAGGATGTTTATAGTGAAAACCATCTTTGTCCTTAAACATTACTTCAGTAATAGGCATAATAATATTAATACACATGAGCCAGCAGCTCCATATTTGATTACGTTCTGCTTCTTCTTTAAAGACTTATTAAGACCTTCAATTGATCTATTTTTATCTTCAATTATGTTTCCATAATACAGTAACTGGACTCTGCGAACAGAATCCGTTTTCTCCCAACTTTTGTTTATAAGTTCTAAATTAGTTATTTGGCTCTTCAATAAAGGAACAGTTTCGGACAACTTCTGATGTTCAGCAAATATCAAATTAGTTGTCTTTAACTGTTCGCTGGTTATTGTAACGGTCGATGTATTCTGAGAAAAAGCACAAATTGATGCTATCAGAACTAGACATAATAGTAGACACTTTCTCATCATACTCCTTGTCTATATATTTAATTTTCTCAACAATGGAATCATTAACTATATAAATGCTATCTCTAATGATAGAATCCCTCACAATCTCTTGCACATTAGGAGTGCTAGGATTACTATCTCTCTTAGGGACAGACAAATATATAATTATTAATCCCATTATGACAATTAAAATATAGCAAAACTTAGTCTTGTTCATTTATCTCAATACCTGCAGCCTTAGCCTCCTCTACGAGCTTAACGCATCCGACTACATCTACACCTTCCTTCATTGCCAGTTTCACAACAAGTTTCTCATTGTCAGAGAGACCTTCCACTTTAGCTTTTAGAGCTTGCTTTTTGTCAAAACGAGCTTTCATCTGATTGTAACCCTTGATAATTCTCTCTGGATTCTCTTTAAGGAAATTAACCTCCTGCTTCAAGAAAGCCTTTACCAAGGTCTTACTAGCTACTCCTCTATCTCTAGTATAGATAGTAGGACATTTAGGGTCGTGCAAAGCTTTATTGTAGGCATTGGCTTTACCTCTCTCCTTGTCAAACGTATCAGTCGGGTGACATACACTGATACCAACAGATACGACTCTGCAAACCTCTGCGTAATCTGGATCGTCCACACAGACAAATTCGTCCATTTCGTTTACCCAACCTACCGCAAGTTTGCAACCATCCTCACTCTCTTCTGGAGATTGGCTTAAAGCACACGCTACAATCTTGTGTTCCTCACCCTTAAAGTCTACAAACGAGTCAATCAAATACTCAGCTACATCCTGTTTCATTTTCTACAATTTTAAAACCGTTATTAATTAAATATTCTTCTGGAGCAAACTGTAATTCGAAAAACCTATGCAGTGAATAGTTCTTTCTCTTTACAGAAATTAAATTTTTCTTTTTAAGTGTGATAGGTTTATCAGAAGAATAATACTTCTCTTCCATGAGGGCTGCTCCCCATCCCCACATTTGATAAACCGAACTACAGTAGATAAACTTATCATGTGTATATACAATCTGTTTATCCTTCTCGTAAGTCTTCCGTAAGGTCGTCATAAAATACTTGAATAGTTCTAAAGATAAACTTATTCTTTGCTGAATTATAACATTCGTTCCAGCTACGATTTTTGTAGTGGTCTAGAATCTCGGAAGCTCTTACATTATAATATATATTTCTGCAAAAGCTTTCGTCCTCATCACATTCAGCAGAATTTATTGTATAATTTCCGATGCCAATAGCGTAATGATAATGGCTTCCAGAAATTTCACTAAATCTATCTTCTAACTCATAATCTTCGTATATTATTACTCTAAACTTGAATTTGTCCTTACTAAGAAGTTTTGCCAGGCAATATGCTACATAGCAGCACCCTCCGGCATTAATATCGTACTCTTCATCTAGAAACCTACAAAGTTTATTCAGCCTCTCCGCTAGAATTTCTTGTACTTCCGTAGATTTGGAGTTCAATCTCCTCCTTTGCTTTTTTAAACTCATCCAAGTACTTACCTAAAGTTACAACTTCATCTTTTCCGAATTTTCTTCTAACTGCATAGTGGATACATCTCTCCACTGCAGACTCTAGCAGGAATCCATATCCTACTACCTTGAACTCTTTTCTCGGATTTTTACCACCAATGTCGCATAACAACTCCAAGTCGAAACGAGGAGATGAATCGTTAATTGGGGTTAACCTGTAAAATGGGCCTTCAATTACCATCTCTTTTTTGAATTACTATCCACATACATCTATCACTGTTAAATTATTATTACTAGGCTTATATCCGTAATCACAATACGAATTAGTTATTATAACACGGTCGAAATTGTTACATAGGTTTACCAAGCCTTTAATATTTACAGCATGACAAACCATAATCTCGTACTTAGCATCAGGATATCTTTCTTTAAGAACTTTAAGTTCTCCAAGGAATGTTCCTCCAGCATCGCACAAATCATCAATAAAAGTAAAGGTCGGATAATAACAATTAACCTCTCTTCCAATGGAAAACTCCCTAATTTTACCAGTTTCCAAATCTCTCACCTTATTGAACACAATATGTCCCCAATTATTAGAGAGAATTTTGTACCTTTGGTAAGCCCCAGCATCTGGGAATACGATATTAGATTGAATATCCAGATGCGATTCAAAGTTAAACTTTTGAGGATAACATCTAGTTCCTAACAATCCCTTAGTTCTTTCCGAATGGGGTTCCAAAATCATAACATAACGATAGTTCATAGTATTCAAGATACTACAGACCACCTTTAGAGAAAATGGGCGGTTAAAGCTCATCACTCTATCCATACGCATGGACATTAAATAGGTAATAAACAAATCCCACTCAATCTCTTGTCTATCAAGAATGTCTCCGACTTGAGTTAGAATAAATAATTCTTCAGCAGAAGTAATTCTACATATAACCTTTACTGAATCTTTCCTGTCAAATTCGTCAGGAAAACTTATCTGAGGTTCTCCGTCAGGAAATCTAGTGAGGTTATACTTAATCTCACTCTTGTCCAAGTTAATTAAGTTTAATAATTTCATCTACAACATATTTTAAAATTTCGTAACTTTCTTCCAAGCCCGCTCTATCATCCAATAGGATATTATAATAAGGCTTATAAGATTTAGGTAATACAGAGCTTTGATTTATCTGTAGCTCTCCATCTGGAGCTAATCCAAGCATATCATAGACTATAGTAGACTTTCTATGTGATTCACTAATATCTTCATCACAAGTAAATAATACCAGTTCGAATCCTAGTCTAGCACATCTTTTTAGCAGCTCAATAACACAACTATAGTCTCCTCCGTTATTATGGTAGTCAAAAATAGTGTTGTCATAATCGAAAGCGACTATTAGCTTTCCGTATTTTTTATACTCTTCTAATAGTCGCTTCTTGCAAGCCTCTTTTCCAAATGGATGGTTAAAACTTTCCATAAAGCCCTTCATTAATCCGCTGTCTAATTTCTTTAAGAGTGTACTCCTTTTTAAGGACGCCATCTTCGAACACAGTCTCTAAGCAGCCTCCGCTTTCTACCTCAGGAGTTACCTGGTCTTCAGCATAGTAAACGCCATTAACGTCCTGATAGACAGCAATTAGACCTTTAAGAGAATTTTTAGTTCCATCATCTGTTTTAGGATGTTTGAATATTTCTTTCAATTCTCCATTAACTACACAAGCAGTAGCTTTGATTGCAAAGCCTAAGCTATCTCTACTTGCATACTGATATGAAAATGAACCTACTCCTAGAACAAGATTGCAAGCTGCCATATGAGCATTCTCAAGTCGCATATAGATTTGCTTCTGACGTTCAAGAGTGATAGAATCACCATACAACAAACCTATTTTCGTACTAGGATAGCGATAATCCTTAGAAGTAGTATTCCATCCAAAAATCTTACCAAGCATATAATAAGCACCGTAGTATTGACCTTCTGAAACTTCTACATACTCAGCATCATCGTTAAATGGAGCGTAGCAACAATAATACTTACCCTCTTTCATTCTAGTATGGAAGTGAGGATTAGTTCTTAAACCACAAATAATATCAACAGGGTCTCCGCTATCTGGACGAATAACTACACGTCCATCACGAGCCATAATATCCTTCTTTAATTTGGGAAGGAAGTTTTCAATAACATTCCAGAAGTCCCAAGTATCAGAAACTATAGAAACGAACCCAGATGGATACAATTCGTTAATTAATCGCTTAAAGGTTTGAAGTTCATCCTCTTCTCCACCAGCACACATTACAGAATGTTCTGTAGCTGGAACAGTGGCGGCAATTAATTCATTGTCAGAATTTGCACCATAATATTCTTCTAGAGCAGCAATAGCTGGAATGGTCTCACTTCCAACAAACGAAGTCATATGTGCCATACCAGAAATGATAGCGGCCTCTAAACCAGCCATTCCTCTCATAGAGAAGTCATGACACAAGAAATCCAGATTTACATCTTCTGGAAATCCAGTATGTACTGCGTGTCTTTTAAGTTCATTCTTATAGAGTCTTGCTCTAGTAGCAGAGGTGCAAGGCATCCACAGAGTACAACTAATCAAAGTCTCTAAATAATTAGTTAACCAGAAGAACTCTGACTTTGTATTAGTAATAGTCATCATAGGAACCCTAATAGGGCATATTGAACCTTCTGGCAACGCTTTAATGCGAATGGGAAGATAACCTAAATCATACAAGGCTTCAATATGTTTATATCCTACGGACTCAATTCCCACGAAGTTATGAACTCTTCGATAAAACATTTCTACAGCTTTCTCTTTGGGCAATCCAAAGAAATTCTGATTAAATTCATCAATCAGATACTTCTTAATTAAATATTGGATTCCGAATACTACAGAACCTTCAGTGGCTTCTGGAAAGTATTTGTTACTTCTAGGAGTCCAATTACTGTAAACTTGTTCAGTACCTTCTGGATACATTCTATGGTGGCCCAATTTATAGCCATCTGTTGCATTAATTATTTCCATTCTAAAAATTATTTTAATAACTAATTGTTAATAAACTTTTCATGCCTTTACCACTAGCTAAATTCTTAAAACACTGAGTGATAAATTCCTTCGTTTCTGGATGGATAGCCCTAGGAGAATTTATATACTTAATCCACCAGTTATATTCTCCTTGAAAACTATTACCGTTGTATACTTTACCAGCAGCCAGATAATCGCATACCAATTCTAGAGCATACTCTTTAGGCATCTTCACTGGAACACCGCCAATGTCTAGCTTAGTTACCCAGTATTCATAATGGTGTGGATTTCTTCCTCTGTGATGTAAATAAGACCTAGAATATCCTAGAATTTCTTTTTCCTTGTTTAAGGGAGATGTGTCATCATCGTAAAATTTTACAGAACGAGAGAACTCATACCATCCGAATTTAGATAAGTCGTGCAAGATGCCCTGTTTGTATAAACCTAACTGAAAACAGTAATAAGCTACCCAAAACTTATGTCTAAGTATTCGCCTAAGATGTCTCAGTGTTATACACATACATTTAAGAATTTCCATATCTTCTTCACTATTCTAGTTAGAAAATTATTTCCTCTTAGATTGAACTTATGTGTATATCCAGACAACTTGTCTGGATTCCACACAGCATGAACTATATAGAATAAATATCCTACTGTGTATAGCATAATGTTCAGTACTGGGATAAATCCTAGGATTAGTATTACTAAAACTAGCCACACTGGAACTTTAAGGTCATAGTCTTCTTCTATAAGTGCCACACTTCTGCTATACCCATTGTAATAAACGGTTACATGGGTATCTTTCAAGATAAGCACCGTGATGATTACCATCACAGTGCATATTACTAGATACATCATTTGTTATTAGCTACGTCTTTAAATAAGGTGGGAACCTGACCATAAGTAGGAAGTTTTCCATCCCACTTCTTAATCATATCCTGCTGAACTATGAGAACTGATAAAGATGCTGAAATCTTTCTATTATATTCAGCTTCTGCATCACCCTTAATCTTAAGAGCTTCTGCCTCTCCTTGTGCAGCTGCTACTTTCTTTTTAGCTTCTGCCTCAATAGTCTTAACTTCATTCTCTGCCTTCAAAGCCTGTTGAATTGCAGCATTCTTAGCATCAATAGAATTGACTAGCGTCTGTGGATATTGAAGACCAGAAGTCATTTGTTCAAGCTGAAAATTCTCAGCCAAGAGTTCCTTTGACAGTCTATCTTCTATAGACTTCTCAAACTCCTCACGTTTACTTACTAGTTCATCAGTAGTATAGTTATTCAGCTGAATGCGAAAAGCATTCTTTACGTAATTATACAAAGTAGTGTTAATTACCTCTACAATATCTTCCTTTCTATACTTCTTAAATACTTCTGGTGATTTCCCGTCAACAATCTTCAAAGAAATTGTAGGGTCTACAGTAAATGATGATCCATCTTTAGCATTAATACTGAAAGGAGGATAGTCCACAGTCTGTACGAATGTAGGATATTCATATACAGCCGTAGTAACAGGATTGTACCATACCGCACCAGTAACAAGAGACACATCGTCTACTCCTTTACCATCTCCGTATAGATTTACCTTGATGCCTTCATAACCAGCATCAATTCTCTCATAGCCACAACTAGACAGGCCAAACACCAAAGTTAATACACACAAAAGCTTAATAATTGTCTTCATTTTCCTTATTTAAATAATGTTTCTTAATGTATTTGAATATCCTATAAACTAAACTTGGGATTGCCACTAGTAATAGTAACAACCCCAAGATATTTGCAGCATACAATGATTCGGATAATAACCATAAGCTGACGTTGTAAATCACAACGATTAACAGAACGGCAACAAATGCCTTAATTAAGTTTTTCTCGACCATAGAATAATATATTCTCTATTGCCACTTTTATTATACCATAGTAGTACATTATCCTCTGTAATGTCTACATACGGGTCATAATAAATATACGCGGCAAACATTATGCACACAATTATAAATGCAACCATGATTTATCGAGTTTTAACAGACCCAGGTCTGGTAGTTGCAGCCTGAAAATCTTTTCCTTGTTTATCCCACCATGCTTGCTTTGCCTTTAACCAAGCTACTTTTTTCTTATACTTCATTGTTCAGAAATTATTACGATACGATTAAATTCATTATCTCCAAATTCAGTGGTAATTCCACATCCCTTAACAACCAACTTATCCTCTGGAGCACCATAGCTAATCAGAGCTTTCTTCATAGATTCTGCTCTAGCTACAGCGAGGTTATTATTAAACTCTTCTGGACCCTCTTCCGAAGCATATCCCTCAATCACATAAGCTTTTCCACTATTAGAAATATAGGAAGCTAGTTCTGAGACAGCCACATTGGAAGTTTTAGAAATCTCTGAAGAATTTTGAAGGAATTGAATTTTTGGAGTCAAAAGCTCTACTTTAGTAATTTCGATTGTGTCCGTCTTAACAATTTCTATTGGTTTACGAGCCATAAGTTCCTCATTCTTGGCTCTCAACTCATTAATAGAAGCGTTTAGGCTTTCAACCTCGGCATCACTATACAACTTCATAATTGGAAAGTCCCCTTTGCTAGACTTAAAGCGATAGGTAGCACCAATATAGATGTTAAACTCATGATTCAGAGGGGAAGTCTTGGGAAGTAACATATACTCAGGAGTAACATTTAATGCCCATCTATTAGAGATATTAAAGTTACATCTAACGGCTCCACGGGCGGATACATTATTATAGACACCTCCATAAGTATGATACCAACCAGCACCAATGATTAATATAGGCTCAAACAGACGTCTATCTCCGTTATATCCACATATCAGGTTAGTAAGATTGGTAGTAACGTTAGCTGTCAAATTATGTGAATCAAAGAATGTTTTATTTCCTTGGTTCATTCCAGCCATCATGTCTAACTCCAAGCCAAAGATAGGAGTAATCTCCTTACCAATAGCAATGTTTACTAGTACATCATTTGGTTCTGCCCAACTTCTATGGTTATCCCAAATAGTAGTTCCAACATTACCAGAAATATACCAGTTATCCTTCATACTTCCAGTCTCAACAACTTGTGCGCTAGCAAATGCACACATCAAACACAAACAAATAATACTAAAAATTCTCTTCATAATTAAATTAGTTAAATTAATCCCACCAAGTTCTCATACGTTCAAACCTAAGTTTATTGTACAAGTACCAGGCTTTTTCTCTTCTCAAATGGTCTTGAAGAATAGGTTTACTCAAATCAAGATCAGCAGCTTTAGGCCAGAATCGTTTCCAGTTCTTAATGTTTATGTGCCTATCTACGAATCCTTCAGACCCAGGTCTGAAATCACAATGATAGGCAGAATCTATCTCTAGAACAATATCTAAAAGTCCTAGTGCGAGTTTTAGATTCTTTTCAACAACTTCGTTACCTTCAGCAATTCTAGATACTTTGAAGTATTCATACATTCTAATTAAAGCTTGTTTCTCTAGGGAAAGAACAAAACCATAATCAAACGGATAGAACTTCATAGCCTCTTTAATGAGTCTCTTGTTTTTGTTCTTTCTTAGTTTCATATTCTTGACTTGCTTCAACTGCTAATTTATCTGCTAAATTATTCATCTCAGAAGAGAAATCAGAATTTGAAGTATGTCCCTTAACCCAACAAAATTTTATGTCAGGGCAAAACTGGCTTGCCTTAGCAAAAACCTTGTCATATAAGTTCCACAACTCTACATTCTTTTTTCTTTTCCATCCTTTTGTAGCACATCCTATGACATACTGAGAATCTGAATAGATAGTAAGAGATTCTATCTTACGGCTTACTGCATTGAGAGCATATATTACAGCTAACAACTCACATTTGTTGTTAGTAGTATTTGGAATCATCTTGCTAAATTCATAGGATTTTTTCCCATCAATTACGAATACAACTCCTACTCCTCCTGTATTTCTAGATGAACTAAAAGCTCCGTCAGTAAAGACCTCTAAATTACTCATTCTGAGTATTAGTCCTGAGATTAGTTCCTAGTAGTATTGCTATCTTTAGCAGGTCGTCTTGGTTATCACAAAATATATTATCTAAAATATAGTTTGCGTAATCACTTATTCTAACTCTCTTTCCTACAGCTCCATACTTCCCATTAAGCCACTTAATTTGTGGAATAAAGTCTTCCAAATTATCTCCAAGATGCCTCAAGGCTTTTCTAATAGAGACTGGAAACCACATTTTTTCTTTTATCCAATCTAAGTGACAATAACCAAAAGCAAAAGCTCTACTCAAATCCTTCTGAATGAATTCATCTAGCTCGAAATTTCTCTCATGCCTTCCTAATTCCTCAAAATCATCTTTTAAATCTAAACAGAACACTTCATTGAACTCAATCATCGCTCCAAGATTCTATAACACCAACCAACTCTAGCACACCATATCTACACATAGCCTTAAATGGCCCAGTAGATATAGAAACAAATGTTGATTTACTGTTTCTATAATTTCTTATTACTTGCGTAAGTAAGTCTCTAGCTAGTGCTCTTAGGTCAGAAATAGATGGAACTCTATACTCTCCAGGACTTATATACATCCTCCAAGGAGACTTTCCTACACATTTCCCATCATCGTCATATGTTCTATGACTCTTGTCCCAACTCATATATTCTAGAACCTTGTCAAAGTCAAAGTTCTCCATGATGTAGTTATACTGAACATCAAGAGGTGGGGCATCACTGAAATTTCTTGTCTTCTTTACTTTCATTTTTATAACATTCAACGAGACGTTGCAGATTGGGAAGTTTGTCAGATCTCACACTGACAATTAAACCTCCTTTCCGCAGATTGTAACTCAATTTGATTCCGCAATGATTAAGAATTTCAATAAATTCTTTCAATGCGTTACCTTTCAATACATTTCTATAGACTAGCTTCTGACCATCTTGATAACCTTCACGGTAGTATTCATTCGCAACATCGGAAATAAGCCATCGTCTAATGGGTGAAACCTTTTCTAGGAGTTCACTAACTCTAGTTGCGATGAAATCCATACTTACTGAATACTATCGTTAGATACTATAGAATCGACAGCAGTTGTGTCTGCAACATTCTCAACGACTACAACAGAGTCTTCTGCAACTACAGTTGCCGGTTGAGTCTTGTGTGTGCAAGCTGACATAGCAGCAACTAACACAAAAAGCAATAGTAACTTCTTCATTTTCAATAATTTTAATTAGTTAAACATTTTATCTATCAAAAAAAAGAGTGGTTCCAGTATCTGTGCTTCTCAGATACTTTCCCCACTCCTATCACTCCGAAGAGCTTGTACCGTTATTAGGTCGGCCAACCTCCCTCTTCATCTTGTTGAGAATTTGGGATAATAGTCACCAAGTTTAAAGATTACTTGTAACTGAAGCAAATGCTGAAACCCTTAACAGGGCTTCGTAACTCCTCCAACAACTTGGTTGGTGAGCTATAGTAGGAAGCTAACACGCAGGCAAAGATGAAATCAAAGTCGAAGACCTGGTCACACTAGCGAAGACTAAGACAAAGACTCTCAATAAGAGAGTAATTTCAAGATTTTTGTGAGACCAGCGAATGTGTAAGTCAGAAATCCTTAGATTTCCAAATAAAGATTCATATATTATTCCTAACGTATATATAAATTGTTAGCTTCCTACAGAAAATTCCTCTAATTACTTAGAGGAGGGATCGCCTTGTTTCCTAATTTCTTCGAAAATTCCTAGAAGATTCGTTGGCAAGGTAATCTTTAGTTGAGAGATTCTCTCCTGTTCAGACGTTCTCCAGTTATTAAACTGACTTCTAAATTCTTGCATTTTAGAATTATATCTCTCATAGTCAGCCTTAAATTCTGCTACTCTATCTTGATATTCCCTTTCTCTAGTCATATCAAGTTTATTTACAGTCTCTTTAAGTTCTGCCTTCATAGCGTTTAGTTCTTTTTCATAAGAACGATACGTATCTTGAAGAGACATAAACATCGCATCGACGTCCTCTATCTTAATAGTTGGGTCTTGGTAATAGAGAATTAAGTCTCTACCAGTTCCTTCCTTGTAGATTGGGCAGTTTTCAGCAGCATGAACATCTTTTCTAGCTTTACTAAAAGCTCCTTTTGGGTGAATATATTTCCCATAAGTAGAAGCAAACGCTTCAAGTCTTAGGTACTTGTTTCTCTTATTGGCATCCCATGAATCCATTACCTCTTTTTCATCCGCCTTAATAGGTGAATCTGGATATTGAGGTTGTTCTGGAATCTCAACATTGTTTTCTCTAGCCCATTTTTCGATAGAGCAAGCAGTAGTATAGGAAATCAATTCCTCCTTTTTCTTAATAGCCTCCCGCACCCAAGCACAGAAGCTATTCATTTCCGCTGACTTTTCTAAGTCGTCCTTAATAAAGTCTAGGGAAGTTTGACCTACTGTCATTAATTGCTTCTCCCCACCTCCTATAGAGGCTACAAACACTTGATAGAACCTCACACTATTCAGACGCTCAGTAGCAGCCTGAATCATTTCCTGCGCAACATTAGCATAATAGTTAGCAGATGTAGAAGTCAATCCTTCGTTTCCAAAAAATACACTTTCTTTCATTTTGTTAACTTATCAATTACATTTACTATAGATTCTTCTCCAGCTATGAAACCAGCTCTATGAGCATTCATAATAAGTTTCTTCAAACTTTCTAGCTCCTCTTTTGACTTAAGAGTATTGCTAGTATAAATCTCTACTAGTTCTTTTATGTATCTTTCCATATCAAAACATTTTATAGTACCCGAAGTGGGACTCGAACCCACACGCCCTCAATGGGCATCAGAGCTTAAATCTGACGTGTCTACCAATTCCACCATCCGGGCATATGGTAGCTATTCTCACGAACCGCTACCGAGAGATAATCCTAAAGTATCATTTTTCTAATCTTCTTACTAGATTAGTCTCCGAATTGTTAAATTCAAAGTTAAAAACTGTTAACTTACTTAAACTGTAGACAGGTGTTAATAAACTTATCAACATCAGTTCCACAATCAATATAGTTAGGGGTAACTTTTTCAAAGTATCTTAGATTAGCTTCTGTGCCTATTAACCCAAGCTCTTCAAAATCGTAACCCTCTCCATGAATATCAAAGGGTAGTCCAGGACTGAATGTCAACCAGGCTACTCCTTCAAATTCGCAACAAATACAAACTGTCAACCCACTTTCTCTTAGTCTGTCTAAGATTTGTGGACTGACAGTCTTTAATACTACACACTCACCCGAGTTCGGCGAGTCTCCGTTTGATTTCATCTTCGGACAAGCTTTCTAACTTCTCAGATTGTTTCTTAGCTAACAGTTCCGTCAGGCGAGCCTTTTCAGCAGCCTTATTCTTAGCTGTCTCTCTATCAGCCTTCTCTTTTAGCTTATCCGTTATAATCTCCTTCACAATATTGAACTTCAATTCAAGTTCGGTATTGCTGGGAGTATCATTAGTTATGAAAGACTTTCTTGGACTTTTAGCTAGTTCCTCATCGTAAGAAACGGCTAATTTATCCAATACTGGCAGGCTCAAGTCCCACAAATCTTCTACACTCAGATTACCTTTACTAGTTGCGAAACGCAACTTCATTTTTGACGCTTGTTTAAACATAATTAGAAAATGATTTTAAATGATTTATTATCAACTTTTACAACAACATCATTGTGTGATGTGCTAGAAAATCCCAATCCACTCAACTGGTCATCACTGTACTCAGCTTTTGCTCTAGAACCAAGAGCTTCAAACACTCTTCTATGCTCCTTTTCAAGGTCAGCTCTCAGATATTCATTAAAGAAACCTCTAACAGGGTCTGGATTCTTGCATCCATCTATCATAAAGAACAGATGCTTGTTTCCTATAGCGTTGCCTTCCCAATGATTAGGAGAGAACATAATACAAGAAACCTTCTGGAATTTCATTGTATCAATTCCCCACTCGTTAGTAGATTTGAACGATGTAGAACCCTCTTTAATAGTAGGAGTCATGGAAATGTTTCTTTGTCCATCAACATGGATACGAGCAACTTCAATGTATTCCTTGCTCAGAACTACTTTTCCATACTGGAATTTGTGAAGTTCTCCATTAATCTCGATTTCCATTTCGAAACCAAAATCAATACTTTCCCTCTTATAGAAGTTATGCACTCTTACCACATAATCTCCCGGTCTTAGTCTGCTAGGGTCTGTCCATATGATGTTCTCAACAGCATCTCTAGTTTTTCCGGAACCTGCATTCATGTCAACATCAAGAGTTCCTCCAGTATAACCAGTTTTGCTTCCATAATAGATTTCTCTTCCACCAGGTTCGGTTACATGAAGGTCAAGGTCATCATAGTTAAACCAGTGAAGAGAGCATCTCATGAAACCGTCTACATTTCCACCAGCAGCCTTTACCTTCTCCTTGAAGGAATCGGCTACAGAACCATTATAAACCCAAGCAAAGTTGTTATTCCACTTAAACAACTGTCCAGCATCCGGATTTTCAGGAGCAGTCAGAGTAACAAAGTTGGGAATATGTCTGTTCTCTACCAAGATAGAAACCTCCTTAGCTCCTGGAAGTACATTCTTGACAAAGGCATCAGCAGAAACTTCTTGGGCTTTGGTAAACTCTTTTGGATTTACTGTAGAAGTCTCAGAGAGCATATCAAACATTCCTCCCTTCATCTTTGCTCTAGTATCTCTATTTACGAATAGAACATCATTCACAGAAATATCTTCCACATGAGCATGACGACGAGGAAGTGCATCAGTAAGACCTAGCTCTTCTACCTTCTTCTGAGCGGCTTCAATTTGTTTCTTAGTAATAAGAGCAGTAGGTCTCTTATAGTTAGCAGGAGCCATGATGTTTTCATACGCTCTTACGGCTTTCTCCAGATCTACACCATTGCTTAGATCAATAAGTAAAGTTCCCATAGCCGTATTTCTAATCTTAGCTATAGGAGACTTAAAGTTTAACCAGCAATAGTTAGTTCTTACTTCTGGACTCAGAGTTTGAGCAGTAACTAGTGTTCTTCTAAATTCCTCCAAACTCTTCAAGAACTCTGCACCTCTATAGAGATTATTTCCTTCTATAAGCTCAATAACAGTTTCAACTGCCTCCAGCTTAAGCTCGCTGATAGAGCGTTCAAATACCCCAGCTCTTGCTCTGACATCTCCCCTGTAACCGGCAGCAGAGTCAAAACCATGAACTCGCCTGTTGAACTTGAAGTTATTCGGAATAGTTACGTACAGATGTGTCCAAGTTCTAGTTGTTCCATCAGGGAGTAGTTGAACATTATGGTCACAACCATGAAATTCGTTCACATCTTGAATGAAGACATCTCCTATTCCAGCTTCCTTAACTAATTTAGCTAGAGCCTGTGCTGTTTTCTCGTATCCAGGAGTGTGCACATCATCCCAGAATGTTTTAGTCTTATATGTTTGAGGGTCAATCGCTACAACTTTACCATAATGCCGGATAAAAGATTTACAGGCATTGCAGTTATGGTCTTGTCTAACGGTTTCATCTTCAAACGACAGAAGATAGCCCATCCAAAGGAGGTCTTTATCAACATTAGCAACAAACAGGTTTTCTGCAATCATATTATTGAAAGCAGCTTCTACATCTTTCTTAAAATTCTTAAATTCCATTTTAAATCTATTAAGTGTTCAACTTTTTGTTCATTTCTCCTTCTAAATTCCTAAGAGTTTCTATACTCTCCTCATAGAACTTATCCTTACCTAATTCACAGACTTTGTAATTAGATAATATTTGCTGGAATCGCAAATGTGGACTACATTCTATGATTTGAGCTAGTCTAGTTAAAATCTTAAAGTTAGCTTGTTTTCTAAGCTCAATAGCCTTTTCAATCTGGGCTTCCATACTTGTTGATAATATCTAACTCTAATTCTTTAACCTTACTCTCATATAGAGAATCTTCGGCATATCCAATCCTATCTAGGAATCTATAATAGTCCTCTTCTGGATCGTACCTACTTAGAATAAATTGCTTATAAGCAAATACACAGCTTATCCAACTATCAAACTTGAAATAGGACATCGTTCTTGAATTATACAGTCCGAACAAATTATTGTTGTCCTTACAAAGTTTAGACTTGAAGTTACCAGATTCTAGAATAGCCTGAGCTGTTATGATAGCAGGACTTGGGAAATCATAGTGTTTAAGAGTATTATACAATACTTCCTCATTCACCTCCTCCATCAAATAGAATGGATGTTCCGGCATCAGCATAATTTTCTCCTCTGGAAACCTCGCAGAATGTATCCAGTGGTGCAAGGAATAACCAGTTGCAAATCCGAATACAATACTAATCATTAAAATAATTAAAACTCTCTTTTTCATATCTCAATAGAATTAATAAATCTTGCATCATTACATAGTTGATAAACAACTTTATCAAGTTCTGGGACATAGACTATATAATAGTAATCAAAGAATTGGTTATTATCTTCGAACCCTATAATTATCCCTTTATGTCCACTATCTACCACACAGTCTCTAAATAAATATTTTGAAATATCTTGGCGGATGTCATCGTGGCCTGCCTGTAAAGCTGATATACCCCAGTAGGAAGTATTTGTACCCCTAACTTCCTTTCCTAATAAGTCCTTATCGTATGAAATCTCAGTAATCATGATGTTTTCTCAGGCTTATCCTTTTCTATATTAACTACTATCATAAGCTCGGAATTAGGATTCTCACGATTCTTCGCCTTCCTAGCATCTTCTTCGGTATCATACTGACCTATAATGAATGGGATATTATTTCTGCACTTAATCAGGTAGTATTCCTTCATTTTTCAATTCCAAAATAACTCTTTAATAATTCTATATTCCCTTCCTTAAGATGTCTTATAATAGCTTTTCTCTCCTTTTCATAGAGAATAATCTTGCTTTCTAAGATACTTATCTTATGGTTGAAATTATTTTCATATTCTTCCAGAGCTTCGGCAATGACTTTAATCGCAGTACAATCCTTCATCATACTCTTCGTTATAATAGTCCTCGCTTCCACTATCGTCTCCGATAGGATTCTCCCAGCCATACTTTTCCGCAGTAGCCTTAAATAATGGCAATCCATACATAGCATAGTTATCCTCTGGATAATCCTCTAAGCCTTCCTCAAGAACTCTATTCCATCCAAGAACCACAGCGAACATCAAACTTGCAGAAATACCTCTCTTGTCAAGGGCTTTTTCAAATCCGAACTCTACATCTTCTTTAAGTTGGACAAGAATATTCTCTCTAGTCCATTCTTTGGGTTCGGGATAAGGTTCATCACCATCGTACTTGAAGCCTATTTTTTCTAACTGCTCTTCTGTTAAAAACTTTGCTAATCTAGAACCGAAACGGTCATCGAGAACTACGGCATAGTCTTTGTAATTGTCTAAAATCTCATTTAACGTTTTCATTTTTTACATATCTTTTAGGTAAATATTTTGAGGATATTCCCCGAATACTGATAGAGTTACAGCACAAATCCATACCCTGTCATTGTAATTCTTACTTTTGCATAAGTAAGTTGCTCCACATTCATCCTCCTCAATTTTAGACAACGTTATCTTAGCTGCAGCTGGGTCAACCATCTGCAATCTAACAAACTTATTATCTAGAGAATCAAGAAGTTCATCTGCACCACCAACCATTGCTAGTTCCTCTGGTGTTCCGTCGTAATCTGGCCACCAATAGAACCAGACTCCTCCAACCTTTACAAACTCAAATGTTTTTCTCATCAATTATTAATTATATTAAACAAAAAATACCCCAACAACTTCCGCTGCTGGGGTACATAGTAACGCCAACGGGATTCGAACCCGTATGGCAGGCGTGAAAAGCCTGAATCCTAACCCTTAGATGATGGCGCTATCCTACTGCACAATCAAGCTATAAGCTTCTTGCAACAGTTTAATAGTTGGAACCATACGGTTATCAACAACTATTATTTTATAAATGTTCAGAATTTCTTTGTAGGTTAAAGATGTACAAGTTAGAAATATCTGCACATCTTCGTTTACAGAACCATTTGACAATCCCAAATCTACTTTAATCATACTGGGTAATGTTCCAATCTGAGAAATGTCCCAAGTAGATTTAGTTCTCCTGAAAACTTCCCGCTGTTTGGAAGTAAGTTGCTTTTCTTTCAATCTAGACTCAATAATAGTACCATCAAACGTTAACGAACCTCCATCGGTATTACTATTATTTAATGCTAGCTGAATCTTCTGAACTGCAGAGTCTTTAGGTTTTGGCTTAAGTTGCACTCCTTCCTTCAAGCCCTTAATAATCTGCAATGAAGGAATAAAGTCTTTTATTTGAGTTGCATTCCACACAAGAAATTTTCCAGGACTATCTTTAACAGTAACTATATACTTAGTCCCTCCGTTCAATGGAATAATCACTTGTAAGTCTGCATCACTCATTTTACTTAAATGGTCTGATACTCTAACTTTGACGTTTCCAATGACAAAGTAGCGAGAAACAGTTGTTTCCGCTTCGATAATCTCAGTAGCAGTTGCTACTAAATACTTTTCCAATCTAGTCATAAAAATTAATCTAATTTAATGGTTAAGATCCCCCACTCGGATTCGAACCGAGGTCTCGAGATTACAAATCACGTGTTCTAACCAACTAAACTACAGGGGAATAAATGCCGAGACTGGGGGATTCGAACCCCAACCTTCACAGTGCCGAGAGTACCAGACTCGAACTGGTGACCTTCGCATAGACAGTGCACTATTCTACCACTGAACTAACCCTCGGTGTAACTGGATTACTCCAGACTAATTAAACCCTTCTCTAACATAATATGGTGATTCGGACATAACCATACTAAATTATTCTCGTTGTTAATCTCCTTAATAAGAGTGTCTTCGTCAAATTCTAATATTCCTTTAAGATGATGTACTTCAAGTATTGCATCAAATTCATGATTATGACAATATTGACATACTTTCTCACGTTCGGAACTTTCTAATACTCTACGAGCATTAGTCCTTATTTCTTGACATTTAGATGATAAGTACTTCTGCCCAGATGTATAATAACCTAATGTTTTGTTACCAATTCCATTAAGTTCTTCCCAGCAACTACGACACATTTCTGAATCTTTATGCTTAGGTTTACCACATCTAGGACATATCTTGTTTTCATCGTGCTTTATCCTACCTCTATTATTGTAAGAAGCAGCACACGAATGACTACAAAACTGTTTCTTCCTCACATCTGCGACCCTCTGATTATCTAGTACTTCGATTACCTTACCACATTCCTTACAGTGGTTAGGATTCTCATAATACAATTTAAGAGATTGTTCTCGATTCACAGATAAGTTTAATTAATTTTAATGACAATGTGATATGCAAGCCATTACACCACAGCCTCGATATTTAATCCCAGTACCATATTTCTCTGAGGATTTTTACTTGTTGTTTGATTTGTTCAGAAATTTTCTACATATTATTTACAGTGTTAGTTGGGAAGGGCAGAGTTGAACTGCCGTCTAGAAATTATCAGTTTCTTATTCTAACCGTTAAACTACATCCCAATCAGTTGAGCTATAGCCCTGTTATGTGGACCTAACGGGAGTCGAACCCGTGTCCAAACAACCCTCGTTACAAGGATAACGTGCGTCTCATTTTTATTACATCAGCTAGTGAGTTCTAGCATTTAGATAGTTTTATTAGAAGAGCTGGATTCTTTACAGTAGAGGTGAACCAGCAGTCCTCCTACTAACTAATTTACAAACTACCAAACTGGGGGGCTGACTAGAAGTCATTCTTCCACCACTCCATTTACGTTGGAGAACGTCTATTTGTAGCCCATAGATAGGCAGTGGAGATTTCAGCTCTACTAACCTTTGGCTTTCAAGTTAATGCATCTAAGCTTCACTGTAACCTGTAGGTACTATGATTCTTCCCCGAAGGTCTCGTTATAACACTTAGATACAAACCTCTTCTGTTTCTAGGTCTCCCCATTAACCCGACTTGATTAATATTGTCTATTAATAAGTCAGCAGCTTAGGCTGCCATTCTTACAGGTGCAATTTCTGCAGTTATTTGTTTTCTTCGTTTAAAGAGATTGCGCTCTACACGTCCTTATAATTCGTAATCGCCTGTCAAATCCAAGTAGGCCCATGTTCCAGTTTATCTCTGATTAGAAAACTGGAGAAAAGAAATTATAGCATTATAGTTGAGCCAGGAGGCAAAATTGTGACCTTACAAGTAAGCAAACGACGCGTATCCTCAACAGTAAACAGCTTAGGATAGCATAGACCGCTACGCCCACCAATGATAATTAAAGCATCTCCGTACCTCTGAACTATAGTTCCAGGCTCCATTTCCTCGTCACAGAACCAATTTACAATCTCAGCTACATCTCCATCTTTCATATTTGTAAGATGTGTTGTGATTGTCTTATTAATTACTTTTGCCATGTAAACACTGTTTTAATATTTCCTTAGTAACTACTCTATCAGCTTCTCTAGATAGCTTATCCAACTTTTCTAAGTCAAACTCGCTAGACTGGAACTTAAATTGAATCCAAGTTGGTTCACTAGGTCTATAGTCTAAATAAGTCTCACACTTATCAGTTCCCAAAACCTCATGCACCATAGCTAATATACGTTCACCAGCAGCTTTAGTTTTTACGAATCCAGATAAATCATATCCAACACCTCTAGAACTCCAGTATTCTCCTTCCTCTGGACGAATGTCTTTTGGTTCCCAATGCCAGGCAGAAACACCGGACCTAGGATGAGCAATACGATGAGCATACTCCATTACGGATTCCGAATTTGGATCAGAAGGATTCTCTGGATGAGAGCCATATTGCACTATGCCTTTTCCGTTATCACTTCTTATTTCGAATGTTAGTTTACAATGTCTGCAAGTTCCAGAGGTAACTCCTCCGCAAGAGAAACAACCACTGGTCACATCCACAATTAGGACAACCCCATTCCTTAAATTCTGAGAATAATATAGATAACATTAGTAATTAGGTTTAAATTCTACTTCCTTTAATACAACATACATCTTACCATCCTTCTGTTCTATACAACCATTGGCCTGTAGAAAATTAATTATAAAGTCCATAGGAATGTGGTAATTGTCAGTTACAAGCATACTGCCATCAATATGATAGCGTTCTTTTCTCTCTAATCTAGTGGGATTACCATTTATAGTAATCTCACCAGAACATTCATTATCCTTATCTGGTTTAATTCCCTTTATGTAAATAGAATAACCAGCTTCAGCTAAATAAACTTGTTGTATTACACTCATAGTTTTGGAACATCAGAACGGTTATCATGATAGCCCTCGTCCCCAACAAGTTGGGCTAAACAACCGTGCATATAAGGAACAAGTTCGGGTTTCTCCTTATAACACCTGTATAGCATCCAACTCATGCTCATAGAGTTTCCACTATGACCATTATCAAAGTACGGAAGTTTGTCTTTGATAGCCTCAATCAGCTCAAATAAGCTAGGATATTTCTCATAGAAGGCTTTACATTCCTCTAGACTCATTTCTTTGAAAAACTCGGTAAACGATAAGGCTTGCTTTATACAACCCATTTCATAACCAAATAGGTCATTTTCTTCAAATGTACCATCACCAGCTTCAATGAATAAACGATTGAAACGCTCAATTCTCTCCTGAAATTCTTTCGGAAGAGATTCCTTTGTAAGATTCTTGAAATCCATAATCTAATTTTAATTGTTAAAAATAACTTAGTAGCGGGAGTCGGATTCGAACCGACGACCTTCAGGTTATGAGCCTGACTAGCTACCTCTGCTATCATCCCGCGATATTACAAATGCTTTTTAATTAGTTTACAATGATTATACTCTCCTCCCCATCTAATAGGAAACTCTTTTTCCTTAGCCTCTTTATACTTCTCTGCCTGTTTCTTGTCTAAGAAGATTTGGCAATCAGTTTCATAATTTTGAGGAGCATTAGCTGGTGATAATTTACTACAACTACATATACTTTCATAATTTTTTAAATAAAGTTTGTGGACACGCAGGGACTCGAACCCTATCTTCCGGTGTGCAAAACCAGCGCTCTAGCCATTTGAGCTAACGGCCCATTTTTGGGATTTTCTTTTTAATTGGTGACATACCCATAAATTTCCACTGTTAAGATTCCACAACTTAACAACACCAGATAAGTTTTTTTTGTTTGAATCATGTTCTAGTAGCATAAGTCCGCAACCATACTACTCTCTCAGTTCATCGACTATCGTATCAGAAAAGGTCTTTATGATTCCGCAGGGACTGGCTTCAACTTAAACCCCGAATGGATTTTTACCTTGCCAGGTCAGGATATTATTACGTTTCTAGCACTCTAAATTGATTTAGCCTGTTTAATCTTATAATCACGAACTACTTCTTTCATATAAGAGTTAAATTCCTTCATGTCTTTCCATGAAATCTCATTAGCTAGTTTTGGAGTTTGAAACATTTTGTACTTTTCTAATAGGTCTTTCATTTCTCTCTTTAGTTTTCAAAGCATTTTCACACGCTTGTTTCTTCATTACATATGGACAATCACAATTTCCACTGTAGTACCAACAACAATAATCACACTGATGCATAATCTAATATAAGGTCAATAGCTGGGGCACATGGACTCGAACCATGATTCTTTGATTAACAGTCAAAAGTTCTGACCTTTGAACTATACCCCAATAGTTAATTTTCTCCACGGGTGTAGATAAGTACCCCTTTGGTACTTACCTTTTAGTAGTATCTTTACTCTAGACCTCTATAAGGAGGCGGAATAGTTCCAGAAACTAACCATGTATAGCTCTTAGAACTCTGTTCAAAATACCACTTAGCAGCTTTCTTCACAACATTAATTACTTTCTTCATAACATCAAAGTTTAAAATTGTTAATAATTAATCTAATTCAGAGCCACAAAAGGAGTTTCGTTGCGGAGGTAGGATTCGAACCGTTTATGACGATTTCTAGGTTATGAGCCTAGCGAGATGACCACTTCTCTACTCCACGATATTGGCAGCTACTTTACATCCGCTACCCAGGGATGCCTCTATCACCAGTGAGGCACGGACTATTCTAACCGTATAGCACGACTGGTTGGTAACGTCTCCAGACACGGCATTTAGACTGAAAATGTCGAAACAGTGATTTAAAGATTAAATAGGCTCTGGAAGATATTTCCAAATATAGCCATACTATGATTTGGTTTTATTCTTACAGCATCCTATAATATGACTCTATGCAGATTTATTGTCAGTAATTCCGTTATTAATTAACCATTCCTAAGCTTCTCTGGAACCAAAGAATACCTGTATAAAATTACCTGCTAAGTCATACTAAGCAATTAACTTTGCGTTACTTTTTCTAATTTTTATATTATTTGCCTTCAAAACTTTGTAAATAGTGTCTTTACAGCACCCTATTTTTTCTTGTATCTAAGAACTAGTATATCCCAATCTAGCTAATTCTACAATTTCACTATGATTGTATAGAATAGTGCCATCTCCTCCTTTAGAGGCATTGTACCCATTAGAACCATAAGTTCCTAGCTCTTTTATCCAATAGATTTCTCTTTCAGATAATTCAGAGTTACTATCTACATATTCCAATTCCTCTATCATAAAGTTCTCAACACCATACTTATTCATGGCATCATATAAAGGTCTTTTGTTGCATCTTTCTTTCTAAAAGTCATAACAATGTTCCTTCCAGCGCTCTTCTATAGAAGTAGTAGTTTTTCCTACGTATCGCTTGCTATTAATTAAATTTGTAATGCAATAAATATATGCCATATTTTTAAATTTAAAATTAGAATCCGTGGAGGGATTCGAACCCTCATTAAAGATTTCTCTTTTCAGTTTTGCAGACTGATGGCTAAACCATTCACCCACACGGATATTAAGATTTAAAGTACTTCTCTCTAAATGGGATATTAAATAATGAATCATTAATATCCTTATCAGTTATTTCCCTACCTAGAGCCTTCTCCGCACATTCGCTACAGATAAACACATGGTGGTCTGGATAATAATCTTTACCTCCCCCTTTGTAATAAGAGGAGAATTTCTTTGCAGCTTCTTTTTCAAAATTGGTTAGCTTAAAGTAATTTATTATCTTGTTCCAAACCTCATCAATAAACATTGGAGAGTTATGGTCTCCATAATAAAATTCTTTATTACATACTGTACACTTTATTTTCATAAAACTTAAATTTTGAGTAGGTAATGAGAATCGAACTCACATCCTCGGCATGGCAAGCCGATGCACTAACCGTTGTGCTATACCTACAAATGTGCAGATAGAGAGACTCGAACTCTCCCCTTCAGATTGGAAGTCTGACGTGCTCAAACCATTAACACCACATCTGCATAAGGAGAGTTATACGATACTCTCCTAAACGCTATCTTAAGATAGTAATTCCTGTGCCTCAATCTCGCCGATTATTTTAGTAACCGCAATCTTGAACGGATTTCCCTTAGTCTTGTCAAACAGATGTACATCACGTACCTCGTCAACCTTGTCAGGAACATTCACCTTTCTTTTCCCTCTCTCTATGGTCTTCCAAGTGATGACTTCGCACCGTTTCACGTCATAAACGCTATCGTTGCGGTCTACATAGACCCTGAAGAAGTTCTTCTTATGCTTCACAATCTCAACTCTTTTAAAGTTTTTGATGTTAGCATGAAATTTCAAATCGCATTTTCCATTAGGTAAGAAAATCAATTCTGCCATAATGATACTCCGCATAGTCGGAGATTCAAAGTTAAACTATGTTAATTCCAGTCTTTCGTCTGGCACTCCACCTCGTTTTAACCAATAGCTACTGTTCTTCACTACTTGAGCTAAGCTCTAAACTGGGATAAAGGTATTATTCTATATACATAAATGGTTTTCCAAATTCTTGCCTGAAAGACTCAAGCCAGCCTTCCATTTCCTCATCACTATCAAAATAGATAGACTCATCATGTCTCTCAGAGAACTCTAGAATAATATGCGGCTTCTGGTATACTATTCCATCCTTGTAGAAGGACGTTCTCTTACTAATTGATTCGAGCATCCCTTTCTCAGAGTAAGTCCCAAAGCATGGGTCTAGAAGATACCAATAGTCAATATGTTTTTTCCAGAATAAGAATTTAGTATCTGCTATTCTATGCTTCCATTCTGGATGTTTTCTAGTTTTAAAAACTAGTATCCTCTTTATTAGATTTCCATTAATATATTTATCCATAATTAATCCCAATATTCTGGACAATCATCTGTCGTTAATAATCCTTTCTCGCATAGACCTCCATCATAGAATATACATGATGAGCATGAAAGATTGTCCCTGGACTCATATTCCTGAATACCTTCCTGGATATCTTTCTTAGCCTTATATCTATCTTTTCTATTCTCTTTCTTATATTCGTACTGCATCATCTTACTTCTGTAGGGAGAAGTGCAATTCTTAAGCATTTTGGCATACTTGGAATCATTAAGAAAATCCGTAATTGATTCACAAATTCTCAGTGCTCTATTTCTGAAAATAGGAACATTATACTGAACACTGGCTTTAATTCCGTTTACCGGGATATAGAACTTCCCGCAAGAGTTATAAACTTTTTTAGCTCTAGAAATCCACTTTCTTTTAGAAAGCTCTCTTCTTAATTTTCTGTCCATAGGCAAATAAATTAGTGTAGAATCTGGAGTGGGATTCGAACCCACGAAACACGGTTTTGCAGACCGTTCCCTTAGACCACTCAGGCATCCAGACATAAAGGGGAGACTAGCTCCCCAGTTTTTAAAGTACCAAAGAATCGTATCTTCCTGTACGATACAGAGATGGTTTACTGTTAGGATCTTTAATCCACCAGTAGTTAATTTCGCCACCGTCCTTAGTAACAATAACATTCAACTTCTTGTCAATAGCGATAATCTCGTCATTGTAGAAGTCGTCTCCTACCTTAAGATTGCTGAACTTGGTAGAAGAATAGATAAAGTTATACGACAGGCTGTGGAAGTTATGACGACGATACTCATAGTATTCGTTGAGGGCTTTTCTTTCCTCTATAGTACAGTTATCCTCGTCATCAACAATAGGCTTAGGTATAGGATTATTAAATCTCTCAACAGCCTTGGAGAAGTTTTCAATAGAGAACTTATTCTTGTCTTGTTCAATTTCTCCAGTGTAAGCGTAACCTCTGATACAAGAATACTCATACTCATTAGTTACTACGTTGAAGAAACTCTTAGCCTTTTTCAAACCTTCAATTCCATGAATGTTAACTTCATTAACTATAGTTTTGAGAATATCAATAGTTGATATAGTCAAAGAATCAATGAAGTCAAGTAAATCTTGACGTGCTTCTGGAACCTCCAGGGCATCGTCTAGATATTCGTTTACAACCTTCAAATCAAGATTTTCAAACTTCTTGACGTAGCGGATTCTAGACGGACGTCCTACCATATTCTCGTTGATAGACATTGCATTAGTAGTCAACAAGAATACCTTACGATACTTAGAGTTATAAACTCCATCCATAATTTGGAGGATTGTAGAATCCGACTCGCTGAAGTTCTTTTCAAACTCATCTAGGAAGAGAACACAGTCTCCCTCAATACCAGAGAGAAACTCAATCATAGATTGATTATGGTCTCCCATATCCTTTACGATAATAACAGGAAGGTTCAACTTATTAGCTAATTCTTTAGCTGTGACAGTCTTTCCAGTACCTTTTGTACCAGTAAACATGATTCCCAAGTTTCCTTCTGTGTTATTATAAGTTTTGATTACATGGTCTATGAAATCTTCCTGCAGTCCATACATCTTGTACGGAAATACGAACTTGTCTGCATACTTATCCAGGTGATAACCTGTCATTGTCAGACTAATACTGTAAATACCAACCGGAAGAGATTCCGAAACCTTGTAACCTGAGCCTACTTGGGTGTATGTAGACCCGGAACACATCCAAACTTTGTTCATTTCTTTATTTTTAATTGTTATTTAATATGAATGTTTCAGAACATTCAGTTAATTAAAGTTCTCCACTGTCTTTGATAAGTTCTTTAGCCTTATCCATTCCAGCTTCGTAAGCCTCCACAACATACCGTATAGCAGTTTTTGAATCAATTTGATTCATGGAATTGCTACTGTCTACCAATTCTTGGATAATTTCACTTAACTCTTTCATAATCTATAATCGAATAAAAGTTGTAGGGTAGGAGGGACTCGAACCCTCACACATTTCTGTACTAGATCCTAAGTCTAGCGCGTCTACCAATTCCGCCACTACCCCAAGGTTACAATTCCCCGTCTCTTATTTTCTCAGCCATAGTACACATCTCTTGATAATACTTGACTACCTTATTGAACAATTCTTCAGGAACTATTGTACACTTTTCACTTCCCTGCCCAGGAAGCCATTGACGATTTATCATTCTCTTCTTTTCAAGACTTATTCTAGTTGTATTGCTATCTATGAAAACTTCATAGAAATCTTCTTTAACATCTTCTCTAAGGGCAGTAATATCTTTAGTTATCTTGAAATAACCAAATGATTGTCTATTGAAGTTTATTTGAAAGCATTTTCCCTCAAAACTTTTTAGAAGTTGATTATTTTCTTCTTCTTTTAGTCTCCTTCTTTCTGCTTCCTCTCTAGCAATATTATCTAAGTATTCACAATACTCTTGAAGAGAACAGCCAGGATGTTTCCTGGCATATTCTTTCATTGGACTTTCTCTTGACCACATTATTTCACTAATTTTATTTCACAACAAATATTGAGTTTGGGAATAGAAATCCACTCGCATATTCCATTGCTATCAACTGGTTTTCCTCCATTGATTGTGCAAATAGTAATATGTGGCTTAGCATTTGCACAAGGCAAGTCTGGTATAGTAACTCTAAAAGCTATTGCTTTGTTAGAGAAACCTATCCCATTTACTTCTACCATCCATGATTCATCAATCTTCTTTACAAGAGAGTCATATATCTCTTTGTCGTTTTGATTTCTGTGGAGCAGAGTACAATGGTCTAGATATAAAGTACTTCCTCTTTGAAGGACCAGATTAGCTATAATAGGATTAGCAAAAATGATTTTCATAAGCTCATTCCTATTATGTTCATTTAAAAACAATCCGAAATACTGATAATTCATAAATTCCAATTTTTAATTCTCTAGTGGACCTAGAGGGCTTTGAACCCCCGACCTCCTGATTATGAGTCAGTTGCTCTGACCTGGCTGAGCTATAGGTCCGATTTAGTCTCACTATCGTAGGACTATAAGCTCCCAACGTCCGACTGGCTACGGAAGGTTATTTACCGGTCTAATAACCTATTCTACTGTTAGTTCCTGTTCGCAGACATATTCAACCAGCAATTCATCATTACCGAATACCATAATCTGCAATACTACAATTTCTGGCCCATCCTTACTTAGTCTTGGTCTACTAGAGAATGCGTATTCTGACATAGAAGACCTAGAATGAAACCTTACGAATTTACTTCTAGGATGAGACCTCTGGATTATTCCGCTACTGGGAGTATTTAGAGATACTTTACTAGTTATCTCCCCAATATTGAAAGAAGTTACGTTAAGCATAAGCACTTATTGATTGACATTTAAATATTATAGTTTTACCGATAATATCATCAGACTTTATGTTAAACTTAGCAAACTCCTCAACCAGCTCATTCATATCTTCTACAGAATACGTTTCTCCAATAACTCTCATATTATCTAGAGAAGTTTGGAAATTCTTTAGTAGTTCTGTAAGTAAACAGCTATTAATTATCACTTTCATTTTACTATGATTTGCTCTTCAGGTTTTAACTTAGCTGGAGCATCAGAGTGTAATTTACCACATCTTACACACCAACAAACTCCAAATGAATTTTCTCTCACTTTACATCTGCCTTTCTCACAGATTTTAACTACTTTTCTGTAATTCTCCTTATCCATAATTATATAATTTAGAAATACAGCCTTACTACCCCTATGTTCCTAGTTATTCTTTAGCTAGCTTTAGATTATTACTAGGTAATACCGCAACGGATTTATTCAGCTGACTTTACCGCCTCTTGGTATGCAAGGCTAGGTCTCCCTAGCGAAGCTGTATTTAGTTGGGCTACCAGGACTCGAACCTGGACTCTCAGAACCAAAATCTGATGTGACTACCATTACACCATAGCCCAGTTTAGCTTAACTATTCTCTCGAACCGTTAAGCCCATATTTACCATGAAAAACACACAATGCGTGGGACGAGGCAGGATCGAACTGCCGCTATCGTCCTGGATTTTCAGTCCAGCGCTCTACCTACTGAGCTATCGTCCCATGTAATTAGATACTCAAATCTAATACTTTTTTGTTCCACCAGTTAGTTAAATCTTGTAAAGAAAACTTAAATTCTTCCTCAAATTTTTCTACCGGAACAGTTTCATCTCCTAATTCTATTGCCCATCTCCAGCAAGCTTCTGTTTCAGCTACGTCAATAGGCTCTTCCATTAACCAAGTATCATCCATAAGCATATCAAGAAATGACTTATGAAGAGACTTAAAGATTTCAATTCTTTCTTCCATAACAAATTTTATTAAGCGGAGGCAGCTGGATTCGAACCAGCGGGACCCGAAGGCCCTCCGTCTTAGCAGGACGGTGGTTTAAGCCACTCACCCATACCTCCAAATTGCGAAGGGGCTTTTGTTATACTTTACTATTGAAATTGTAAAGCCCCTTCGCTGTGAATTACTTCACTTCTTCAAACTCAGTTGTTTCAGCTTTCTTCTCCTCCAACTCTTTCTTGCCGAGAACACTTTTCAGTGTATCAGCGAAAGGTATAGAGCGAAGCAAGTCGAACGCAGGATTCAAGTTCTCAGCAGTTTTAGCCATGAAGTTACCAGCGGTATTCTCGTTACCATAAACAGTAACCTGTCCAAGGTGAACGTGTTCAAACATCTGAGCAGATGCTTCTGCAATACCTGTCAACTGGTCAACTGTCTTGTACTGAACCACCATTTCAGGAGTCAAGCCAGATTCAATCATCTTCTGGACTGCCAGAGCAGGAGCCATTTCAATAGCCTGGACTTTATCAGCCTCAGCCATCAAAGATGCTCTCTTACCCTCAGCTTCAGCAAGCAGTTTCTTTCTTGTACCTTCAGCTTCGGCTTCTAGCTGCAACTTTGTAGCATTCGCTTTAGCTTCTGCTTCTTTCAGAATTTCAGCAGCCTTAGCTTCTGCTTCAAGTACAGCTTTCTGCTTAACAGCTTCTGCTTCAATCGTGATACGTTCCTTCTCCTTTTGAGCAGGAACAATCGTCTCAGCATGAAGCTTAGCTTCCATAGCCAATGCAGCTGCTTCGTTTACTTCCAGTTGCTTTTCTTGCTTAGTTTTCTCGATAGTCATTTGAGCTTCTACCTTAGAAGTTCCTGCTACCTTTTCAGCTTCAGCCTTAGCTTTCTCGGCCTCTCCCTTAGCTTTAGAGACTTCAATTGTGGCATTTTGTTCTGCCACTCCTGCAATCTTATCAGCTTCAGCTGCCTTTACACGCTTGTCTGACTCATACTTAGCAACTGCAGCTTCCTGTTCGTTAATTGCCTTTTGCGTCTCAGCTTCCTGTTTTTGTTTAGCCTGAGCAATACGAGTTTGTTTCTCTGCTTCTGCTTCTGCTTTCTTAGAGTCAGCTTCTGCTTTAGCCTTAGCTACATTAGCCTCAGCCAGTGATTCAGACTCTGCTCTGTTAGAATCGGCTTCTGCTTGAGCTTTAGCTATAGCTGAAATTTTCTCAGCTTCTGCTTTAGCTTTCTCTGATTCCGCTGCAGTATTAGCTTTAGCAATATTGGCAGCTTGTTCAGCTTTCTGATTAGCAATACCTGATTGCTTATTCTTCTCAGCTTCTGCAAGTTTGATTTCCTTCTCCTGGTTAATCTCTGCCACACGAACCTCTTGCTCTTGTCTAGTCTGAGCAACAGTAGTTTCACGCTCTTTCTCAGCGTCTGCTACAGCAATTTCACGTTGCTTGTTGGTTTCTGCAATCTGAATATCTCCTTTCTTTTTCTCTTCTGCAATGTCAGCCTGTGCCTGAGCAAGAGCTTTAGTTGCAGCTTTCTGACCTAGATTCTTGATATAGTTTGCATCATCCGAAATATCGGCATTGTTAATGTTGATAATACTGAAACCTACCTTATTCAACTCGGTCTCAATATTCTCCTTAGCTTTGCCGATAAACTTGATTCTGTCAGCGTTAATTTCCTCAATCGTCATCGTAGCCATCAAGCTTCTCACTTCACCAATGAGAATATCCTTGATTTGGTCTGAGATTTCAGAAGTTTTAGCTGTTAAGAATCTACTTGCAGCATTTTGCATTAATGTTTGAGTAGTTCCGATACCAGTGGTCAATGTTACAGGAATAGTTACCTTAATCATTTGACTGGAAACACCAGTAACATTTACTTGAATTTGGATAGGTTTCAAGGACATTTTAGCCCAGTCTTGAATTACTGGCATTACGAATGTACCTCCACCATGAATGATTTTGGACGGCAGAATAACTTCCTCCGACTTTCCAGTCTTCTCGTTAACTACCTTCTTCTTACCAGCCTTACCAAACACAACCAAGATTTCATCACTGGCACACTTACGATACCGTGACAAAAGTCCAATAAAGGTTAAGACTACTAGCAATACAATAACACCTGCTACAATAAGAGTTTCTGTTGTCATCTTTTAAAAAATTCTTTTTTAGTTAAAATAATACTTTCCATTCTCAAATTTAGAAATTACCACACGAGTACCAACCATATATCCCATTTTTGGGACTTCTGGATAGGCTACAATTTCCTCAGAACCTCCATTTACTTCAATAGTAATGAAGAAATGGTTTTCACAAGGAACTGTGATAATTCCAACCCTTCCAATCAAGGCTTCACCCTCTTCTGGAATGACTTGATGCTGGAGTTTTAAACAGAGTTTATATAAGTAGTAAAGTATAACCACGAAAAGAATACCGCACACTAATGCGATTAGATAATCATACCATTCTACAGAATGAGATATGGACTGCTTAACACAAAGCCATCCACTAGCTCCCATTATAAAATGGATTAATCCCTTAAATGAGACAATATCACTCACGTTCATATCTAGTTCTCCATCTAAGTCAACATCTAAGTCAGTGTCTCCACCAAACCAAGATAAAATGAATTGAACTAGAAAAATGCCATATGAAACGGCTGCCAAAAGATAATACACTTCACTCATCTCTTACAATATTTACAATCTGGGTCATGGACCACTCCTACAACCTTGTAGTTTCCATTTCCCTCGGTGAATTTAATGTACTGATGATTCTTGTATTTAAAGTGAACTGCAGCATCAAATGGAATAATCCCATCTCTGGTATTCCTAGTAGCTTCTAGTTCACTAGTTGGACCTGAACAGTAGTATAAGTCCTAACGAAATGATTGTTAACTTTTTCATAATCTAATTTATTAATTAAAATAGCATAGGATAAAGGATTCGAACCCTTACTTTCGATTTTGGAGACCGACGTGCTAACCGTTAAACACCAATCCTATATATTGCGGAAGGACAGGGATTCGAACCCTGGGGACGTGTTACCGCCCGACGGTTTTCAAGACCGTTGCAATAAACCTGACTCTGCCACCCTTCCAAAAGCTAGTCTTATGACTAGCTAAGAATCATACCAAGAAGCAATAATACACAGAATATAGCTAGAATACACCAGCCTATAGCCTGGATTGCTCCTCAGCCAAATATACAAATCATTGAAGATATAAAGAATACAGCTCCTCCTACCACACTTATCCAACCTCCAGCATCTTCATCGTTTTTGGATAGTTTTCCTCTACCAGTTAGTAGCATAAATACTGATATTCCTAATAGTATGGTGCCTACTACAATTCCGGCTATCTCCTTATAGAGGAGTTTCCACACTACGATAGTTATTGCTGTTTGTCCTAGGTTGGATTCTGCTATTCTTATGGCTGAATCTTCAACTGCTTTTAAGGTTTCATTGACTGCTACGCCAATTTCCTTACCAAGATTTGCATACTCAGAAACTTCCTTGATTTCACCCTTTATAGCCTTCTCTGTTGTTATCTTCTCAATTTGAGTTCTAGTCTCATTGGGTAACTTATCATAATCTTCCTGAGATATAGTTATCTGAGAAATGCTGCTACGCTCATCCAGAGCATAGCAAGCATAATTACAAGGAACTTTTTCATTAGTCAAGCCATTCAAATTCTTCACCCTTGAAATGTCTTGCAAAACAAGCATCGAACACTAGCTTTCCAAACTGGGTTGATACGTATTTGGCAATCTCTTCAGATTTGCACGCAAGCATCCCGACATCGGAATGGGCATTGCCGACGCCATCGCTAGAATTGAAATAGCCGAGACCCGCATCGCCGCCATAATACGCGTAGCTGCCTACCAACGCGAATTTCTCGCCCTGATAACGGAAGTGACCAATGACTTCTGCATCCTTCGGAACTGATTTCATTCTAAAGAAGCGAACCCAGGGATACCATATAGTACCAGTTAACAGATTGAACTTGTGGCCTTCATTTAGCGCATCCAAGACTGTCTGCAACTTAGCTAGAGAATTTACAGATCTATTGTAGTAAATAGTATCTCTAGTAACACACCCTAGATAGTTTACAGCATCCTCATAGGTTCTTATCCGTCCCATAATGTTTTCTGGAACGATTTCAACATTGCCAGTTTCGGCATTATAGATGGGTTTATAACCATCTGGACATTCAATTTCAATTGTCTTTTTCATTCGTTATAATATTTAATAAAACATGATTAGGGTGTTATAGCGGACTCGAACCGCTGACCTCTACAGCCACAATGTAGCGTTCTGCCAACTGAACTAATAACACCATCAAATTATTCGAATAGCGGCAGCAACTTCTTTCCTAGTATCTTCACCGCTTTCTGTACATCAGCTACAGTTCTAAAATAAACAATACCTGGATATTTTACGTTTTGATGCATAACGACGTACACTCCTTTTATATCAGTTTCCGTCTTTCCAGATAGAGAAGAACCTTTTCCAAGAAAATAGCCAGTATTACCTTCTGTTTTGATCCATCCTTTATTTAGATAGTTAGCAACTATTTGTAAACTAGCTAGAGAACTGAGTTGTTCTGTCATGCTTGGAGGACATACTAATGTATTCCAAAAACCATAATCTTCTTCAGACTCTACTATCTCCTTAAAGGAAGGAATTAGCATTTCCTCACTAAATGCAGTAAGAGCTAATTTCTTCAAGTCTTCATTACCACTTTCATACCATTCGCGTGCCTGCTCTAAAGTTACTTCAAGATAGGCTTTTGTCTTAATTCTATTCATTTTTGTTTATTAGTTTTTAATGGACACCAATCTGGAATTAATACCCTTTCGTAAGGTCTTAACATTCCTTCAATTAGTTTATTCTCAGACTCCTTACAGAGCGCTTTCTCGTCGTCATCATTGAACCAGTCATTAGGATCTGGGTCAGGAACAATTAAGCAGTGCGGACATTCTCTACACTGCTTAATTTCTTTTTGAAATACTACACTAGTACCAGATTTCTGGTAAGTATCCTTCTCCGTACTCATAATTTGTCATTTTGTAATTTCTTTAAATTCGTTTATAACTGTTTTTATAAATGGTTTAATATCAAATAATAGTATTACAATAACAAATATAGTATTTATTACTGGTAATGCCATTATTGCGAGTCTTCTAACTGTAACAAATCGTTCATTTACTGCCATATAAAGGCCAACTATGTACGTGCTTATTACGTATATAAATGCTGAATATACAAATATCATCATAATATATTGAAATTAGTGTGGGATTGGGAGGACTCGAACCTCCAGTCTCAAAAGAGAGCAGATTTACAGTCTGCGCGGCTACCAATTACCGGTTACAATCCCGAATCGACCTAGTAGAGAACCCTGGTTTCCTCATTTAAATATGACTAACCTATATGCAGTGGGTATACATATTTCTAAAATCCATATCCTAGGTCTCGCTAATAGGGTTTTATTCATAGATAGATTGATAATAATCTATCCAATAGTCTGCCTGCATATCTTCGAAGATTTCTTTGAGTTCTTCATCAGATAGCCCTTCATATTTGTCTTCCATTATATCTTTCTCCTATTAAATAGTCTAAAATATTCGTCAGAATATACGCTGCATAAGTCCTTATACTTTTTTGGCATAGGATAATCAAAGTCATCAAATGCAGACTCTTTAATAAATCCATCATGTAGAGCCATATTTGCTGTGGTAACAGCAATATTACAATTACGCTCCTTTCCCCAGTCAACAATGTTACTCATAACACTATTAAAGTATTCTGTATCATTATCTACTTGGAGATAGATTTCCACTCTGCAAATTGCAGGATTTTTGAATCCTTGTCTACCTTGTCTAAGAGTTATCTTAGATACGAAATTCAAGTCTAGCAAATCTGCTATTCTATCCTTAGCTACAATTCTAGAAATTCTTATCATCTTTTGGTAAGTTATTTTACATAATTGTGGGATAGGTAGGATTCGAACCTACTAAGCCTAAAGGCAACGGATTTACAGTCCGTCCCAACTCTCCATCGTTGGCGCTATCCCATAAAGCAATTAACAGATTTGTTCTAATTAACATAGCTACTACAATTCTTCCTCTTGGCACCCCAAGTCCTCTAGTAGCTAATAGCCGCACTAGTGCGTGGTAACAATTTTAAGGGAACTCACCTCTGTTAATTGGAGTAATCAGGGATTCATCTAAAAGGCACCCTACAGTCCTAATTGCTGTACTAATAGTGAATGTTGATTACTTCTTGTCTGGATAGCAGGACTCGAACCTGCGGTCTCTACATCCCAAATGTAGCATCTTACCAACTCGACTATACCCAGATGCAAACACGTGTTTCACAACAAATGTTTACTAGCGGAATAAAAGAAAAAGACTTCCCTATTAATAGGGAATTATTTCTCTATCTTAGAGAAAGTATAATTTAATCTTTCTATAGATATGATGCAATCTTTTGCAAAGTTTATACCTTTTGTCTAATTATTAGCTGGAGGTTCCTCCCTAATAGTAATAGAATTTCTATTAGCAACATCACATTCTGGAAATATATAGATGTTATGAAGGTCGCAACATATCATAATATCTATTTCATCCTCGTTGTATTTGTGAACGGTCCCTTTGTTATAATTATTACTTGTTAAACTAAAGTTCAACGAGTTATTTACAGTTTTACTCGCAGTAGTTTTCACCTAAGTTCTGTAAAACTTGTTATTATAATATATAACAAAATCAAATGGTAGATTGTCAGACATTGGTAATAAAATATCTAATCCATATTTTGATAATTCACCAATGGCTATACGCTCTCCTATTTCTCCGAGCTACTTTTTGTTTCTTAGTTCGTCTACATTTATCATAGCTTAATTATTTAAAGTTGGTTCTCCCTAAGAGAGTCGAACTCTTGTCTTTCGATTAAAAGTCGAAAGCTCTACCGTTGAGCTAAGGGAGAATAATAGTCTTTCCTTCCAGATTCGAACTGGAATTATCTGTTTAGAAGACAGAGGTTCTATCCATTGAACTAAGGAAAGGATAACTAAGAGTTTGCCTACTATTATATAGTATAATCTAGATTTCTCCTAGTTAAGAATTGTTAAATCTTCTCTTCAGAGATTAGTGCGTTCCCACAAGTAATTCGGTCAGAATCTTCCTCCTTAGATGGAACAAATACGATAACATCCCAACCTTCTTCAAGTAAAGGCTGTTCGAATTGACGATAAACATTATAATCAGAGTAGCCAGTTACTTCAAAACCATTCTCAACTGCGGATGCAGTTTCATGAATAGGGGTTATTTTCACAATAAACTTCTCTTTATCGAAAAGTCTAGATAACTCCTTTGCATCCAGAATAGTCTGTGCAGTAACTGGGAAATTCAACGTATACTTTCTACCTTTCGGCATAGGTAAACGACTAGCCATTTCAGAAATAGTAGCTAATGAATGACTTTTGTTGTCAAATAACTCTCTTCTCTGTTCGTCATTAGTAGAATTTATTGAGAATTGAAGACCTGCCTCACCTCCATAGAAATCATTCTTGATTCCACACCAAGTTTGTATGAAGTTCTCTAGTTTTCTATTAGCTCTAGGAAGCATAGTAGAAACTACTGGATGGACAGTCTTAGCTATCAATCCACAACTCTTTACTACTTCTTTTAGAACAATCCCAAATGCTAGCACATTATCGTTCCAAGTTGGCTCTCCCATTCTTGCGAAATGCACATTGAATCTGTCAGTATTCCTAACAGTCTCATTCTTGATAATGTTTCTTATTTGCCATTCCATCTCTTCAATAGAAACGTTTCCATGGAATCCAAATTTCGGAACATCACAGAATTTGCATTCCATTGGACATCCTTTCTGAGTGGAAATAGTTGCAACCCACTTCTTACTAAGGTCAACTTCAGTATTAGCTACTCCGTTAATCTCCTTAGTTAATCCTAGGAAATTAGCTTTGATATTGTTCTCTTTTCCATAGTCTCCTACGGTTAGAAATTCAAGTTTATGTTCTGTATCAACATAAATCTTTCCTGTGTGAGTAAGTATTGTCTTCATTGTTCTTCAATTGCCTTCCAAATGATAATTAATATTATGAATACTACTATATAGGTCATGGTACAATCCTCCAATCCAATCTATTCATCACTATTCTGAATTTGTTAGCTTCTGACCAGCTACGGAAAGACCTAACGATCTTCCCGTAACTGTCCAACAGATAATATTTCATACTTAACTAGCTCTCCATTAATATGAATTGTACAAAGGATTATATTGCCTACAATAATCATAGTTTCCACCATAATTATCTCACCGTTTATTTCGGTGATTCTTCTCATTATTGCCATAAACTAAATACTTTTTTTGTTAGTGGATAGTTTCCTCTCCACTTTGTTGCATACTTAAATACACGAGAATCGCCTGTACGACGCCAAGTAGATCGAAATAGCGGGAATAAAATCGCCATAACGACAAGTCCAAATACTAGAACAATGAAAGTTAAACCTTTCAGTATATGTTCTAATAACCAAACGGGTAAAGTAATGCCCCATCTAACAATTGCTAATAAATCTTCCATATTAGTTCTCAACTATCAGAGTGTTATGGATTCTCAATTCCTCTTCCGAAATCGGAATTAATTCTCCAAATACTCTTATGTATTTTTGTTCTTTGATTACTAATGATGTGGTAATTTCAGTGATTACCTCGATGTTAGCATTGTGCCATCTCTTTAAATACTGAGAATGTATTCTTCTAGACAATTCGTAGTTGTCTGAAGATACTATTCTCGCAGCTTTGAATCTTTTTCTCATGGTTTTCTTTTTAATTCGTTAAATCTTTTCTTGCTAATTTTCCATTCACAAATGTTTCTGTAACTGTTCTGATGCCTTCTATGTGAATGGTATACTCGAAGGCGTGGGTTCCAGTGAGAGTTATCACTCTTCCCCATGAATCTGTAAATCTTGCGCGAACAGTTGAATCGCAGTGTAATCTGTTGAATTTTCTCATTTTCTTTTTCTTTTAATCCTGACTACCTATTTCTAGGTAGTTTCGTCTTAATTTTCAAAGACTCATCAGAGGATCTTCATATAAACCCAATTTATACAATTGCATTATTTCTTCATCTTTACTTTTAGGGTCTAATATAGAAAGACCTTTTCTTATTTTTTCTAATCTTTCTAAATTGTTTTTCCTCGATAAATCGTTCATGCATGTAACTGCACTGAATCCGTAGTCTGTTTTAGTCATTATAAATAGTCCTGTATCTGTGACAACTGTAGAATCAAATATTTTTCCTAAGCAAAAATCTTTGCAGATATTCCTTAGTATATTATCTAGTCCTACAATTTTAAACCTCTCGTTATACCTATCTAAAAAATGACGTGTAAACTCCAGTACTGTAGTATCAGTAGAATAAGCATATATTCTTTTGCCACATTTAGTAAATACCGTATAATTTAAACTATTTCTACTTAGACATTTCCATACTAAATAATATCTGTTATTTCCAACTTTCATCTGAGTTATTTCTCCAAAGTGTGGAAAAGTCATTTGATTTTTCATTTTCAACAGTATTCGCCTTTTCTTTACGGCCATTCTTTCTGCAATTTTATCTATTGAGTCTATATCGCGGTTAAATTCCCTGACAATATCTTTACCTGTCATCGTATCTACAATCATAAATTACTATCTATTAAATTATTAAAAGTGCTGTTTTACTTCTAAGCCAGCAAAGGGCGAAGGACTTCCAATTCTCAGTTTAATTCGTATCCAAATTTTCTAAAAGCTTCTACTACTAGAGTCAATGTATGCTTTCCTACATTTCTAACTCTTAGTATATCTCTCTTTGAATACTGTTTAACGAAAGTACTTAGAGTTACGTCATTAGTAACAGACCTTAAAGCATTATTTGCCCTAACATCTAGCTCTTCAAATAGAACGTAGATAGGAACATCTATTTGCTCCTTCTTAATTTTCTCTGTCTCGTAGATTACTCCTAGAGAATCTAACATTTTCTTATAGAGCTTAGATTCTTCTGCATTGATAGACTGTTCTTTAATCTTGATAATTTCCATGATAAACATTTTTATTAATTATTACTAGAACTATTAGTTTCAGCTTGAATAGCTTACTTATCTCCTAAACCACGTAAAGGTTGTTCTTATCTTAGGAGTAGAGGCACCGCTGTGCCTCACAATTGTCTCAGAACTTTCCTGTGCCTATAGCCAAATGGCTATTTTCGATTATATAGTGTATAATCTCACAATACTTTGCCTTATCTCTCGATAAGACATCTCTCCAGTATCAAGGAGCATACTGTTTGGTATAAGAGATGCTCTGCATTAGTCTCTGGGCGTACCCATTATAGTCCTTAACAGCAAATAGAGCCTACAAGTAGCTGTAGTCCTCAAATACTAAGTTCCCCACTCCGGGTTTGAACCAGAATCTCCTTCTTTAGAGGAAGGCGCAATGCATTATACTAATGGGGAAAACTCTATCTTGGCAACTAGTATAAGATAGAGAGTTATTCAACTACTTAATTCTCAGTTTCCTATACTGAAAATCAAATAGCTACGTTACTAACGTTCACTAAGAATATAGGTAGCTAATCCATATTCTTGCGACTGAGTTCGAGGTAGGAAATATACCCTTATGAGGTATCCTCTTATCAGCTAGCCTTATTAATCTAGCGGCTTATACCAGGCAACTTCTAATACAATTGCATAACATATAAAAATATGACATACATGGTCTACTGGTATGTCAGCAGTACTTTCATATATTGCTATAAGTGACCAATCTTATAGCTCAATCCTCCTTACTCATGAGATAAGTTTGCGAACTCTCATTTTCATTAATAGCAGTTATTTTCGGATATTGGGCTATCTGCGTAACCCCGCTTTTTGTTGCCTTTTTATAGGCTAATGTTAGAGTAAATAATCATTGTAGTATGAGTTATAAAACTCGTCCTACTGGCGATTTTTTGAAAACTGGAAAAAGTAGGAAAATCTGCCTTTGTTTGTGGAACATTCTTCTCCTTACTTGCCCATATTTTCTTTTGTGAAACTGAATTTTCAAAAGAAATGATAGTCTTTCCTCTCAGCCAGACATAAAAACTACTACAAAAGTTAACTCGGTTTTGATTTTTTTTTGTTTTGTTGTTGATTTCTCCGTTGACCAATGATGGAGTTCATATGGGCATTTTATTTATACTCGTAATACCTTAGAGTTGCACGTTTGACTTATTTTAAATCTCGTTGTGCGCTGAGATTAGCTATAAGATTCTGCTACACTCTCACTTATTTATACACGAGAGAGTCGTGTTAATCTACAAAGACAATTCTTATTACTTTTGGAATGTCTTCTTCTGACTTTTGATAAGTCATAACCCATGCTTCTGAAGTTTTGCAATAAACTCTATCAGCTTTGAGATTTAACTTTTCTCCAGTCTTTGGGTCATAGATTATTCCCCAGCTATACAAACACTTTTTCGTTCTGAACTTTTTTCTCGTGTCCATAACTACAAAGATTATTTGTATATAAAAGAAAGGGGATTTCTCCCCAATCTTTTACTCGTAATCCTCAACCTCAAGTTTGTAAGTTTTCTTGGTGTAAGCCGGAACTCCTCCGTGTGCTTCGATGTCCTCAGAGGTGATGCTCTTTACCACAAATGTTACTTTATGGTCAATGCACCAAACAAGGAAATTTGCATTTTCCAAAGGAGTGGAACCAATAGCAGGAGCTTCGTCGTCGATAGTTACGCCAGCGAAGTGTTTAGCTCCAATTGATGCGCCGTTGTCAGTTGTGAAAGTGATAGGCACAAATCTTGCTTGTCCTTCTCTTTGTGTATTGTTTGTCAATTCCATTTTGTTCATAGCAACAATCTGGAACTTATCGCCCTTCTTCAAGCCGACAACAACTGAACGTTCATTACCTTCCAAACCTAATGAGTTTACCACTGATTTAGCACGTTCTTCTACGCTGAGATTACTGTTCTTTAATTCTTCGAGTGTCATAATACTAAAAATTTTTAATTTGTTAATACTGTGAGTTACTTTTGTTTTTGTTTTAGTTTTATATCAATATACAGGGGGGGACTAAAGGGGTTGTGGACCGCCATAACAGTCTCTCATATAATTTTCGGAATCTAGGTAATTTTCACCTGTATATAAATTCCGAATTTATTAAACCCCCAGGGGGCTATTTATATAAAGTACCTGTACCCATTTGCGGATAACTAAATGAAATATGTATAATATTAGAATTAGAATTTTTTAACTTTGTATTTAACTTTTCAGAAGGTATTGTTGTATATAACTAAAAAAGAGACAATTATGATTACAGACTTAGAAACATTACTAAATTAGGACGAGTTTAAGAATCTCGTTGATGCAATTAATAAGAACTAGGAGTATTATCTATCAAGTAATGGTCTAACCATTAAAGCGGAATCTACAGATGATTCTTTATTCTTATTAATATCTTATGAGAGATAGAAAGAGGAAAGCTGTCTAGCTAATGAAGAGGTAGACCAATTCCAGAAATATTTAGAATCTCTAGATGATGATTTATTTATAGATGTATGCGAATATCTAGGAGAGCTTGAAGTTCATAAAATACAAGAATGCTTAGAAAGCGGCAAGTTAGAAACAGTAAGAGCTGGTATTGCTAAATTCAAAATGGCATTGTCAGATATAGCTAAAAAGAGAATTGAACAACTGAAAGCTTATGTATGAATAGGTTGCTCAAATGAGAATACTATTAGCTAATATCAACGCTACTATGCAGGCTTTATTTCACGAAAATGAACAATTAAGAAAAGAACTAGAGAAATTGGCAGCAGAAAATAAATCTCTAAAAGAGAAATAAGTTACTGCCCTATGGTGTAATGGTCAGCACAGATGACTCTAAATCATTTAGTCTGGGTTCGAATCCTAGTAGGGCAACGCCAAAATTAATAGTTATGATAAAATTAAATGAGAATTATGTAGTAACTCCAACAGGAGCTAAAACTCTTATTATAGAAGAGGGAGACGATTGGAATAAAGTTTGTGAGAAGGTAGTTGGAAGTAAGTTTGATTATATCTTTGTACCTCAAGAATTTGAGAATCAAGCCTGCTATTTTCTTCCGCAAATAACAATTCAAGGAAAACAGATAGGCAAGATATGTACTTATAAGGTATTGAAATGAAACAGTGTGCAGTTGTATTAAATGGAAATGATGTTGTCAAAGTCTCTAATTTAAAGAGAAAATACGACAAGATAATGAATAACCCTAATATGAAAATATTAGAGGAATGTGATATGGAAATGTTAGATGAAAAGTACAACTATTGGAATAGAACATTAAATAGAAATACAGAAGAGGAGAAAAAAGAAGAGACTAAGATGCATCACTTTAAAAATCCGAAAACTGGATGCTCTATAACAAGTATCTATCCAGATTTGGAAGAATGTAAATCATATATAAAAGACTGGATGGATTATGTTAAACTTGATTGAAAAATATAACGAACTTACTAAATCGGAATTAGAGGAGCTAGCAGAAATAACACTATTAGCTACAGAATCTTTAATTAATACTATTGTAGAAGAAGGAAAACAAAACGAACAATGGTTCTTAGATTATCTAGACAACTTAAATAAGCTAAGTGTATCGTACTAATATGTCAGTAGCCGCAAATATGATGATGTTCAATTCTTCAAGAATTGAGCGTGAAGAAAGGGAAGTATATGAAAAGGCTCTTAAACTTTTACAAAGAGCTGCAGGAATTTCTGGAGAAACTACAGATGATATAAAAAATTTCGTATTTGACATTTACATTAATGGCAAAGTACTTAGCAGGTTAAGGGCTAGCTATCCACAATATAGTCTTTCAGATGATTCTTCTATATTATTAGATATATGGAATCAAGTAGACCATCAAGTAAGAAATATACTACAACATGGTTTATATAAAGATACTACAATAGAGAAAGCAATTATTAACGACACTTTTGAAGGGTATGATAAATTATAAGAAAACAATAACTAATATTCATGAGCTGCTTCCAGAGCTAGACTTGGATACATTATTTAAAATAATGGAGGCTATAGTAGAGGAAACTACTCCAATTATAAATTGGCCCAATAGCATCAGAACTCCACTTTCAGATAAACCTTGGTGGGAAGAGCCAAACAGAATCACTTGTACGTATAATAGTAAATAAAAATAGGCGAGCCTAGACTTAATTGTCTAAGTTCGCCTATTTTGTTATGCATTAACTTTTAGATATTTTATCCATGAAAACATCTTTCTCTATCCTTCTAGATACTGTAAATTGTCTTCATTCATATAAGCTTCTTCTTCAAAGCTTACATCTCTGTAGCAATCATTTTGAGAATCTTTAAGTCTTAATAGTCGTATAATTAAATACTCTAATCCATACCAGATATAGAAAGATGGAATAGCTAACCATACCCATTCTAATCCAAATAATATAGATATAAGTATTGCAAACGCTATTGCACATTCTAAAATCTATACTGAATGGATATTCTCGTGATTCTTATCCTCATCAGTCAAATCCGACTTAGTAAATATTAATCCAAACAGATTAATTACTTTATAACCTCCAAACGGTATAATATTATTTTTAATTATCATATTATATAATACCAATCATTACGTTCCATAACTCCTTTCTCCTTGAGCTATTTGTTATCTAAATGATAGTCTCCATTTCTAAAATTTAATTCATTCTTAGTATAGTCCCAATAAAAATACCCTTTCCAGCCAGGGAGTAATAAAGTACGACCAGTAGCCGCATAAAGAGTTGCTCTATTATAGTCCATATTACTTATTAAATATAAATAGTAAATAAAGATATATCTTAAGTATAAATTCTTTAATTAATTTAACTACAGCGCTCATTGCTTTCTTGTTTTAATTAATCCATAATTTCCTTTCTTTAATCTAGTAGTAGGAATCCATCCATTATCTAGAATAGATCTATGTCCACTTGGTTTATGTATCTTAGCTCCATCTTCGTGTTTCCATTTAGCCGCGTTTCTAGCAAAGTTAGCACGCTTCTTCTGAAGAGGAGTAGCATTAGGATTGTTTAGTACAGATTTAGCATGTTCCTGTACAGACTATCCTGCAGCCTTAGCAGAGGCAGTAAATTTACCTTTGTTTTTCTCTTTAATATGAATGCCTGACCCGTTTTTAAAAATTGGACATCCAAATGTTACCATTTTTGTCATATTAGACATTTTTAATATAATGTATTATTTATTGATTTGTATCTTACAAAGAATATTAATATACTTGAAAAGTATCAAATAAATATAGATAAATGTGATAAATGATTAAATGAATTATGACTAATGGACAAAAGTAAAATTACAAAACAAAATGGGAACATAGCTTTTGAGGAAGAAGCTCATATTTATTATGATGTTACAAAGCCAGAACAGAAGTTTATATCTGTAACGACTTTAATTCATTCTTTCACCCAACCATTTGATAAGGAGTTCTGGTCAGCATATAAAGCACTAGAGAAACTCTTACCTAAAGAAGATTGGGCTATAGAAAAAAAGTCTTTGTTAAACACTAAGAAATTTGATAAAGTTCTACTTGAACTTCATAACATTACAGAAGACGAGTTTAATAAAGAGCAACAAGCTATCTTAGATGCTTGGGATTTAGAGAATAGAAACTCATGCGAGAGGGGAACTAAAATCCATGCAGATTTGGAAAACTCTTTCTATAAAAAGAAACAGAACATAGACCTTAGTAAATATCAAATAGGTGGCAAGTTCGAGTGTATAAAAGACCACAATGAATTAGACTTAGAGAATGGTGTATATCCTGAGTATTTAATATCTAGAGTATCGGATGATGGAAAGCTAAGAATAGCAGGACAGATTGACTTATTAGTTAAAAGAGGAAATAAGATAATTATAGGAGACTGGAAGACCAATAAGAAAATAGAAACTAAGAGTTTCTTCAATTCTAAAACTAAAACTTCTGTTAAGATGAAATATCCTCTAAATAATTTAGATGATGTTAATTACTGGCACTATACTTTACAATTAAGTACTTATGCTTGGATGATTCAAAAGAAAAATCCAGAGTTTGAAATAGAGGATTTGGTTTTGGTACATTTCGACCATAATGATAATATGACAGTATATCATTTGCCATATCTAAAAGATGAGGTTATAAAAATGCTAGCCTTCTATAAGAAGGAATCTATATTGGCAGAAAATAAAAGAAAACGTCAACGTATTGAATATTAATTATGACACTAGAGGAAATAGAAGAAAGATTTGAGATATGTAGACGCTGTCCAATATGTGACCAAGATAATGGATTATGTAATGGGCATTTGTATCTAAATCCAAAGAATAATGATATAAGTATAAGCCCTAAAGAAGGGTATATAAAGGGATGTGGATGTTTACTAGAGAAGAAGATTCCAAACGAAAAGAAACATTGTCCAGCAGGGAAATGGTAATTTATGGAACTCCTATATTATATAAACTAGATAAGCATTATATACTTACTGTCCAAAATATAAATAGGGAAACAAAGGAGGAAAAAGATATGATATGGAAGTGGATTAAAGCAATATTTACTAAACCTTTGACAATATTGAAAAGTATATATTTCAATATATTCGGAATAAATCAAGATTTGGCAACCAAAAGATTAAAAATTTGTGACGCTTGTTCCCATAAATTACAAACATCTGTTGGGGAAGTGTGCGATGAATGTGGTTGTATATTAGAGAATAAAACAAGAATTGAAGATGAACATTGTGATTTATGTAAATGGTAAAATGGATTATGGATTATGGAAACTTTAAGAACAGAATTAAACAGTAACGAAAAACTAGCACTATCATTAACTGGAATGGAAGGTACGGGAGAACATTTTATTTTAAATGGAGAAGCTGCAGACCAAACATTATTAAGAGAAAAACAAGAGAAGTTTAATACCGCAGTAGATGAGTTAGAGGATAAATTCTCCAAACATAATCAGGCACTAGAGGATTACGCTAAGTCATTATCTAACGATATGAATGGACTTGAAATTATGCCGATGTATGGGTATGCATTAATTAAACCTTTTGAACAAAACCCATTCCAAAAAATAAAAACTACTAAAAGTGGTCTTATTACTGATTTAGGTGGATTTACTCCTACTTATAAATCTAATGAGACTGGAGAAATTGAAGAAGAACAACAATTTATTAAAGTAGGAACTGTGATAGAAGTAGGACACAAGTGTGAGTTCTTGAAGCCTGGAGATATTGTATTTTATACAATAGCTAGCGAATGTATGGTTCCATTCTATAAACTAGGATTTGTAGTAGTTAATGAGAATAGAATCATGGCTGTAGTTAATGAGAAACTAACTGAAAGAAGAGACGAATTGAAGCATGGAAACAATTGATGAAAAAGTTTATTTTAAGCCTGGGGATTGTGTTACTTTACGGTAGTGTAAAGTAATGCACTCTCCAGTTATGCTTGTTCTAAGAAGAGAAGCAGCTTTATTTAAAGATAACCAAGGATTACGAGGACTAAGATGTAGATGGTTTACTGATTCTGGATTAATGCAGGAAGCAGTATTTAATACAAAGGATTTAATTAAAGTAGAAGAGTAATGGCTAATTAGGAAGAATTACAGAAGGCATTCATGGCATACTTGATACAAGATGCCCAAGCACAAGGGATACAACTACAATCAGAGCAAGATTTATAGGCTTACGCTGAGTAGCTTGGAGAAGATGGAATCAAAGCCAAGTATCAAGAATTTATGTAGAAGATGCAAGGCGGAGTTATGGCTAGACTTGGAGCTAAACTAGAATACTATAAAAAATTAAAAGGAGTATGCCCAGAAGGAGAGGAACTTGTTTATTTTAAACAGGGAGGAAGAATCTGCAAAGCTTGCCAAAAAGCATAGAAAGGAACTAAGGTTACTAAGAAAGCTAATGAAGTTGACAAGTTCAAAGCTGGAAGAGCTTAGTATAAAAAGGATATGAAATCTGCAAAGGATGAAGCGTCCAGAGATTCCGTATCAATTAATAAATATAATGACCAGGAGGTTATGGCGAACAGGGGACACAAGGGAAATTTCAAAAATGGAAAATGGGTTCCAGATAGAACAAAGTATGCTAAGAAGGATGCTTGTGGTTCTAAAATGAAAGTAAGTAAATGCGGTTCTAAAATGAAATAAAAAGATTAAAGATGTTAATGTTAATGATTGATGAGTATGAATGTATTTAATTATAACACTTTAACTAAATAGTTAGAAATAAATGAACCAGAGCTTCTTCTAGTTAAAGAGTTTAAGGCTTTGATACAGAGAGATAAATCTGTTGACAAGGAACGAGTAACTAGAGAATTATCTTACATTTATCTAGCTATTGATTGGAAGAGTCCCTATAGCCAATATTCAGAACATGAAAGACATGATGAAGCTATTAGTGACTCTGGACTATCTGAATCCGAATTTAATGACCCGTTATTCAGGGAAGCCTGTAGAAAATACCGAGCATTGTAGGATTCTAACAAATCAATAAAACTTCTAGAAGCAGCTAAAAGAGCAGCTGACTAGTTTATTGATTATTTTGATACTATAGTAGATTTAAATGAACGTGATAATAATGGCAAACCCGTCTTTCAAGCTGAAAAGGTAATGAAAGAAATGGCTACTCTTCATAAAGTTCATGAAGAATTAGTAACACTAGAAGAGCAGGTTAAGAAAGAGCTTACAGAACAATCTACTGTAAGAGGTGGAGCTACAGACGGCTTTGACCCAGGAGACTTTTAATTATGCCTAGAAAGAAAAAAATATTACCTGAAGAAATCTAGAATATAGTAGATTAGGTAAGAGAGAAAGAACAAAAAGAGGATGCCAAAGAAGCTAGAGAACTAGTATAGAAGATAAGAGAGGAAAGGAGCAAAAATGCTGATTATTGGGATGTAAAGAGAGGAGATAAGATAGAGGTATTTGACCCTACTTTATCTTATGAAATAACTGGATATAGACCAATAGATGAAACACACGGTCTTGACTTCGACCCAGATTGGTTTACTGAGACCAGAGAAGTGTATAGAAAAACTGGAAAGTATTGTCCATATCTAAAAGATAGTAAGAGATATAATGAGTTTTGGAAGGAATAGTATAGAAGATGTAAATACGGAATGACTGTTAATGGTTATACAATTACTGGAGATAACTATTTCTTCCTAAACTTCTACTAGCTTCCTATTATTGATGATAACAAGGCATCTGGAGAAGGAACAAGTAGTGACTTTCCTATATTTTTCGCATCTCATTATATGTTCTTTCATTATCTATAGATGGCTAGAGTTCTGCATAAACACGCAGCTCTTATGAAAGCTCGTTCTATTGGATTCTCTGAAATAAATGCATCCTTATCTGCAAGAATGTATTCAGTAATCAGAAGAAGCAGAGTAATGATTACTTGTTTTAATGATACCTTCCTTAAAGGTACTTTTAGTAAGTTTGATAATGCTTTAACATTCTTGAATACTTGTACAGGAGGGGGATTCTTCAAACTACGTTTGATTGACCAAGACTTAAGAAAGAAGTCTGGTAAACAGATTAAGGTAAACGGACAGTTTGAGGATGTTGGATTTAAATCAGAAGTAGTTGGAATAAATGGAGCTAAGGCATCTAATATTCGTGGAGACCGTGTTGACCTATTAATATATGATGAAGCGGGGTCTTGGCCCGGACTAGATACTGCTGTAGTGCAGGGACAAGAGCTTTGTGAAGTTCAGGGTAAACCTCGTGGAACAATGTTATTTGGAGGTACTGGTGGTGATATGGGTGCTCCATTAGCAGGTCTTAAGAAGATATATTACAATCCAAAAGCTTACAAAGTTCTTCCATTTAGACATAATTATACACAGGATGGGACTACTATTGAAAGTGGGTTCTTCATTCCATATTTTGTCTAGTCTCTAAATTCAGAATACATGGACCATAGAGGTGTATGTAATACAGTAGAATATAAAAAGTATCTATAGGAAGAGCGTGACAATTTATTAGCAGTTCCAGACGACTATCTAAAGAAGTGTGCCGAACGATGTTGGAATGCAGAAGAAGCATTTAATCTTGAAGGTGTTAACAAGTTCAACAAGATTCTTATTGCGGACCAGTTAGCTAATATAAGACTTAAGAAAATAGGACCAAGACCAGAATCTGGATACATAGACTATTTCTATAAAAATAATAAACACACCTAGGATAATATAGATGGTTTTAAATGGATTCCTAATATTAACGGAAAAGTAAAAATACTTGAACATCCTGTATGGTCTGATTTGTATAAAGAGTAGATGGATAAACTTAGATAGGAAGCCGAGGAAAGGGGAGAAGAATTTGAATCTCCAGCGTACAAAGAAATGCATGATTTATATGTTGCAGGAATAGACGGTATTGATATAGGAGCTAGTCAAACTTCAAAAGAAACAAGAGATCCTTCTGATTTCTGTATAACTATAAAAAGAAGAGCATTTGGTCTAAACGAACCGTAGTATGTTGCTATGTATAAAGACAGACCTAATGACATTAGAGAAGCCTATAAAATAGCTATGTGTTTAGCTAGATACTATAATTGTAGAATAAACATAGAAGCTACCCGTGTAGGTATGATTACCTGGGCTAGAGAAAAGGGTTGTTTAAACTACTTTATGAAAAGACCTAGAGCTACTCTAACAGACGTCAAGAATGGAACTACTAAATAGTACGGAACACCCGCTACCAAAACTATTATAGAACAACATACTGATTTGACAGCAGCCTTTATTGAGGATTTCTGTCATACTATATGGTTTGAAGAAATGTTAGACCAATTTACTGGATATAATGATGAGAATAAAGGTAAATTCGATATTGTAGCCGCTGTAGGAATGACAGAATTGGCAGACTAGGAATTGTCAGGAAGATAGCCAGTGCTTGTTGAAAAAGAAGTTGAACAATTCCAAGATTATGGTTATTATTACGACGAGAGAGGAATCAAAAGATTTGGGGTTATACCAACTTCTAAGACTTTTGAAACTAACATACAAAAAAATGAATACGATGACCCATACAGAATTGAAACAAGTGATCCTAGGTTATATGAGAGACTTGTACAAAATGGAATACGTAGGTGGGCTTGAAATTCAGAACCTAGATCCAGTTGGTTATAAGGTATCGTTTAACTTTGATAGGTCAGAGATGCCTTTAGTCATTATAGCTGATTTACCTGATGAAGAATTTCTCCCATTTATAAAGGAAGAATTAAGAAGTAGGAAGTTACAAAGAGTTAAATACTATAATGCAACTAAACTTCCTCCAGAACAGCATAATTTATGTTATGAAAGAAAAAGAACTGATAGACAAGACGAACGAGGCTATTGCGGAGCTTGTATATGATAAGTACGAATTATAGAAAGCCTATAATTACTATAACGGAAAGAGAGACCCAGAATAGTTTCGTTACCTGGAAGAAAACTTTGGAATAGGTAGTCCTACTTCTGTAGAATTTACACCATTACTAAAAAAGCATGTAGATGCTCTAGTAGGAGAATATCTAGGAACCCCTATCCTTCCGAAGATTTCTTGTAAGGATTCAGATACCATTAGTAATATCACTAGAGAAAAATAGTTAGAAATAACTAAAGGGATAGTTAAATTTCTTAGAGACCATTTAAGTAATTCTATTCTGAAATTTATCGACGGAAAAGATATTACAGATAAAGCCGTGAAGACTTAGTTAGATAAAATTATTCAAGACATTGATTAGTCTTTTATTTCTCAATATGAGATAGCTGCATAGAATATTATTCATTATATCATGCAGTCTAGAGAAACCGATTTAATAACTAAACTCCGATAGTTACTTACAGATTTATTAATTACTGGCTATACATTTTTCAGAGTAAAATCATCATCTTCTGGAACTAACATAGAAATAGAAGTTCTGAATCCTTTAAATACTTTCGTAGATAGGAATCCAGAATCTCCATATGTTAGAAATTCGTATAGAGTTGTGGTTAGAAAATGGATGAGTAAAAGCTAGATATTAGCTAAATACGGAAAAGAAATCTCTAGAGAAGATTTGAAAAGACTAAAAGATGAATGGAGAGCTGATGATTCAGCTGCAGTTTATAGAAGAGTTTATGGTGACACTTGTACTATAGTAAACGAAGATTAGAATCATGAAACTATTCCTGGATATCCAGATAATGAATATAGTGCTCATAGATTTTAGTTAATTCCTGTTTATGATGTAGAGTGGATAGAAACTGATGACGATTTTGTAATGTAGAGATACAATACCATTAGAATTGGAGAAGAAATATATATTCTGAGAGGTCTAGACAAGACTGTTATGAGGTCGAAAGATAATCCTAATTTCTGCTCTTTGTCTGTGAATGGGGTATATTTCTTAAATCGTTCCCAACAACCGTACTCTCTGATATTAAAGTGTGCACATCTACAGGATAGATATGACTTGTTAAATTATTATAGGGACAACCTGATAGCTAACAGCGGTACTGCTGGAGTAATCATGGATATGTCATTGCTTCCTACTAACCTAGGCGTAAAATGGCCAGAAAGAGTGTAGAAATGGTTAGCATACAAGAAGGGTGGTATCATGTGGATTGATTCCACTTAGGAGGGAAGAAATGATGGAGCGCAAGCACCTAACTAGATATACAATGGATTTGATGATACCTTAAAAGCTTAGGCTGTATAGGCTATTGAATTAGCAATTCAATCAGTAGAACAAACTACATCATCTATAACTGGAGTATTTAGAGAAAGATTAAATGGAATAGAAACTCACGATGCTGTAACTAATATTAAGCAAGGTGTTACTAACTCTTACATAGTAACCAAGCATTATTTCTAGTAGATGGACCTAATCACTTGTGAGATATTATTGGATAGTCTAAACTAGGCTAAAATAACATATAAGAAAGGATTGACTGGTACTATTATACTTGGGGATAAATATCAACAGATATTCACCGCACTTCCTGAGTATTTTACTGTTACTGACTACGATATTCATATTACTGCTAGTTCAGAAGTGATGGAAGATTTATAGACTATAAAAGCAATCATTCCAGAGTTCGTAAAAAGTCAACAGATGGATCCAGATATTATTTTTGAGGCTCTTACATCTAAGAGTCTGACAGACCTTAAATATAAGGTTAAGAAAGCTGTTCAAGTTCGCAAAGAGGAAAATAATCAGCTTCAGCAACTACAAGAAAAATTAGAAGAAACTTCTCAATAGGCTCAGTAGTTATAGCAAGAATTATAGAAAGCTCAGCAAAAGATTGAAAGCTTAGATGAATAGAGACTGGGATTAGAATAGTAGAAGATGCAGTTAGAATATAAAGTTAACTGGCTTAAAGCTCAGTCTGATTCTACTTATAAAGATAGACAAATGGATATTGAAGAAAAAAGAACTGAAATAGAGTTGGCTTAGCTTCATGATGGAAATCCATATAATGACAAAATAAGACAAATACATTAATATGGCAACTGGAACAATTGTATACAACAAAGATTAGTAGTAGATTTATCCTATCTCTGATGGGACAGTAATTATAAGTAATGCTTCCGGTTCTAAATCAAATGTAGAAGACGACTTAAAAAAATTATTTAAGTAGGTATCAGATTTATCCGGTTCAAGTGAAGCAGTTAATAGTATTATTATTAAAATACATTATCTCCCTGCTAATACTGCCGATGAATCTGAAATAAAACTATCAAGTAAGTAGTGGTCTGATACTTTTGAGCTTCCAACAGAAGAGAATCCATATATATGGAAAAGAACTAAATTTACTTTTTAGGGAGCTGATGAATCATAGGGAACTACTATCTATGAAATAGTAGCGAGTGATGTCTCTACTATTATATAGACTATATATACTAGAACCGAGGGAATAACACCAGTTATAGAGTATAAACAAAAAACGAATGAAAAAGGAGATCCTCTCTATATAGATTCTGACGGGAGAGAAACCACAGAAGTAACCTCTATTAAAGCCTATGACTATAACTACTACTGGAATGGACAGCCCTCCTCTGGGATTGATAAATTACCTCCTACTCCAGATGGATAGTCTTATACCTGGACTGACTATCCACAAGATATTAGTTTATCTTTTACTTCTGTTTTTATGTCTAGACGTATAAAGCAATCTGGAAAGTGGGGACCTTTTTCTACACCAGCTCAATACGGTCAATGGCCTAACACTTAATATTATTGCAATATGGAATTTAGTATTGATATACATACCCAAATTAATGGGGAAATACTGATAGAAGATTTCTCAAAAGAATATGGCTAGTATATTGATGAAGATGTAGAGGTAGTAACTTCTTACGACTCCTATAAGTATAGTGAGAGTGCTACCTTGAATACTATCATCAAAGTTAGTATAAGCGATGCTACTCTGATAGATGTCCTACTTAATGACCATACAGAAGACTTAGACTCGTGTATGTTTAAGGTCAAGGATGATGGTTATTACGTAGTAGACCATATCATTATTCCTAATATGAAATGGTATGAAAATTCATCGGACGAATACAAGGAATACTATGAGACTATCTATGTTACTGATGGAGAAAAATTATATAAAGAAGTAGAAGGTAAGCTAGAAGAGTGTACAGTTAAAGAAGTTCTTGAACGAAACATAGAAGGAACTACTATAAAAAAATGTAAGGTAGATGTTTTCTTTACAGGAAACTTGTAGTAGTGTTACATTAATTATTGTAAGAAACTCTTTGATGCTTTACTAAATAAGTGTCTAACTAGAGATTAGGAAGCAGATATATTTGCTCGAGATTTCATATGGATGACTCTTAACATTATAGATTATTTAATATGCTTTAAACAATTCATGGAGGCTGAAAGATTACTAGCGATGTTCCGTACCTGTGGAGGATTCTGTGACAATCACCACCATGGACATAAACGTATAGGTTGTGGATGCTCTTAAGAGAAAGGCTATTAAAAGGTATGAGGATTTTCTAAGAAAACTCAAAAAGGGATATAAACCAGATTATCAAGATATTCTTAATCTAATTTGTTTTATTAACCTACCTGTAAGACTAGATAATCACGAATTTATTAAATAGCAATTATTAAACTAGAATGATACAGTCTATTTACACTTCGGTAAGTAACGCAGATATAGTGCCTTGTGGTAAAAAGGGTAAGCCTATAAAATGTGAGCCTATACCTCTCTTAAGAAATAACTATTTAGGAGAATATAGGACAGAACTAGAAAAAGCTAAAGTAAGAAAGAACTTAGGTATTGCTGATGAGTAGAGTCTATTGTGGGGAAACATTAGTGGAACCATAGAACTGCAAAAAGACCTAGTATAGTATATAGAACAAAAATGGACCTATACTAGTGACGTTGCAGAAGGCATTAATACTGTGAAGGATGCCCTAGACTATGCCCTATACTTTATTAGCGAATATGAATCTAATACAGAAGCAATAGAAGAACTGAAAGTCGATATAAGCAATATTAGAACTTCTATATCTGTATTGAAGGAGGATTTACAGCGAGAAATTGATACTAATAGAAAAGGAATTAATAATCTATCTGAAGAAATAGTAAAAATCAATGAAGCTATAGTTGAGTTGAACAATGCTATTGAGAATATAGATGTTGATAAAAACATTCTTAATTGGATTAAGAATAGTCTCCAAAATTCCAAAACTATAGAACTAAAGGAAAATAATTCCTTAGAGGTGATTTTATCTACTTAGGAAGATAATGCTATTCATTTAATAGAATAGGAGATTGGAGAGGAAACCTCTTCTATTATCCTTCCAGGTATCTATGTTAAGAATCTTGAACCTGCTCTAGAAGAAACAAAGAAAGAAGTATAGAAAACTTAGGAAGCACAACAAGAGACAAATACTAAAGTAGAAGCTAATACTGAAAGTATTACTAATATACAAACTAACTTAGAAACTATAGCTACTTATTAGACGGAACTCCCAGATGATACTACTTCAACAGTAATTGAAGGGACTACAGTAGAGAAACTTAAGGGCAAGCCCTTTAATGAAATTATTGATACTTTACTGTTTCCAACAGTAGTTAGAGATTTAGTATACCCATAGCTTTATTATAGTTTTACTTCTCAAATAGTAGAAGTGGGAACTGCTTTATTAACTCCTACACTTACATTTATAAAGAATGATGCTGGAGAAGAAACTGACAGACGAGAAACTATTACTTATAACAGTTCTCCTGTAGAGTCTGATACATATAATTCTATTGGTACTTATACTCACTCTGGTACAGTGAGTTATGCCGCTGGAGAATATTTGATAAATAATAAAGGAGAAGTTACAGATAAGAGAGTAGAAGCTGGTTCTATTTCCGCTACCGCTTAGGTAGTAGCCACATATCCTTGGTATTCTGGTAATACTGATGGTGTGATTAAATAGGCGCTAGTTCCTTTTGGACAATCGTCTGGAACTATCACATTTTCACTAAGTGGTAAGGCTATTATAAAATTGCCAGGAAGTAACACATAGTTAAATTCATTTACCGTAGATGGAGGACTTGGATATTTAAATGTAGACCTAAGTGGTTGGGAAACGTCTACCGAGTAGATAAATAGATTTACTTACAAGGTATGGACTAAGAAAGATACTTACTCCTCAGCATTGCCACATCAAATTAACTTTATTCTATCACAATAATGGCATTTAAATATACAGGTGATGCTACCTTAGGTGTCGCTTTAACCGTAGAAACTCCGAAGCCTCTCGATAATAGAACAGTCGTTAATAACTTAGACGAACTTTATTCTATTCCAGAGAAGTATGCTTATCAAGGTATGACCGTTGCTAACATAGATAACGGAAATATTTATATGCTGATTGATAAGTCTAAGATTAAATACAAGGAAGGATGGAAAGCATCCTATGAATCTATCTAGATAATCACCTGTACAGAGGCTGAATATAAAGAATGGTCTGAGAATACTACAGACGATTTTAGGCCCATAGATGAAAGTAAACCATATCTTCATGCTGAGACATATTATTATATATATGAGGATAGCTTAGACGATAACTAGTTTTACCTATCCGCGGAATGGGGGAAAAAGATAGAAGAGCAATTAAAATAGAAGGCTCTTAATACTACTGTAGTATAGATTAGAACAGACTTAGATAACACTATTGCTAGCCTATCAGATTATGCTACACTGGAAGAATTAACTACTAATTATGTCTCTAACGATTCTTTAGCTCTATCACTGACTAAGTATTATACTAAGGAAGAAACAAACGATATTTTCGTTACTAAAGAAAGCCTTAGAGGAGAGGGAATGGAAGGAGATGATTTTGTCTTCGTTACAAAGAAAGAATATGAGGAAGATTAGTAGGCTATCCAAGACGAGTTAGATAAAACTCTTAAGGTAGATGGAGATGGCTCCTTAGAAAGCATCACTGTTGGGTAGATAAAATCTCCTGTAGTGGAGGGAGAGGGCTAGTTAGTAGTAGACGTTAAGTCTGAAGGATTATTTATAGGTGAAGATTAGATTGCTACTGAATCGGATATTCCGAACTTAGTAACATTAACTGAAGAAGAGTATCTAAAGTTAGTAGAGGAAGGGACGGTAGAGCCTGATACATATTACTATGTATATGACGTTACAAATGATGCAAAGGTTTATATTACTAAGGAATATTTGGATTAGAATTATCATACTACTAATCAATATCAGTCCTGGGTTGCTACAAATTATTACTCCAAGAAGTAGATTGATGAAATAGTTCAAGGTTTGCAAAAACTTGGAAACTACGTTACTACAGAAGATATTAAGGCTTATTATACTATTTAGCAGGTTGATGACAAATTTCTTACTAAGGAAAATGCTCAGTCTACTTATGCTACTCAATAGTCATTATCTAATTTATCAGATTAGATAGCCGAAGATTACGTAACAAAAGAAAGTTTAAGGGGAGACTCTCCTGAAACCGGAGATGATGATTTCATATTTGTTACCTAGAAAAAATATCAGGATGATTAGGCTGCTGCTGCTAAAGAATTTAGCACTGAGCTTTTGAAATCTACATCAGTAGAAACTTCTGATATTACTATTTAGAAAATTGGAGAAAAAGAAGTACAATAGGGAACAACTGGAGAACCTTCTGAGGAAACAGGAACTGAGCAAGTTATTGAGAGTTCTGTTAAACTTACCACAGAAGATAACAGGCTATTTGCTGGAGGCAAGCAAGTTGCTATTACTGAAGAAGTACCAAAACTTGTATGCTTACCACAAGCTGATTATGATGACCTAGTTGAGAATAGTAAGACTGAAGAAGATACTTATTATTGCACCTATGGAGAAAAAGATTTACAAGATACTGGATATGTTAGGAGCGAATATCTTATAGAGAGATACTACACCAAAGCTGAGGTAGAAGAACTAATTAGCTAGGCCGTAGCCGAATTGTAGAAAAAGATAGACGCTTTATAGCCAGGTTCTAGTGTAGAGGTAGATGGAGAAAATGAACAATTAATATTTTAAACAATATGGGAACAATTTATATTGAAGGACAGTTTAAGAGTTCTGCCAAACCAGTAAAAGTTGTTGGAGGAAGTATAGGAGGAGGCTCTGGAGTAGACTAGGAAGTTCTCAAGAACTATGCTACTAAAGCAGAATTGTAGAAGGCTGTTGAGGACCTAACTGCTTCCATAGAGAGAATAGATCACGATGTAGTTGATGAAACTTTAATAATACAATGATATGGCAGCAATCAAATCTATAAAGGTTGGGGAAACCACATACGATTTAAAAGCTACTTACGATGGTGCTGGAAATGTTATAGATACGACATATGCCAAAGCTAATGCAATTCCAACTAAAACTTCTTAGTTACAGAATGATAGTGGATATTTGACTGAGCATTAGGATATTAGTGAATTAGCTACTAAGGGTGAGCTTGAAGGCAAAGTAGATAAGGAGTTAGGAAAGGGACTTTCTGAAGCCAATTATACTGAAACTGAGAAGGAAAAGTTAAGTACTATAGCTAATAATGCTAATAATTATGTACACCCAACTACTTCTGGAAATAAACATATTCCATCTGGAGGAGCGTCTGGATAGATGCTAGTTTTCTCAGCAGATGGTACTGCTGAATGGGCAGATTCAAGTTCTAAGCTAGAAGAGCAATTTACAGCACTAAATGAGGCTTGGGAAGAATTGTAGAAGGCACAACAAAAGCTTGATAAGTAGGTTACTGAGCTAAATAGTAATATGGATTTATATTCCTATGGAGTAGAATGGGATGTTACAGTAGCATCTCCGGAACTTACTAGAATAGGTAATCCTTTGTTGCATAAATCTCTTCCTATTCAGTCAGCGTATAGAGGTTGTGTAGCAAACAATGATGTAGTAAATTACTATCTGTTTCCAGATGACTGGTCTTATAAAGAAGACGGCGAAACTCCATCTGTCTTAGATGGAACTGATGGAACAGTAAGAGTTAATACTCCTAAATTTTATGGAAAATCTGGCAGCGATGGAAACAAAAGATGGGTTAGAACTTCTACTGTCAAAATTGATGATTCATGGGTAGAAATTCCTGAACTATTAATAGATGCATACAGAAGTACAGTTGATACCACAGTCTCCGCAACTCCAAAAGCTGTATCAGTAGTTAATACTACTACTGCATTTAGAGGTGGAGGAAATAGAGCTAACTACGATGATTATCTAACTACAGAATTAGAAACTAAGGATATATTCAGAAGTGATTTAGGAAAGCCTAGAACTAATATTTCTAGAGCTACTATGAGAACATATGCAACAAATGCTGGTTCAGAATTGCTATGCTATGAATATTACAAATGGATATTCTACTGGAATTATGTCATTGAATATGCTAATTTTAATTCTTAGGCTGCATATAATGCAGAGTTAACTGCAGATGGATATCATCAAGGAGGTTTAGGATCTGGAGTTACAGATTGGGCTAACGCAGCTACAAGTTGGTCAGGGTATAATGCAACATATCCACTTACACCTTGTGGTTACTGCAATGAACTTGGTAACTTCACTGGAGTAAAAGATTTAGTTATTCCAGAATGTACAGCTCAAGATGGCACAAATACAGTAGCAACTCATACATTTAAAGTACCTCGCTGGAGAGGATTCGATAATCCGTTTGGAGACATTTGGACTAACCTGGACGGAGTAGTTATAGTGAGAGCAGCTGCTAATGAGATTAGCACTGTCTATACAACTACTAACGTATCGGAATTTACCGACGTAGTTGGAGAGAAAACCGTTGCAGGATACGAAGTAGCATCTGATGGTTATATTAAGGCATTTGACTTAGGTGAAACCGCTGAAATAATTCCATCCGCTGTTGGAGGAAGTGTTACTACTTATATTTGCGATTACCATTACTGCAACGCAAGCAGCACAGCGCTTCGCAT